TTAAATATACGAAAACAACAGATGGGGGGGGACTTAATTCCAATATCGTATAATACATTTGACAATATATTAACATCATCTATAAAAGGTGGTTTAGATTTTTCTAATAGTACTGCAACTTACGCACAGGGCAAAAACGGACAGTGTATAGAAGTTGGTTCTAATCATATAGTGGACAATAAGAGTAATTTTAAACTTGGTGCATTAAGCGAATGGACAGTAGAATTGTGGTATAAGGCTTCTGATACATTAAGTGCAGAAAAGCCTATATTATGTCATTATTATCCAAGTAGTTATGTATCATTCAGTATAACTATCTTAGATAGTAGTCATTTAATGCTTGAATTTCGTGATTCAAATATCAATTCTGTAAGAGAATCTATAGAAGTAGGAAATAACGTGCTTACAGACGGTAATTGGCATCATATAGCTGTATGTTGGAACGGAACTAATATAATTGTGTATTTTGATGAAATAAATAAAGGTTCTATATCTATATCTGGAATATATTATGATGCTAATTCTTCAGTTGTCACAAATATTAATAAATGGGGCAATGCTGATACTGTATTTTATGGTGCTATGTATATAGATGAATTAAAAATATACGATAGGTGTATATATTAAGGTGCATAATATAAATGGATATGCATTAGATACATCTGACAATGTATTTCCAACAGGATTTTATTGGGGTGTGTCTGATTATTTTCAAGTATATTATAATAATACTTCACATAATATTATGGTTAAGCAACATGGGTATAGTTCAAAACCTTTGTATATAACAATACAATATACAAAAACAACAGATTAATATAATATATATGTAAATACTCAAAAACTTGACAATATCTATAGTAGTATGATATAATAAGACTAGCATGAAAGTTAGTCTTATTTTTATATATATCATATTGCAAAGGAAGTGAGCTAAGAAATGGAAATTGGTGTCATAAGCTCATTTGTATCTGTATTCATATCATTAGGAATAGTATTAGTAACATATGTAAAAACATGGGTAAGTTTGGATAGTTCGGTACAAAACTTATCAAAAGTAGTAGATAGATTAACAATGCTATTGGATAATATGACAGAACAACAGATGCAAGTGGTACAAGATATGGGTGTATTACATACAGAAGTAAAGAATTTAGAAGCAAGAATAGATAAGTTAGAAAAGGTTGTAGAAAGATACCATAGTCAGTAATAAAAAGGAAATGCTAAAATATGAATTTACAAGAAACAATAGATAATATGGAAAATATAGTTGGTTGGCTTAAAGAATTACAGCAGTATAGAGAAAATAATATTGATAAGCCAAGCAATAGACCAAATAAAGAACAAGGAGTGAAACATAATATGAAAGTTATAGATATATCAGCATGGCAAGAAGAAATAGATTGGAATGGACTACAAGAAGAAGGTATAGAAGGAGTTATAATTAAAATAGGCGAATATGATGAATTAGATGAAATGTTCGTAGAACACGTAAATAATGCAGTAGCCTATGGATTCAAATATGGTGTGTACCTCTACGCCCATAGTTCCAATGAAACAGAAGCAGAATATGAAGCACACACAGTAGATGAATGGTTAAAGACATATTTAAATGGTAAAACACCCGAATTAGGAATATGGTATGACGCAGAAGATGATGATATGCAATCAGAAGGAAATAATGTAGCTTCTATATCTATGGCATTTGTAAATAAAATGACAGAATTAGGTTATACGTATGTTGGTATTTATTCGTCATGGAATTGGTTTAGTGAAGAAGGAGCAAATATACTTCCTATACAAGATATTCCTGATTATGTTCCTATATGGACAGCCGAATACAATAGTGTAGATGATTTATCAGATGAATATCCTGATAAAAATATAGTTATGTGGCAATGGACAAGTCATTATAGTGATGAATTTCCTTATGATGCAGATGTATATTATGGGGATGATGAATAATGGAACAAATAGACAACATAAAGGATAAGGTGAGCGAATATGTCAATAAGAAAACTATTATCATATATATTATTTGCTTTGTTATTGGTTTCGGTGCATATTGGTTATTGTTCGGAAGAACAGACATACACGATAACGGAAACACAATATCAACAGCTAATGAACAACTTGACAGAATTAGAGAAAATCAATCAGACGCTAATAGAGAACTTGAATCAGTCAGAGATGGAATCAATGCAAGTATTGATAGAATCGAAGAAGCAGAAGGAACAGTTAGCAGAATTGAAGAATCAGCTAATGACATCAGAGAAACAAGTAGAGACAGCATTGACTTCATTAGAGAAAGCGAACAAAGAATTAGAGAATCTAAGCAAATCCTTGAAGAAATTAGAGCAACAAAAAAGTGACCTTAAAGCACAAAGAAATATACTAGGAGGAATAGCAAGTGGACTACTAATAGCACTCCTAGTAAAATAAAGAAAGGAGTGATATTATGCCTGTAGTAGCTATAAATTGGTTAGTAAGTATAGCATCTGCATTAGTACCTATACTATTAAATTTTTTGAACAAGCATAGTGATGAATACATTTCAAAGATATTCGCTAAATTAGGAAATCTTATATCTGCAAAAGCAGGAAAGTCATCAGCAGTTATAATATCAACTAATCCAAAAGTATATGTAGAAATATGTAAGAATGACGGTGATATATTAAAACGTATAGCACCAGATGATGGTATAGTTGAATATAAAGACCAATTAGCACATGATGATAAAATATATATAAAGGCATACGGTGATGGATTTAAGGAAGAAGATATGACAGTACATATAGATAATGAATTTGTAACATATTGTGTATCATTAAAATTAGATAAGATTTAAAAGAGAGGAAATTATTTTCCCCTCTTTTTTCGTTTCGGGTATTGACACATAAAATTTTTTATGGTAAAATGGCGGCAAATAAAAATAAATAGGAGTATATAAACCTATAGGGGTATCTCTAAAAACGCCGTAGAAGAATTATACGGAAGTCAAAACAGGAGGAATAAAAATGAAGAATGAAGAAATTACAGCAAAGCAAAAAGAGTATATTGATTTAATTCATAGAGTAGATTCTATTCCAAGATTCAAAGGAACAACAAAGAAAGAAGCGTCATTATATATTGCAAAATACGGAAGTAAAATCAGTGTAAATTCTTGGACAATAAAGAGAGGATATTGAAATATGGAAACAAATGATTATATTTATGTATGCTATAAATATGAAGAAAAGATTAGAGTAGAAAAATGGGATATATGTAAACGAGTTTATATAGATGGAAAATATGAATATGCTATTGTTCCTTCTTCTAAGACCAAAACAAAATTAAGAGAAATATTAATTGTGTATGAAGAAGATTTATGTGGTAATTTATGTCAATATGCTTTTTCTGCTAAATGTGTATTATTAAAATACATAATGTCAAAAAATGATACAATAAATAATATAATGCAAAAAGCTGATGATATAAAAGAAGTTAATTGGCAAATAGAAGAATTATATAAAGATATAAAAGAAGCAAAGAAAGAATTGGAGAAATATTTATGATTAATGTAAAATATATAGAACCAAAGAAATTAGCTTGTCCACAAGAAATAGTAGTAACATTTAGATACAAACAAGAAATAGTAAATGTAATCAGAACAATTCCCGATAGATTTTGGGACGCAAAGAATAAAGAATGGCATTTATCTTATGATAGTCTACCTGTATTAAAAGAAGCACTACCAAATGAAGAATTTAATGTTATTGGAACTCCTATTGATAATAAGAAATATGGGGAGAAGATTATAGAGAAACATTTTGATTTACCTAAAGGATTAAAGACACAATTATATCCTTTTCAAGAAGAAGGATTTAATGAAATGATGAATTTTGATAAGTTCCTTCTTTTGTGGGAGATGGGGCTGGGCAAGACGGCTTGTGCAATTACTGTAGCACTAAAGAGAAAAGAACTTAATAAAATTAAGCATTGTTTGATTGTGTGCGGTGTAAATTCAATTAAATATAATTGGCAAGATGAAATTAAAATTCATACAGGCATGGATTCTATGGTACTTGGGAATCGGCAGAATAAAAAAGGTAAATGGGAAGTAAAATCAAATAAAGATAAATTAGATGACCTTAAAAATCTTAATGAGTTTTTTATTATTACAAATATAGAAACATTAAGAGATAAAACTATTACAGAGGAATTAAAGAAACTTGTGCAAAATGGAACTATTGAAATGATTGTGTGCGACGAGATAGACCATGTTAAAACTCCGCAAGCACAGCAATCAAAGGGATTTATTAATGTTAGTAAATATGCAAAATATGTATATGGATTAACAGGTACATTATTGTCAAATAGTCCATTAGATGCTTATGTTCCGCTTAAAGTAGTAGACGGTGAGAAAGCAAATTACACTAATTTTAAGTATAGATATTGTATTTATGGTGGTTTTGGGGGATATAATATTGTTGGATATAAGCATTTAGATGAACTACAGAAAAAATTAAATATGGTAAGTCTTAGAAGAACAAAAGAAGAAACATTAGACTTGCCAGATAAGGTATATCAAGTTGATTATGTAGAATTAGGAACAAAACAAAGAAAGCTATATAATGATGTACTAAAAACAATCATGGAAGATATAGATAATATTATGTTAAGTCCTAATCCATTAAGTCAGCTTACAAGGTTAAGGCAAGCGACAGCAGATACATCTATTTTGAGTTCTTCTGTTAATGAATCTGCAAAGTTTGAAAGACTTGATTATTTGTTGCAGGAAATTACTTCAAGAGGTCAGAAAGCTATTGTATTTAGTAATTGGACTACAGTAGCAGATAGGCTTGTAGCACGATATAAAGAATACAATCCTGCTGTTATTACAGGAGCAATAAAGGATAGAAAATCACAGCAAGATAAATTTATGGAAAATGATGATTGTAAAATTCTTATTGCAACTATTTCGGCGGCAGGAACAGGATTAACATTAACCTCTGCTACATTTGCTATATTTGTAGACGAACCATATACTAATGCGGCTTATGAACAGGCGGCAGATAGAATATATCGTATTGGACAGAAAAATAAAGTAACAATTATATCACTTATTGCAAAAGATACAATAGATGAAAGAGTACATAAAATTATGATGAAAAAGAAACATATTTCAGAAGCTATTGTAGATAAGCAATATAACTTAAAAGATAAAAAAGTATTAGAGTGGTTATTAGATGGATAAAAATAAGAAAGGGTTGATTATATTGATTTATAAAATTTTAACAGCAATATTATTAGGGGTAAATGTAATATTAGCATACAATCTTAATGTATCACATAATATAAATACAGAAGCTACACAAAAGCTACAAGAACAAGATAGAATTATAAATGAGTTAAATATTGCAATTAAAGGTGCAAATAAAGAACTAGAAGAAATTATTGAAAAGCTACAGTCAAAAGAATTGGCTGTAGTAGAAGTAGAAGAAATTAAATATGCAGAAGCAGAACATAAAGAAATTGAGAAACATTTAGGTGAAAGTTTTTATTATGTAGATGTTAAATGTACTGCTTATAATGAAAATGATAATTTTTGTCCGTCAGATACAATGGCAGATGGGTCTAGGGTTAGAGTTGGGGCTGTAGCTTATAATGATGTACCATTAGGAACTAAAGTAGAAATAGATGGTGTAATATATACTGTCTGCGATAGGGTTGGCGAAAGTGGCGTAGTAGATATTTATATGGATTCTATTGATGCGTGTTTTGATTTTGGAGTACAATATAAAACAATAAAAGTATATAGTGAATAGGAGAATATATTATGTTAGATAATATTATATCTACTGTAAAAGAAACACATCAAGAAAAATTAGATGATACTTTTGAAGAACTTCGAAGGGAATACGAATGGTATTGTGTAGCACAAAGTAATATACAAAAAAAGCGTCATGCAGAAAATATAGAAATATTATCATATAAGTTAAGTAATATAGCACAAGTATTACATTTATTGGAATGAAAAATTTTTCTTGACAAACGTGATTTTTTATGATATTATATAGACAAATCAAAAGAGCCATACAAAAATAAAAAGGAGATGTTACAAATGGCGGCAAAGAAAATCACGAAGAAGTTTATTGATGAAACGGCACTTCAAAACGTAACCTACAATAATCTTCAAAAAGAACTTGAAAGTGCAAAGAATGAACTCAAAGCCTATGCTAAAGACAATGACCTTATGAAACTTGAAGGAACTACATTCACGGCAACTATCAGTGAGCGTAATAAGCCTACGTTGAATCAAGAAAAGGCTGTAGCAGTTGTACTTAAAGCAAAGGCAAAATGGCTTTTGAAGCAGATTGTAGACGAAGATAAACTTGAAGAAGCAATCCGTAGTGGTGAAATTGATGGTGCTTTGTTTGCAGATTGTTATACTACTAAAACTTCAAGTGTTATTAGCTTTAAGAAGAAATAAGGAGATATACTTATGGAAAAAGATATTTTATCACAATCTTATTTTTATAAGGCAGTAATTGAAAAAGATAAACTATTAGACCTTATGGATAGATGTTATTCAAAGGTAGTAAGAGAAGATTTTAATGGTAAAGAAGCAACCATTTTTATATGGGGAGCAATATTTGGTATGGAAACCGAAGATATGCATATAAAAGTAGAAGATGATGTTGAAGGATAAGGAGATATACTTATGTCTATATCACTTAATGAAACATTAAAGCAAGTAGAAGAATATAAAAGATTTGCAAAAGAACCAAAAGAAGTATATATGTATGGAAATATTATTACATTGTTAGAGGAATTACAGATAAGGAGGGCTTTTGATGCCAAAGAAAAAAGAGACTGACTTAAATATTACAAAAGTATCAATATCATCAAGAAGAAGTGCAAAGTTTGGTTATAATGACTTCTTTACATTTGAATGTACATTAGAATCAGATACAAGTGGACTAAAACAATCAGAAGTAGATGAACGTATAGCAAAACTATGGCAGAAAGCTAATACAGAAGTAGATAATCAATTTGAAGATGCAAAACAAAGTATAGAATAAAATAATAAACATTTATCTTTACATTTGTCGTGTAACATAAAATTGACATTCATAGTTTTCTGTGCTATAATATATCAAAACGGGGTATATGCAGACTAATCGCGTAGGAAGATATACACGGAGAATTGCGAGGAAAGAGCAATTTTCGGGGCATAGGAAACTATGCTCCTTTTTAGTCTATATAATAGGAAGGTGTATTTATATGGGATTATTTGGCAATTATAGTTTTAATGAAAAGCCAAAGAAAGAGCCAAATCTAATACAAATGGCAGAATTAATGTTTGGCAAAGATAATGTATTAATGGGAGAAATAAAGAATTATTTAGCTTCACGTAGACAACAGCATAATTTACCAACAAGAATAAGTTGGAAAATGCAATTAGAAATATTACAAGATATACCCGAAAATGAAAGAGCAAATCAAGTAAGAAATTGTACAATAAAGGGTTATAGACAACTAGCATATAAGAATAATAAAAATAATATAAGTACACAAAATGTATATAGGACTAAAAAAGAGATACATATAGTTAATCAAGGATTTTAAGGGAGGTAAGTTTCTTGGACGGAAATAGAGAAAAGAATTGGTATGATGATGAAATAACACAGGCAATATTACATAAGAAGTATTTACATGAAAATGAAAATACATTTGATGACTTAATAAATAGAGTATCAAGTATATATAGTGAAGATATAAGAGAAGATGTTAAAAATGCTTTATATAATGCAGATTTATGTCCTGCGGGTAGAACATTATATGCGGCAGGAATGAAAAATAGTAATAAAAAGTTATCCTGCTCCAACTGTTATGTAGTTACAAGTCCATTAGATGACCTTAAATCAATAAATGAAGTTGACTATGAAATGTCTAAGATAGGTTCTATGGGTGGTGGTGTAGGAGTAGCATTAGACCATATTAGACCAAAGGGTTCAAAGATAAATAATAGTGCAAGATATTCTGATGGTGTAGCATTTTGTTTACATAAATATAATCAGACAGGAGAACTTATCGGACAATCTTTAAGACATATGGCAATGATGGTTATGCTTGATTGTAAACATCCCGATATAGAAGAATTTTTACATATAAAAGCCAACGGTGAAAAACTTAGTGCTATGAATATTAGCATAAAGTTTCATGAAGATTTTTTTGAAGCAGTAGAACAAAATAAAGAATATGAACTTTATTTCAAAGTAGAATCTACAGGAGAAGAAATAAAGAAAACTATAAATGCAAGACAATTTTTTGAAGAATTTTGTAAAGTTAATGCTGATTGGGGAGACCCAGGCATATGTTATATAGATAGGGTTAAAGATTATCATTTATTAAGTGGTTATCCCGAATATATTATAGAAACAAGCAACCCATGTTCAGAGTTCTTTGGTATAGCAGGAAATTCATGTAATCTTGGTAGTATTAACTTATATAATATAGTAGAAGATAAATTTACAGATAATGCACATATAAATTATGAAAAGTTTGAAAAACTTATTCGTTTAGGTGTAAATGTATTAGACCAAACACTTGATTATGGGTATGAAATGCAACCATTAGATATGAATAGAAGTTGTATTGATGATTGGCGTTCTATTGGATTGGGTGTATTTGGATTAGCTGATATGTTTGTAGCACTTAAAATTAAATACGGAAGTAAAGAATCCATAGAACTTATGTCAGAAATATTTGATTTTATGAATATAATTGCATTAGATGAATCAAGTAATTTAGCAGAACAAAAAGGCGCATTTGGAAAGTATAATTGGGAAAAGCAAAAGAAGTCTCCTATTATACAGGCACTTAAATTTAATAATATGGATTTATATAATAAGATTGAACGAACAGGATTAAGGAACGGTACTCTTATTGTAATTGCTCCTACAGGTACATTAAGTTTATTTATGGGGCGTTTTAGTGGTGGAATAGAGCCATTATTTAAGTGCGGGTATGATAGAACAACACACGCAGGAGAAGATAAAAATATTATATTTAGAGTATTTGCACATAGTATTGAAGATTTACTTAAATATCATAATTTACCATTAACTTTATCTAATGAAGAAATTAAAGAAAAATTTGATTGGGTAGTAGAAAGTGAAGATATTGAACCGTTAATGCGTATTGCAGTACAATCTACTATACAAGAATATACAGATGGTAGTATTTCTTCTACAATAAATCTACCACATGATACATCATGGAAAACAATTTATGATATTTATATGAATGGTTGGAAACAAAAATTAAAAGGATTAACTGTTTTTGTAGATGGTTGTAAACGTGGGAATTTATTAGGTGTAGATTCTAAAAAAGAAGAAACTAATACATTTAAGTATGATAGTATAGAACCAATTAGTAGGCGCGGAGTAAAAGAAGTAAGTGGTAAAACTTATAAATTAAAGACAGCTTGTTCAAAAATGTATCTTACTGTTAATAAAACAGATGAAGGAGATGTTTTTGAAGTATTCGCAAATATTACAGGTGGTTGTACAAGTAATATTAGTAGTCTATGTAGGCTTACTTCTGCGGCATTAAGAAGTGGAATGAAAGTAGAAAAAATAATAGAAGAACTTAGAGCCGTATCTTGTCCTGCTTGCCAAGCATTACGTAAAAAAGGTGAAATGGATATAGAACTTTCTTGCGGTAATGCTATTGCAAAAGCATTAGAAAAAGCATATAATGATAAAGATAAAACATCTATGATTGTAGAAGAAGTAAAAGAAGAATCAGAAGATGGGTTATATGAATGTCCAGAGTGTGGTCAGAGAACCCTTAGACTTGAAGGGAAATGTGCATCGTGTACTTGTGGTTATAGTCGTTGTGATTGATAATAAAAGGGGTTAGATAAATTATGTCAGACAATATAAAAGGTATTGTATATAGACCTCATAGAAGTTTATTGTGTGATGCAATGGAAGAATTAAAAATATTTAAGTCCGAAGAAGATTTAATTGCTTATGTTAAAAATGATTGGGAAAAATTTTATCATAATGTATCTGTTATAATAGATACACATGAATATAAAGATGATAGAATTGGGTGGAATCATACAAGATATGTTTGTATTATAAAGGACGAATGTAGTTCGCCTATGTGTGTAGGTATGTGTGATTTAGAATCTTTTAGAAATTAAATAGAAAATTTAAGGAGATATAAAATGACTTGTAGAGATTGTAGATACTATCAAGGTGATGTAAAAATAATGGGGCGTATAGGTTTTCAATGTGCATTAACACATGAAATTATATTTAGTGAATTATGTTATCTTATAAATAAAGATTTAAGTAATGTACCTATATGTTATAATTGTAAATATTATCTTGGTGGTAATGATTGGGGTTTATCTTGTGCAAAACATTATAATAGATTAACAGAAGCATTACATGAAGTATGTGAGGATTTTGAAAAGAAATAAAAAAGTGGCAGGGAATTTAATTTTCCTGCCTTTTTTCTATTGACAAACAAAAATAAGAGTGCTATAATACAAGAAAAATAAAAAGGAGCGAAAAATATGAAAGAATTATTTAAATTAGGATTAGCATTATTTAGTTTAGGAATTTTACCTATAATTATTGTATTAAGTATATTTGGTATTATAGGAGGATTTTGTTTTCCTTATGCACTAAATTCGTGGTTAGTGTTCTTTGGTAAAGCACCAACAGTAGTATTTTGGCAAGGGTTTTTGTTGGGTATAATTCCTTATATTGGACAATCAAGTATTCCTGTAGCAGTAATTACATTTATTGTAATGTTGATTTTAGTATAAAGGAGAGATAAAAATGAAGTATAAGGTAGGAGATAAAGTTAAAGTACATACTAAAGAATGGTTTGAAACAAATTGTAGGAAAAATTTTCTTGGTGCTTTTGAACATGAAGATGGTAATAATACTTTTGTAAGTGATATGATAAAATTTTGTGGTCAAGAAATAACAATCAAGCAAGTAGATTTTGATAATTATAATTATAATTATAATATTTTAGAAGATGATGGTCAGTGGTATTGGCAAGATTGGATGTTTGAAGATATGAATAACAATACAAATACTATTTATAATCCTAACATAGTAGAAGATTTTGCTAAACTTGTTGGCATAGAATTAGATGAAGAATTTTATGATAACAGGAGTAATTGTCGTTATAAATTTACAGCCGATAGTGGATTAATGGTATATGACGATGCAATAGAAGATTGGCGTGTAGCCTTTGCATATTCATTAACAGCATTTTTTAAGATGATTAAAGAGGGTACATTTATGAAAAAGTGGATGCCTAAAGACGGTGATAGGGTATATTTTCCTGCTTTTCAATATAATGATTTGTATGATTATACTGAATATATTTATGATGACGAACACACCAATGAAATGTTTAAAAATGGCTTAATTTTTAAAACAAAAGAAGAAGCTGTTGAATGTGCAAAGAAAATCATAAAGCAAATGAAAGAAGGATAAAACATGATTAAATTTGAAAAATGTAAGGGTTATGAAGATATTGCTACAATTCCAAAGAGAGCAACAAAAGGTAGTGCAGGATATGATTTTTATAATACACATAAAACTATATTAGTTCCTGCACATGGTACAGCTAAGATTCATACAGGAATTAAAGCACAAATGTATGATGATTTAGTATTGCTTATATATATTAGAAGTTCTATGGCAATTAAACATGGTCTTATGTTATGTAATAATGTAGGTGTAATTGATAGTGATTATTATAATAATGAAGATAATGAAGGAGAAATTATTATAGCATTATATAATACATCTGATAAAGATTATATTATTAAACCATATGATAAAGTAGCACAAGGTATTTTTACTAAATACTATACAACTTTTGATGATAATGTAACAGAAGAACGCACAGGTGGCGTAGGAAGTACAGGTAAAAAATGATAACATTAAAAACACCTATTGTACATGATAAATATACAGAAATAGCAGAAAGGTCATTTGATATTCCACATACAGAATATAGTATTGTAGAAGTAAATGACACCATTTCTTTGCCCGAAGAATGGAATATAGGGCTAATATATGGAGCAAGCGGAGTAGGAAAATCTACACTACTTAGAGAAAAATTTGGAGCATATAAACCTTTTGTATGGGATAATAATATTTCTATTATTTCTAATTTTAGTATGGTAGAGCCACAAGAAGCGTCTGAACTATTATGTGCAGTAGGATTAAATACTATTCCTTGTTGGGTACGTCCTTATAATTGTTTAAGTACAGGAGAAAAAGCAAGAGCAGATATAGCTATTAAACTTGCATTAAAAGATGATATAACAGTAATAGATGAATTTACAAGTGTCGTAGATAGAAATGTAGCTAAAGCACTTTCTAATTCTGTACAAAAATATATTAAGAAAAAGAATATTAAGGTAGTATTTGCAAGTTGTCATACAGACATTATTGAGTGGTTATTGCCCGATTGGGCGTATAATCCTGCTGATAATGTAACTAAATATCCAAGAGGTTGTCTTTGTAGACCTAAAATCAATCTCAAAATATGCAGAGTTAAATATGAAGCGTGGGAGCTATTCAAACACCATCACTATTTAAGTGCAGACCTTAATAAAGCCGCAAAATGTTTTATGGCATATTGGGACGATAAGCCTGTAGGATTTATCGCTATACTTCCTCAACCTAGTGGACATTTTAAGAATGGTTGGCGTATAAGTAGAGTAGTAGTATTACCAGATTATCAAGGGCTAGGAATAGGAATAGCATTAAGGAATTATTTTGGAAGTTTAGTTACTGCAAAAGAAGATGGTAAATTATATGGAAGAACAATGCACCCTGCTATTGGATTATATGGATTAAATCATAAAGATATATGGCAGGAAACATCACATTCAAGGAAGAAACAAGATAAAGCTAAAGGTATGGAAACATATAAATTAGATACAAGACCATGTTATGCTTTTAAGTATGTTGGTAAAAAAGCAACAGAAGAAGAAGCTAAATTATTCTATGAAAAACTATAAAAGGAGCGTGGTATAATGAAATATCTATTTACTTTTATTTGCGCCTTATTTTCATTTTTGAATATATGTGAAGCAAATACAGTTCCTATTGTAAAGATAAATTATTTACAATACAATCTTGACCTAGAGCATTATGAAAAATTAAATGAACAAGATTATTATATGTATATAGAAGCATTTGATATAAATACTAAAGACGCTTGTGTGCTACATATAATGACAGATAGGGAAGAAAATAGTTATATAGTAACAGATAGTATTGTTCGTACACATCATGGTTTTATGAAGTCTTATAATGAATATGAAAAAGGAACATATAATGAAACTTCTATTATTGCAAAAGCAATAGAACTATTAGATAAGCACGAAGAAGAATTAAAAGAAGAAAGTAAGGTGTAATATATGAATGTATTAGAACGTAGTGTAGAACTTATCAATCCCCCAAAATATGAAACATTACTTTCAAATGTAGAACAAGCGGCAAGGAATTGTTATAGGTCACAAGATAAGATTACAGATAATAGTGCAGAGCCTATGATTCGTGCTTTGATTAAAAGCGGTCATGAAGGAACTATTGAATTTGCTAATCTTGAATTTATGATTGTATGTGACCGCGCAATTTCACATCAAATTGTAAGACATCGTATTGGTACTTCATATTGCCAAGAATCAATGAGATATTGTTCATATAATAAAGATGTTTTTAACAATAGTGTAAACTTTATTGTGCCTTATGATATGACTAATGAATTATATGACACATGGAGAGCATCTTGTCTTGCGGCAGAAGCGGCATATTTTGTTCTATTAGAAAAAGGAGCAAAGCCCGAAACAGCAAGAAGTGTATTACCACAATGTACTGCTACACATTTAGTAATGCAAATGAATATGAGAGCATTAAGACATTTTCTTAAACTTCGTTTAGATTCTCATGCACAATCTGATATAAGAGATATTGCTTACAAAATGTTAGAACTTGTACATGAAAAATATCCTGTATTTGTAGAAGATATTGTAAATAAATATATTAATGAATATATTAGAAGAAAAAATAATATAAAATTTAATGATATATTTAAGTTTGTTTCAAAGACTAATGTTTTAGACAATAATATTTTAGATATTTGTAAGTATAAGACATTTATATTTGATGAAAAATCGGAGGTATTGTGTCGTGAAAATATCATTAATCCATTACATATTGGAATTATTTTGGCTAATGTATTGCATGATAACATTGCTATCGCCAAATGTGGTATACGCACATGAAGATTTTTGGGGAAATGAACTTAAAGACGGTGATGAAGTTCATATTCTTAATCACGAACATATTAAAGGAGAATATACAAAATATGGGGATGGTGCGGAAATTGTACGACTTGAAAACGGGGATTATGTAGATTTGTCCGACCATGATTTTGAAAAAGAATAAAAAAATATGGGCTTGTTGGCTTGACAAGCCCTTTCTTTTGTGCTATAATAGGCAAGAAGTGAAAGTAGGTGATAGTTTTGGAATACCAATATACCTATAATGAAAATTGTTGGTTCAAAGATAACTGTCCGAGGGAAAAGAATATAGGTTGTGATTCTTCTTGTCCTATTAGGTCAGAATTTGATTATCTTATAAATACATCTAATATACCCGATGAATTTAAGAAAAAGAAAACACTATATCCCGAAAAAATAGATTTAGAAGCATTTAATACATTAAAGGATATACAGTTAGATATAGAATTATTTACAGAGCAAGGTCGTACATTATATTTATGGAGTAACCAATGTGGGGTTGGTAAGAGCCAATGGGTTACAAAGATAATGAATACATATCTTGCTGTAATGTGTTATGGAAACGGATATAAAGATTTAGCATGGTTTGAATATGCTCCTTCTTTTGTTCTAATGGCTAAAGAATTTAAGAGCCAAGAACGTATAGAACATATAAAGAATTTATCAGAAAGACCTTTATGCATTATAGATGATATAGGTGCTGTTAATCCTTCTAATTATGATATGTCTGTATTATCAAGTGTGATAGATACAAGATATAGTAAAGGATTAGCCACATTATATACATCTAATATTAGTCCTGATAATTTAGAATTATTATTAGGTGCGCGAATAGCAGACAGAATATTATCAGACATAGTAATAGAATTAAAAGGGGCAGGGCGTAGAGAAAGTACGTCAGAATATAAGCGAAAGGAGTAATTCTATTGAGTATATCAGAATATCAATTACTTAATAAAGTTTTGGAAGATAAGAATTATTCCTTTTTTACAGATAATATGTTATCTGATGAACATTTTACGCAAGCAAAAGAGGAATATGAATATATAAAAGAGTTTTATGAGAAATATCATTCTGTACCCGATAAAGAAACATTTACCGCTAAATTTCCAAAATTTGACTATTTTAATGTGTCACAGCCTATTAGTTCTATAGTAGACGCATTAAGAGAACAAGCATTATTTAGGAGAGCAGTACATATTCTTAATCATAGTACAGAAATATTTGAACAAGATGCTACAGCAGGAGCAGAATTTCTATTAGCTAATATAGATGCATTAAGACCACAAGTAGAATTTAGTTGTACTGATATAATGCACAATGATAAAAGATACCAAGAATATTTGGATAGGCAGAATAACTTTGATACAAACTATATTCCTTTGCCTTTTCAAGAACTTAATGATACATTATATGGGTATCAACGTGGAGAAGAATTATTCTTGTGGTTAGCAAAATCTGGTGTTGGCAAAAGTCAATGCGTAGCTATGAGTGTAGCACACGCAAGCAATTTAGGGTATAGAGTAGGGGTTGTTTCCCCCGAATTGTCTAAAGAAAGATTTGCATTAAGAATAGATAGCTGTAATGAACATTTTTCCAATACAGCATTAAATACAGGATTAAAGGTAGATGGATATAAAGAATACTTTGATAAGATTATGCAATCAGATAAACATATATTTGTAGCAGATACAGATGATTTTGTAAAAGGAACTGTTACAATCAGTCAGTGTAGAAATTTTATATTATCAAAGCAATTAGATATATTATTCATTGATGGTCTTGTATATGTAATACCCGATGGAGATACAAAGAAATTAACATTATCAGAATGTATGGGTGAAGCCGCAAGACAGTTATTTCAGTTGTCTAAAGAATTTAAGATACCTATTGTTTGTGCTATACAAGCAAGAAGAAGGTCACATGAAAAGAAAGGTAACGAAGAAGAAACAATAAGCGATAGTGAAAGTGTATATAATTCTTATCAAGTAACACAAGCGGCAACAAGAATCATATCAATAAATAAAGTAGCAAGTGCAATTAAACTTTGTACTGTTAAAAATAGATATGGTATAGAAGGTAAAGAATGGATATATGCTTTTGATTTTAATAGAATGACAATGGACTTTATACCCGATTTAGAGGACTTAAAGAATAATGAGACTTCTAAAGAGGAATTAGAACAAACTAAAGAACAATTTAAAACAATATTTTAAGGAGTGATACGTATGATTAAGTGTAGTAAATGTGGTGCAGTGTTTGGTAAGATGTTAGAAGATTGTTTCTATTGTGGTGGAAAGGGAACACTAGAAGAAATTGATAATGGAGAATTTAAGGAAGAACTTGTAAAGAAATATGAAGAACAGCCTAAAGTTGAAGAACATATAGAAGAACATACAGAAGAAGTAAAGGAAGAAGCACCAAAGAAAAAGCGCGGTAGAAAGAAGAAATCAGAATAATATATAAGGAGATAATTATTATGTATGAAGTACAGTGGACAGGATATGAAAACCATAAAAAAGTAACAAAGAAACATGGTAAATTTAATACATTACAAGAAGCAAAACAAAGTGTATTAGATTGGTGGAAACAAAATAACTTTGAACCGCCATATGTAAGAGAAACACAAGATGAAAATGAAGTATGGTGGGATTATGGTTCTCATGTATGTTTTTATCATTTTGTAAGAGTTGATAAATAATGAATATTAAAGGCGGCACATGGAGTAAGTGGAAGAAGATTAGACAGACTGTAGTAAAAACAATAGCACAAGAATATAATGAAGCATTACATACAAGTATATTCAAAGAAGATAAAGAAAGAGTAAAAAGATTAAAAGAAGCATTAGATTTTGTAAATGCTTTTCAAAATACTAGGTTTCATTTTACTTGTCCTATGTGTGGTAGCAGACTGTTTAATATAGCTAAAGTACACGATGTAAATTTTGATAATGAACAATATGGTAATTATCCACAATATAAATTACAGGAGCATTATGATGAACTTACTATATGTAAATGTAGAAATTGTGGATGGTACACCATAGATGAACTCTAAGAAGAAAGGGGGTAATATATATGGTTTATAGACCTGTAATACATGAATTTTGTGCATTTCAATATCAAGGGGACTTAATGGATAATAAGGGAAAATGGATTGTACCCGATTGGGCGGTATATTTATATCAATTAGGAAAACTATATTTCTATGCAGAGAAACCATTTTTGCCCCCGACAGAATTATATTACAAGAGAGATAAAGATAGTATTCCATTACATATAAAAGTAGATGATTATGTAATTAAATTACACGATGGTATTCATGTAATGGATGAAGAAACATTTAAGATTATGTTTAATGAAGTATAAGGAGCGATACATATGAAATATGAACGATACCAACATATTTGTAAGCTAAATGATTCTGAAACAGAGGGTATTTTGAATGGTACAGTTTATATTTTTCCGAAACTAGATGGTTGTTTTTCTGCTGTAACGAATATAGCAATGGAAAATGGAGATACAAAACTTATTAAAGATATACAAATTGGAGATAGGGTTTTGTCATATAATTTTGATAAAAAGTGTATTGAAGAAAAGAAAGTATTAAATGTTTATAAATATAAACAAGAAGTTTCAGAAGAAACAGCGAATAATTGGTTAAAAATTACAATTAAAAGTATGCGTCCTATTGTAAACGGTAAACAATCAAGACATAATTCTATTTATATTACTAAAAATCATAATGTTTTTGTTAAGAGGAATAATAAAATTGTAGAAATATCAGCAGAAAATCTTTTAGTTGATGATGTTGTTTTAATTGCTGTTAGAGACATTTCACATGGAGCAAAGCAAGCATTATTAAGTGGGTTTTTGGGTGATGGTTCGCCTTGTCCATCTAAATTAAAGGAAGGGTGTAATCATGGTATTTCATTTACATATGGAGAAAAACAAAAAGAACACGCCAAATTTAAGGCAGATGTTTTAGGTGGTACTTTTTCAAAACAAGAACACGTTAATGGATATGTTGAAGATGCTACTAAATATCGAGCAGTTAGTACAATAAATAAAGCTACTGAAATTATTTATAAAAAAGTTTTTCATAATAAAAAGAAAATTATTTCTTTAGATTGGTTACAAGAACTTGATAGTTTAGGTATTGCTATGTGGTATATGGACGATGGTAGTTTAACTAAGCGTGTAGGACACGATACTGCCATGTTACATACACAGGGTTATACTTATGAAGAAAATCTTATTTTTCAGCAGTTTTTGGCTTCTCGCGGATATAAGTTTCATATTCATTCTTCTACTAAAAAATCTACAGGAAAGACATTTTATTTTCTTAGTTTAATGCAAGAATCAGCAGAAAAGTTTTTTTCTGATATTTGTAAGTATGTTATTCCTTCTATGCAATATAAATTACCAGAAGAATATAGAGGAAAATATGATTATAAAGTAGATACAAGTTCAGATATTATTATATTGGAAAATAATATTGTATCTATAGAATCTATTTCAAAAGATACGTTTAGAAAACATAGATTTGGAAGTGTAAATAAGTCTTTTTGGAAGTATGATATTGAAGTAGAAGATAATCATAATTACTTTGCAAATTGTGTTTTAGTACATAATTCTAATGCAACTATATATTTGAATGATGATGGAGAACTTAAAGTAGGTTCACGTAATCGCGCATTAACACTTATAGAGGATAATCAAGGTTGTATGGCGTATGTAATAAGTCAGCCTAAATTTGAACAATATCTTAGGAAACATCCTAATCATAGGCTTTATGGTGAGTGGTTAATAAAAAATAGCATTAAAGATTATGAAGATGACGCATGGAGAAAGATATATATCTTTGATGTAATTGAATATAATGAAGAAGGTAAAATGCGTTATCTTACATACGAAGAATATGTACCTTTGCTTGAAGAATTTGATATTAAATATATTCCTTTGTTGGCTAAACTTGATAGCCCTACAGAAGAAGAAGTACAAGAATATGTTGATAAATGTACATATCTTATGAAAGATAATAAGCCTGGCGAGGGAATCGTTATAAAGCGTGTTGACTTTTGTAATCAGTATGGACGTATTACATGGGCTAAGATAGTTAGAAGTGCATTTAAGATAGCACATAAAGCTAAATTACCTATGGACGTAGATAGTATTGAAGAAAAGATAACTAATGATTTATGTACTCCCGAACTTATTGAAAAAGAATACAATAAGATTTTAAATGATAATGGCGGTAAATGGGATTCTAAATGTATTCCTAGATTTTTAGGTATCTTTTGGCATACTTTTATTACAGAAGAATGTTTCAATATGGTAAGGAAATATAAAGAACCAAAGATAGATTTTAGGATTTTACATAAGTTTGTAATTGATAAGATTAAAGCAACAAAATCAGAATTATTTTAAGGATAAATAAATTATAAGGTAGGTGATTATATGATTGGTTATACACCACCACAGTATTGTAATATAGTTGCAAAAGATTGTGACCTTGATGTATGTTGTTATGAATGTACAAAAGAACCGTGTGAATATAGGTGTCATTTATGCGACTATAAAGATTACACAAAATGCAAACACGCAGAAAAATCAAAAATAACTCTTGACTAATAAAATTTTATGTGCTATAATAGGGGCGGTAAAGATGATAGAAGTAAATGGAAATTTAATTTTAACTCCAATATATCAGATTTTGTTGGATTTACAGGCAGAATTAAAATATAGTGGTAGTCATTTACTTCATACCATTAAACCGCCCCATTCTTATAGCGATATTATTATTTCTTGTCCTGTACATAATAATGGTAAGGAACAACATCCTAGTGCTAGTATAACAACAAGAGAAAAGCATAAAGGAGATAAAGTTATTCCCGCAGGATTTATGTATTGTTTTAGCTGTAAGTCTAAAATGACTATTGATTCTCTTATATCTTTTTGTTTCGGCAAAAATGATAAGGGAGAATATGGTCGTAAATGGTTACTAGACCATTATGCTAATTTTGAAGTAGAGCAAAGAGATAAATATTTTAAGAAACTACAGGAACATGAAACACAAGAAATAAAATATATATCAGAAGAAGAATTAGAGCAATATAGATATATTCATCCTTATATGTATAAACGTGGATTAACAGATGAACTAATAGAAAAATATGATATAGGGTATGATAAATCTTTTAGACTAAATGAAAAATCTAAACCGTTTGAATGTATAACATTTCCTGTGCGTGATATAAATGGTAATACATTATTTGTAGCACGTAGAGCAATAAAACATAAATTATATCATTATGACTATGGTACAAATAAAACTTTATACGGCATATATGAAGCACAAAAATATCATGCAGATACAAATGTACTGTATATATGCGAAAGTATGTTAAATGCAATTACATTAGAAAAATGGGGCTTACCATCTATTGCACTATTAGGTACAGGTTCAAAAGAACAATATAAATTACTTAAACATCTTCCATATAAGAAATATATTTTATGTATGGATAATGACAGTGCAGGAAGTCATGGTAATTTTAAGCTAATAAAAGCACTTGAAAATACTCATTTGCTTTTAGTACATAAAATAAAAGAGAAAGGAATTGATATTAATGACTTAGCTACGTTAGACAAAGAAGAATATATGAGAAGAATAGTAATACAAACAAAAGAGGAATTTATGAATGATTACAGCAAAAATGAAAGTGGAAATTGAATTGGATATGAAGTTAAAGAACTATACACATCCTAATATTTCTGAAATTAAATCTCGCCTTGAAGCAGAACTTCTCAAAACATTTAGAGAGGCATTAGGTGAAGATGAAATGTCAGATGAATTTGAAACTAAATCTAATATCAGTATTACACAACTAGAAGTAGAAGAAGAAAAAGAAATAGAAGAAAGAGGTAATTAATTATGAGAATGACATTAAATGAAGCACAGACAAGAGCAGAGAATCGTAGCAATTTCAATTTTATCAATGAATTTTTCTTGAAGAATGACGGAGAAAGTAATATTGTACGCTTTCTATTTAATGACCCAAATGATATTGAAGTACACGCAGTACATATGATTCGTATGACTTCAAAGGGGGGACAGTCTTATCTTATTCAAGTAGATTGTCTTGGTGATAATTGTCCTTTATGTAAAGAAGCCGTAAACCATACTGATGAAAAGATGCCATTAGTATCAAGGGCAAGGGATAATATTTATCTTCCTCTTATTGCGGCATATGATGTAGATGGTAGTGTAAAGCCACAATATAAAGTATTTACACGCAGTACAAATTATTATAAGAATACACTCGCACCATTTATTAAGCGTAATGACCTTAATAATATGGTTGAAATCGAACGTGCTGGTAAGAAGGGGGACACACGTGTTTCCTATAATTTGTATGAAGCAAAGAAGGACTTTGATGAAAAGTCAGTAACAGATAAGTCAAGTGAACTTTATGAACTTGCTACAAAGTCTATTGATGACCTTAAATCTGATTTTGAAGTCAAGGCAGATGATATTTGTGGTCGTACTGATTCTTTGATTCGTACTTGGACAGCAGAGCAAGTAGAGATGTTTCTTGAAAATCCTTCTGTTTATCCTTCTTTGGGGAGTAATAAGGAAGAAAAGGAAGAAACAAAGGAAGAAGAAGTAAAGCCGCGCAATCGTAGGAGCAATCACGGTTTTTAATATAAGATACAAAAGTGGGGATTAAAAAAAATCTCCACTTTTTTAATTTTACGTATTGACAAATAAGAAAAATTATGTTATTATATAGACAAATCGAAGGATAAAACAACGCCAAATCGAAGGTTAAGAAAAGGAGATGTTAAAATGTTGATTGTCAAAGATTTTGAGAAACTTGAAAAGCATGGATTTAAGAAACTCCATGATTGGGAGGACGGTGCTATTTGGGAACTAATACTTGTAAATGAAGATAATGAGAATTGTATTTCATTGTTGGTAAATCCATATAATACGGTTCATGCAGAAAATGAAATGTTTGTATATGCATATTCAGATGATGAAACTGAAATGGATATGTGTGCAAAGATTGACATTGTGTTTGAAATGATTGCAGATGGTACTATTGAATATGTAAAGGATATTAAAGCAGTATAAATGAAATGAAATAAAGATAATAAAAGGAAGTATAAATATGATAACGTATATATGTGTAAAAGATTTTATACCAACAGGGCATCATTGGCATCATAATAAAATTTTTAGAGGTACAATTTGTAGAACACAACCATATTGTTGTCTTACAAGAAAAGGAAGAATTTGGTTAGATGCGTCTTATGCTTCGTTTGATGTTACAAAAGCTGAATTAAAGTCATTTTTTGTAAAGGGGGAAAATTAATTGTGTTAGAAGAAGGAACTGCGGCAGTAATATATGAACCTAAAAGGATTCGTTGTGCTAGGGTACAATGCCCTAAATGTAATAATTGGTTTAAAGCAGATGATATTAATGAAGATGAGTATTTTGATTATACTTATAGAGAATTTAATCATAATGTATATAAATGTCCGATTGATGGTACAAGGTTTCATATACCCGATGATAATATCAAAGAAACAAATGAATTACCAAAGGCATTAGTTCGTAAATCTACGTGGGAATTAGAAGAAAATAATTTTAAAGGAGATGAAATTATGTATGAGCAAAGCTGTATTTAATTTGCAAAAAGCGCAAAGAAATACCTTGACTATTGCACATGAATTGTGCTATAATAAAGACACGATAGGAAAAATCTTGTGCGCGAAAACACAAGCTGACCTCGACAGAGCAATGAGATATGGCAGACAAACAAGTGGAGGGATTAAAAATGATTGCATTGGTAGAATTTGATGAAGCTATTAATAAAGATGTTTATGAGAAACTCAAAGGAATTTATGATTTTGGTGAAGTAACAGATAGGGTATTTAAAGATTATAATTGTAAACTTAAACCAATGGAACAAAATGAATATTTTAAGGACGAAGTAGAAAAAGTTGAAGATGAATGTGGTGATTCTCATTTTGTACTAAAGACAAATAAAGAAAAGGTTATTGAATCTTATTATCTTAGAGACCGTGCTAAAGGTGATTGGATTGGTATTACAAATATAAAGCACGTAGTAGACCTAAAAGAACTTTATAAGGCTTGCAGGAAAGCACAAGTGCGAATCCTTGAAGTAGCGCGGATTGATTAACAGAATTAAGCCCATATAGGGCTTTTTTCTGCTGTATAAGGAAGGAATGATATGTATTGGATGAATATACTAGCATGAAAGAAACTATACAAGATATTATTTATAAAGCAATCGACCATAGAGGTACAGAATATGTATTAGATAGATTTGATAAATTATATGAATTAACTACAGTAAGAGTAGTATTAAATGATTTAGGATTCTCTTTTTGTCGGCGTAAAACATATTATAGTAGTGTAGTAGAACTATATAGATATATGAATAAACGTATAATTGTTAAATTAGATTTAGAAACATTTAATATTTATATTACTGCGAAATGAGGAGTAATTTTATGGAACTATATAATGCAGATTGTTTTGATATTTTAAAAGATAAATATAAAATAGCAGATTTAACTTTAACAGATATACCTTATGGAGAAGTAAACAGAAAGTCTAATGGGCTACGTAATTTAGATAAAGACAAAGCAGATATTGTGACATTTGATTTAATTGAACTTGTAAATATGTTATGTAAAGTAACAAAAGGAAGTATTTATATATTTTGTGGTACAGAGCAAGTATCAGATATTCGTAAAACAATGGTACAGAATAAAATGAGTACAAGGCTTTGTATATGGGAAAAGACAAATCCTAGTCCTATGAATGGAGATAAAATCTGGTTAAGTGGTATAGAGTGTTGTGTATATGGTAAATTCCCAAAAGCAACATTTAATGAACATTGTAAGAATACTGTCTTTAGGTTTCCATGTGGAAGAAATAAACTTCATCCAACACAAAAGCCAATAGAACTATTTGAAAAACTTATATTAGCAAGTTCTAATGAGGGAGATACAGTATTAGACCCTTTTATGGGAAGTGGTACGACAGGAATAGCTTGTAGAACTTTAGGAAGGGATTTTATTGGAATAGAAAAAGATACTAATTATTTTAATATAGCTAAAAATCGTATTGAGGAAGTGTAAACTATATGGCTTTATTTAAATTACAAGAAAGACCAACAGATAATATAGAAGCAATAATGCGAAAGACAAAAGAACAAAAAGATATAAAGCCTACAATAAAGTTAAAAGGAACAAGTCTTTTAGCTAAATTAAATGCAATAAAACAAAAAGTAAAAGAAACATTAGGTGAACATATAAATGATTATCAATTAATTACAACAGATGAAGAATGGATAGAATATTGTAAGAAAGCTAAAGAAGATGAATATATAGCAATAGATACAGAAACAGATTCATTAGATTCTATTCTTGCACATTTAGTTGGTGTGTGTATTTATAGTAAATCTCAAAAGCCTGCTTATGTGCCTGTAGGACATATAAGTGTAATTACAGAGCAAAAAATAGAGCCACAAGTATCTATAGAAGCAATCAAAGAAGGATTAAATATAATTAAAGATAGTAAACTTATATTTCATAATGCTTATTATGATTTAGTAGTAATATATCAAAATACAGGAATAATGTTAAATGTATATTGGGACACATTAGTTTCAGGACACGCATTAAATGAGAATGAAAGCCATAGTCTAAAAGATTTATATATAAAGTATGTACATCAGCAGGGAGAAGCACATTATTTTGGGGAACTTTTCGATGGGATTCCTGCTTGTTATGTTCCCTATGATATATTTATGTCTTATGCGGCAAAAGACGCAAAAATGACTTATGATTTATATATGTTTCAGAAACCGTATCTTACCGCAGGAACAGAAGAATGTGCAGAATATAAATTAGAAAGAGTAGCTAATTTATATCATACAGAATTGTTGCCAATGATACCTGTATTAGTGCAAATGAAATTATATGGTATGCCATTTGATTTTAAGAAAGCAAAAGAATTAAAAATAAAATATACAAAATTAAAAGAAGAAGCAGAAAAAGAGTTTAATAAAGCATTAGAGTTTTATAAAGATGATATAATGGAATATAATAAAACCCATAAAGAAAAGCCATTAGAATACCCATTGAACTATAATAGTCCCGAACAAATTAAAGTATTATTTTATGAGATAGCTAAAATAGGGGTAGTATATAGAAAAGAGCCAACAGGAACAGGAAAAAATGTAATAAATTCTATTTTGCATTTAGAAAAATTTAATAATAAACCTATAAGAACTATTGCACAATGTTTATTAAATGTAAAGACCTATGATAAAGTTATAGGTAGTTTTATAGATAAATTAACAGAAGATGCAACATTACATGGTGGTAAGATATTTTCTAATCTTAATCTTACAGGCACAGATACGGGGAGGCTATCATCGTCTAATCCTAATCAACAAAATATACCTTCGCATTTAAAAGATATACGGCAAATGTTCTATGCAGGAGAAAATAGAGTATATATTAGTTGTGATTTTAGTAAACAAGAACCTTGTATATTAGCATCTACTTCTAAAGACCCAAAACTTGTAGAAGCGTTCCATAGTGGATTAGATATTTATTCTCAAATAGCTTCTATGATGTATAATTTACCTTATGAAGAATGTTTAGAGCATTATGCTGACGGAACTACAAATAAAGAAGGAAAAGAAAGAAGAAGTAATGCTAAAAAAGTTACTTTGTCTTTAATGTATAGCAAAGGTGTAAAAACATTAAGTGAAGATTTAGGATATGGTACAACAGAAGAAGGAATAAAAAAAGCACAAAGTATATATGATGCAGTATTAACAGCATATCCCGATATGGCTAAATGGATGAAAGAAACAGAAGAAAAGGCTATTAAAGTGGGATATGTTGATAATATGTTTGGTAGGAGAAGAAGATTACCCGAATTATTATATCCTCAATATGAATTTGAATTTCCTATTGATATAGAATTTAGTGATAATGTAGAAAGTACAAAGAAATATTATACCAATCTATATTTAGGTAAATTACAACAAGCACGATGGCGTGAGGATAAAGAAAAGATAATAAATATGGCAAAACAAAAAGGAATAATAATAAAAAATAATGAAAAGATAAAAGCAGATAAACGCCGTAATATTATCAATTTCTGTATTCAAGGTGGTGCGGCTGTAATAACATTAAGAGCAATGCGTAATATTATGAATAATAAACGCTTACAAGAACTTGGTTGTGAATTGCAAATGTCTATTCATGATGAAACTTTGTGTAGTGTACCAAAGGAACATGCTTATGAATGTGCTAAACTTATTGAACAGTGTTCTAAAGATGCAGGACACGATTTGTTAGTGCCTTTGTCTTGTGATGTAGAAATTGCAGAGCATTGGTATGGAGAATCCTTATCATTTGACGAAAATCATAATTTAGTCAAAAAATAAAATTTTTCTTGACATACAAAAAAGATTGTGTTATATTATACAAAGGGGAATTTATATGGTAAATAAAAAAGTAAAAATTATCAACGAGGAATATGAGCGTAGAAGAAAAGAAATATTTGATAATGAAGCAAGGAGAGGAAATTGGATTTTACCCGTTTTTAGTGATGATACAAAAATACAATTATATGAATTAAGAGGTTGGTATAACTATCAAATGGATAAAATAGGGGAATGTCTATGATTAATGTAGATGAAATATTTTCGGCAAATGGAAGAATTGTTTGCCCTAAATGTGGAAATAATAATATTTATATTAAAAATATGTTTGGTGAAGGGTATAATTATAATTGTTTTTGTCCTAAATGTAATTTAGAGCAAAATTTATCTTATAGTTGTGTTAGAAAAGCAGTAGAAGCATGGAATCGGGGAGAAATACAGATATGAAGTTAAAAACAAAGCTATTACAAGATGTATTAGGAACACTTACAAACATGATTAAATATGTAAACATTAAACCTATTACCAATCTTGTAGAAATCTATGCAGACAATAATGAATGTCATATAGGAGCAACAGATAATATTACAAAGATTATAGGTACTATACATAATGTAGAAGAACCAATAGATAATTTTGTAGTAAATTTACAAGACCTATATAAACTTGTAAAACTCACAACAAAAGAAGAAATAGAAATAAAGAAAAATAAAGACCATATTATATTCAAGGGAAATGGTAAATATAAGATTCCTATACAGTTTGATGAAGTGGGGAATGAAATATGTTTACCATTACCGCTTATACATTTTACGAATGAAGTACAATTATTTCAACTTGAAAACTTAAAAAAAGTACAGAAATTGCAGGAGTTCGCATTGTGTAAAGACACAAATCATTCTGAACTCTGTAAATATGGTACGATAGATAATAAAACTATAGCAACAGATAGCTTTGTTATGTCTGTATCTAATTATAGTTTACCATTAAATGAAATTAATAATAATGTGGTAGCACAAATATGTAAGTTGCCATTTGAAGTTATGTCTTATTGTGTAAGTAATAGCATATTAAGATTTGACAATAAAAATGATGATATTACATATGATGGGCAAATATATATGGAACAGACAAAAGAATTTCCTTCAAGTATGATTGCACCTATTTTAAGTGCAGATATGTATAATACAATTATAGAGATAAATACGAAAGAACTTGAAGATATTATTAAAAGATTAAATATATTTCAAAGTGCGTTTAATGTTCCTTGTGTATATTTTGAGGATAATAAAATATATAATAAGGACAAAACGATAGAAGAAGTTATAAGTGGCGAAGTAAAACAGAAAGGAGATGTAAATGTTGTAATTAAAATTGAGCAACTATTAAATGTTTTACGACGCATGGACGCACAAATAACATTGTATCTAGGGAAAACTGCAATTAAAGTACAAGACACAGAGAAATATTATATTATTAGTGCAATGGATAATAAGGAGCGATAATTATGTTTATGGTTAGAGTTTATAATGAAGATGGAAATCGTATGTGGCTAGATAATGGTTATATTTGGGATGATATTGAAGCACTTAAACTTCGTTTGCGTGAAGAAATGGAAAATGAAAAGAAGATTCTAGGGGCATCTAAAAAGACATATACTGTTATTCCTATTAGCTTTGAAGAATCTAATATGTGTGTAGATATGCCTATGTTAGATAAAGAAGTAGAAATTAATGATATTAAGTTTGTAGATGGTGCAAATGGATTCAAGGTACATGGAAGTAAAGAAATTGCGTCATTTTTATATGCTTGGGTAGAAAAACATGCTATGGAAAAGAATTATAGCAGGGAATCAATCGAAAAGACCGAAGAAGAATTAACAGAAGATGGCGATATTACTATTATTGTAAAGGAACGTAAGTCTATTGGGGCGTAAAGCACTATTTGACCTAATACAGAATAGTAAAGCCGATAAGACAGACCTAGCAGAGAAATTTAAGTCTGATTATATTTATACACTTGAACATTTAGAGGACGATTATACGCCCTCTAAATCGTTTAAGCCATCTTCAATAAAGTGTATAAGAAGCGGTGTTTACCAATGTTTAGGAATACCACAAGATAATACAAAACAATCACAGACATTATATGAAATATGTCAGAATGGTACAAATACACATTTATCTATACAAGAAAATGTAATGAAAATGGGTTTTGGTTGGAAATATGAAGATGTAGGACAATACGTAAAAGACAACAAAATTGACCTAGAAATTATAGAACCGTCTGACTTTGAACACGGAGTATATGAAACTAAATTATATAATAAAAAATATAATGTAAGATTCTTGTGTGATGGAATAGTATCATATACAAATAAGCGCGGTAAGAAAGAATACATGATATTTGAAATAAAGACTTGTGGTAGTGGTAAGTTTTATCCAATGAAAGATGTACTAGAAGAACATAAACAGCAAGCTATATGTTATTGTGTATTGTTACATTTAGATAAAGTATTATTCTTTTACAGCGAAAGAGATATGTTAAGTAAAAAAGCATTTATATATGAGCCTACAAAGAAAGAAAAAGAAGAACTTATAAAGAAATTAGAATATGGTAATAAGTGTGTAAAAAATAAAATCATTCCTTCAAAACCGATAGAAGCAGGGAATAAGTTCTGCAACTATTGTTCCTACTTTCAAAGGTGCGGGACAGATGGGGAAGGTGAAGTACAATTATGAGTAGTTTAGCGAAAGAATTTGAGAAAAGAATTAAAGACCAGTTATTCAATATAAAGAATGTATATCCTATTAGACTGTATGATTTTATAGGAGCAAGAGATTATCCAAGTGATTTTATAGTATATAAGAAACCTCATTTAATTTGTTTAGAATGTAAGACCTGTCAATTAAAATCATTTCCTTTTAGCAATATTAGTGATTCACAATGGCATGGAATGTTAAGTGCCATTAAGAAAGCTATTGGAGTAAAATCTTATGTACTTATATGGTTTTATATGCAAGATAAAACTTTATTGTGTGATATGAAAACATTAGAAAAAATGCGTAAAGACGGAAAGAAATCTATAAGATTTGATGAACAAGGAGATGGTATTTATGAAGTAGAAGGGGAAAAGAAATCAAAGTATTATAAATATGACTTTGAGAAATTACTAAAACAAATAAAGTGAGGGATATATTATGTATGAATGTAAATTACCATTTAATCCACATGAAAAATTTGGAAAAGAATTTCCCGATATTGAAGTACATTATTTAAGTAAATGGTATATGAATCATAAAGATAAAGATACAGTACAATTAGACCAAGATGGTAAAATTCAACCAATTTTAGTATCATTACCCGCAGATAAATTTAATATACATTTTAGGGAGATATAATATGTATAGATGTAAAGAATCTTTTTATATTGAACGTGGTGGAGAAACTTTTTATTTTGATATAGGAACATTGTGGGACGCAAAAGAAAATGAATATGGCTCTATTACTATTATAAATAATGGAAACCAAATAGTTATCTCACCAAGTATGTTTAAGAGAGTATTTGAAAAGGAGTAATACATATGGTAGTCAATGAAGTAACAAAAGCAACAATAGAAGCAGATAGTCAGACATTAGAAAATATAGTAAATGATATAGTAAATTCATACACAAAAGAATTAGATGAATATGTAAATAAAATTAAGTGTGTATTAGATGATGATACAGATGGATTGACAGAGCATGACCTAAATCAGATTATGATTAAGCTATGCTCTTATATGTATTTTATTGGTTCTAAACAGGAACTATTAGGAATCAGAGCAGATATTTCAGACGCACTAAGAGATGAAAAATATAATTTAGCTTTTATGGGTGCTACAGGAACAGTAGCTTCTAAAGAATCACAAGCGTTAAATGCAATTAAAGAAGAAGAAGTAATTAAAGTTATCTATGACAGGGCATATAAGATTATGAAAAATAAATATGCGGCGGTAGATAAGTGGATTGACGCAATAAAGAAAATCTTATCCATGCGTATTAAATTGCTGGAAATCGGCGTAAAGGGGAATTAAACTATGGAATATTTAGTTGTCATAGGTCAAGTAATTGGAGTATTTATAGCTATAATTATGATTAGTTCGATTCTTCTGTATTATGCTAATAAGTGGGTAGAACATTTCACTAAACTTAAATTATATGGTTACTATACAAACGGTGTATACGTATGGCAACTTATACAATATGATAAGATACAAGCTACATTATATGACATTAAAGAAGAACGCATGGTAATTATGGGATTGCATGAATTTCTAAGAGATTTTCAATTCCTTATGGCAGATACAATAAGCAGTATCGAATATACAGACGAAAAGAAGGAATCATAATATGCTTGTAAACAGAGAAGAAGTAGTACAGTCTGCATTAAATGTTCAAAGATGGTGTAAGAAACATTATAAAAATAGTAATTTTCCTTTCGGTGATTTAATATGTGATTGTCCTTTTTTAGAAAATTCAAGGTGTAAATTTTATATTACAGGAGAGCCGTGGACATATAGATTAGAAGAATTTTTAAGAACTAGGGGAGTTAAACATGGGAACTAATTTTTATTGGAAGAAATTACCAAAAGAATTAAAGCAATATGAAAAACTTATAAAAACACAAATAAATGATAAAGATATGAACCCTTTATATCATATTGGTAAAAGAAGTGGAGCAGGAAAATATTGTATGGATTGTGGTACTACATTTTGTATTCATGGAACAACAAGAATACATTATAATGATAATCCATATGAGTTATTTTCAGATGAATATGAAAAAGCACAAAAATATTATTGGTATGATAAATGTCCTATATGTGGAAAAGAAGGAATTATAATATGTTCCTTTACATGGACATTTATGAAACAAAAAGAAATAATTAGGAAACTATATGCAGAAGAGGTAAAAGGACGATTAAAAGAAACAAAACTTATTGTAAATGAATATGATGAAGAATTTACTCCTAAAGAATTTTGGGAAGAAGAATTAAAGAATTGTCCTGTAGAATATCAAAGTTGTTGTGAATTTTGTTAAGGAGGAACATACATGATTGATATAATTATTGGAATTATAATCGGATTTATTATGGGATTTTTTGTATTAAGTTGGGTATTAACAAAATCAAAAGTATATCTTGGTGCAACATATACAAATGGATATAGAACAGTAATTGTAGATACATTAAGAGATAATAGAGTTGTATATTATGATATTGATTATGAAGATACAGTCGAATTAGATATTAAAACATTTGTATTGCAATTTAAGTTAAAAGAAACACAGGGGGAATAATATATGGCTAAATTAGATGAAATAGTAAAAAATATAAATAAGAAATATGGATTTGATATAGTCGGTAAGGTAGAAGTAAAGAAACGTAGTTTTGATACTTTTCCTTTTAGAACTCCTGCTTTAACTTTTTTGTTTCGCGGAGGTATGCCAAGAACAATCATAGAATTATTAGGACTTCCTTCTAGTGGTAAGAGTTCGTTATGTTATTCTATTTGTGGTTCAGCACAAAAAGTATTACAAAAAGAATATGAAGAAGAAGTTAATGCATTACAAGAATTAACTAAACCATCTAAAGAAGAAAAAGAAAGATTAGCATATCTATTAGATAGGGGTGCAAAGAAAGTAGTATATCTTGATAGTGAATTTTCTACTGATGAAGAATGGGCTACTAAAAATGGTGTAGATGTAGATGATTTACTTTATATTGCTCCCGAAAATCAGACAGCAGAACAATTATTTCAAATTATATTAGACCTTATTTCTTCTGATGGAGTAGGATTAGTAGTAATTGATAGTATTCCTGCATTAGTATCACAACAAGCTATGGAAAAGACAATGGAAGAAAAAACATATGCAGGAATTTCAGCCCCATTATCAACATTTTGCAGTAAAGTATTACCATTATGTAACAAATATAAAACATCTATTATTGGTGTAAATCAGCAACGTGATGATATGGCAGGTTTTAATCGTATTATAAGCCCTGGAGGAAAAATGTGGAAGCATACAGCATTTATTAGAATGGTTCTAAAGAAGGGTAAATATTATGATAGTAATTATAAAGAATTAAATGCACATCCCGAAGAAGCATATGGTAATTTAGTGGAAGTAGAAGTAATTAAAAATAAAGCTACTAAGCCAGATAGACATTTATGTAAATTTTCTATTACATATGATTGCGGGGTAGATGGGTTAAATGATGCATTTGAAATGGGTGTAGCACTTAATCTAATTGATAAGGGCGGTGCTTGGTATTCTATTTTAGATGCTAATGGAGAGCCAAAAGAATATAATGGTACTACACTTAAATTTCAAGGTAAAAAGAATTTTATAGCGTTTATGAAAGAAAATCCCGATTTTGCTGAGGAATTAAGAAAGCAAGTAGAAGAAGCAGTAGAAAAGGATTGAAATTATGTCTAACTATAAACTTATAGAAAAGAAACGAAAAGAATTAGAAACTAAAGAATTTTATGATTGGTACAGAAAATATTTGAAATATAAATTAAGAACAAATAAAAAAGATTAAAAAATACTTGACTTTTTGTAGTCTATGTGCTATTATATCCTTGTGAAAGGAGAGTAGCACATGGATTACAATAAACATTTGAAGTCTCTTGATGATTTTAGAAAGTCATTGAGAGAAATGGACACACTACGAAATACACTTAATACTATTATTCACGAAGCAGATAGCGCAATAGGGGATTGCAGACATAAGATAGAACTTGATTATCCTACAACAAGGAAAGAACGTACTGCAATATGTAAGACAATACGTGAATATAGTATTGAAAGGCGTAAAGCAAAGAACGCTGAACAAGTATTAAATGAACTATTTGCTTTTGCAGATAATCATAAACAACTTATCAATGAACTTGATAATCTTTATGGTAAAATGAAGAAAGCAAAAGAAAGTGTAGAAAAAGAAAAAACATATAAAGTTCGTGTGTTACATAATTTGTTTGGAGATGAAATAAATGCAAAAATTTGATAGGACACATCACAAAGCCTTGTGGGAATATATGGCACAAGAAAAAACTATTAATGAACTTGTTGCTGATTCTGTAACAAATAGTAAAGATTATACTACATTTTTTGACATATGTGATATTACAAGAGACTGCCTTTATGATAAAAAGATGGAGTTTTTTGTACAAAATCATATATTGTATGATGATATTCCTATGAATTGTTGTTATGCTTGTAAAACTTCTTGTGGTGATGATTGGGAACATCATTGTGATAGGTGTCCTATTGATTTAAAGGGTTATTGTGAAAAAGATAATACTAAATTTGTTACTAAAGGTAATTTGTATGATAAATATATTAAATATATTACTCATATTGTAATGAATCCTAAAAATAAAGATAAATATATAAAACAGGCACAAAAAATGGCATTGCAAATTGCTAATGCTAAATTACAATATGAAGTGGAGGAAATTTAATATGCCTAGAGGACGTAAACCTAAATCTGCAAGTATGCCAAAGATGAAAGAAATTAAAGATACAAGAAAAGCACAAAAGATTGTATATGAATCTAATGGACTTTCTTCAAGGGCAAAAAGAGGAAATAAACCTATGCCTAAATATGCTCTTAAACTTACAGATGATATTTATATTACACATGATAGTAGGTCTTGGATGGTTGTACAAAAAAATTATTCAAAGAAAAGTACAACAGGTGAATATTATCCCGATAAACCTTTTCTATGGTATGGAACATTAGAACAAGCATTAAAAGGTGTAGTAAGATATAAAATCAGAGTTCCTAATGAACTTAAAGAAATTGCAGACCGTGTAGAAGATATTTATAAAATAATAGATGCACGTATTCCAAAAGGAATAAAGCCTAAAGATTTATTTAGTGATTATATTGGAAATGATGAAATAGAAGATGAAGATTAATGGGGGACATAAAATATGAGTGGAACATCTAAAGACGCAACACATTATATGGAAGGTGCTATGCAAGCTGTTCAAGTGATGGAAGCAATTATGACACATGAACAGTTTGAAGGATTCTTAATGGGAAATATTATTAAATATAGAATGAGAGCAAAATATAAGGGTAAGTATGAAGAAGATATGAGAAAGTCTAATCAATATGCATATTGGTTAGAACTACTAAGAAAGGGGAAGGTAATTAATCCTCTCGAAGATATATTACCCGATGAATATAAATATGGGGGTATCTAAATGGAAAATAAAATGATGATAAATACAGACAGGGACGAATATAAATCATTTAACGGATTCGAGTGTACTATAGTAAATACACACAGAGAAGATGGTTATATAGAAGTATTTGTTCCTGCTTTTAATATATTGATACTTCTTTTGCCGCATGAATTAGAGGATTAACATTATGGCATTGTTTGATATTAATGAACCTATAAAATTAAACGAAGATATTGTATGTTTGATTAAAAGAAGATGGTTGCAAATATGGGTTCATAGTTTTATATACTACAAGATGGGTACTTCTATTATTTCTGATACTATGTGGGATAAATGGGCAAAAGAGTTAGTAGACTTAAAAGCTAAGTATCCTAATGAAGCAAAATCAATAAAACATTATGATATATTTGCTGATTTTGATGGCAGTACAGGATTTATAATAGCACATAAGGCTACACCCAATCTTATAAAGAAAGCAAAACAATTAGTGGAATATTATAGAGAGCATAATACATGAAATACATTATTGGAATGTTTATAATAGCCTTATTTATTGCATTAGTAATTGGATTTACTATAAAGAAAATATTAGAAGTATATAATATTTAAGGAGTATATATGTTTAAGAGAGATAAAAAATATTTTATGCTTGCTAAAGCCGCAAGTGAATTGTCTGATTATGACCGTATAAAAATAGGGGCTGTTATAGTAAAAAAGAAAGATATTATGGCAGTAGGTTATAATCATAAGAAATCACACCCCAGACAAAAAGAACTTAATAAATATAGATTTGAAGATACACATGATAAGTGTAATCATTATCTTCATGCAGAAATGAGTGCAATTATAAATTGTCATTGGCAACCTTTACATGGAGCATCTATATATGTATACAGAAGTAATAAAGATGGTATACAAAATTGTAGACCTTGTGAGGCATGTATGAAAGAAATAAAATTACAAGGTATAAAAACTATATATTATACTACACAAGACGGTTATTGTATGGAGGAAATTGAAAATGAAAATTGAGACACAAAAAAGTAAAACAACATTTAAATTAACCATTGATGCAAAAGAATATTGGTTAATTATTAAAGCATTGGGAACACTTGATAACTATGAGATAGAGGATATATTAAAAGATTTTGATGATGGAGACAATACTAATGAATTTATAAATATAAAACACAATTTATATGTTGCTCTTATATCAAAAATTATTGAAAATACTTCACATATTTCATCAGATGCGGTTTATGAGCAGTTTAAATTAGTGGGTGAGTTTGAATGAAAATTAATGTAAATAATAATCCTACTTATACTTTAGAATTATCACAAGAAGAATTTTTAGTGTTATTAGAAGCTATTGGTACTAGGTCGAATGATGATTGGGAAGATTATCAGCAAGAGCATGGACTTACAGATGAACAAACAGGGCATCTAAAAATTGTTTCTTATAATGTATATGAAGATATGGATGATTATATTGAAAATAAAGTTAATCCTCCTAGTGGTGAATATTTTACGAGTGAAAATTGGTTAGCAGAACAATATAAGAAATCATATAAGGATTAAATTAGGAGGAATAATAATGAATATTAAAGTTAAGAATACACCAATTTATACTTTAGATTTAACTGAAACGGAAATAGCAATTTTAATACACGCATTGGGTAAAACTAAAAAATTAGACTATGAAACATTATGTTTAGAATATAGTGATTCTATAGATATGGCAAAGTCTTTTGATGATGTAGCACAAAATATGTATAGTAACATGAGGTTATCATTGAGTAATACATTAAATGTTGATAATTCATTAGATGAAATATATACAAAGGTAATTGAACATAGTAAGGATTGATATATATGTCTAAAGTACCAAAGAATCATAGTGCTACACGTTATTTTAGCGCAGTACAAGAGAATAATATAGCTAAATCTATAAGTGGTAAAACTACAAGTAATTCTGGTGCATCACGATTTAATTGCGGTGACATTACTACTAATGATTTTTTGATAGAAGCAAAAACAACTATGAAGCCTAAAGAATCTTTCAGTATAAAGAAAGAATGGATAATAAAAAATAATTTAGAACGTATGCAGTTAGGTAAACCATATTGTGCATTAGCTTTTCAATTTGCACCAAATTCACCTAACTACTATGTTATAGATGAAAAACTATTTAAGAAACTTTTAGAATATATGGAAGGTGATTGCTTATGAATGTGTAATATAAAACTTATATAAGAAACATTATAAATATTACACAGAAAAGAGGAAACATTTATGGTAAAGTATGGAATTGATAAAAATCGTCTTGTAGTCACAGCTATGTATACTAATGGAGAACTAGACGTAAGGGATTCTCTTGACCGTATGCTAAATAAGATTATTGACTGCAATAGCATTGTAAATATTGATATTGACATTGATAAGATTCTTGATAAATATGAAAAGCAAGGACGATTTATTTTATGTGGTATTGCACGTTGCCACAAGGAAGATACATGGGAAGAAGAAAAGGGAATGGAAATTGCAAGGAATCGCCTAAATCGTAGTTTTATTGTACTTAAAAATGATATTATGCGTGAACTTGCACATAGACTTGATAATGTTTATATGCATACAGCACATAAAATTGCAGAAAAGTTATACGGGAAAGAAGTAGATGCAAAGTTTGTGCTGACAAATAATAATCCTATTGTAGTGCAATATAATCCTAAAACAATGGAAGTAGAATAATATATAAATGGGACAGCTTTATGTTGTCCCATTATTACTAATAAGGAGATTTATATATGTTAAAATACCCAAGTATAGCAGTAGATTTTGATGGTACATTAGGATATAGTAGTCATAGGGATTATCCTAAAATTACTAAAGTATTTAAGTACCCTATAAAAGTATTGAATGAATATAAGGCTAAAGGTGGAGTATGCATTTTATGGACTTGTAGAAGTGGAATTGATGTTGATATTGTTGTAGATGAATTAAAGAAATATGGTTTAGAATTTGATGCTGTAAATAAAAATACAGATGAAATAAATCAAGCATGGTTAAAAGACCATCCAGATGCACAAATATCTACTAAAATTAGTACAAGTTTATATATAGACGATAAAGCATATGGAATACACCCACATAAATTAGATTGGAAAAGAATAAAAAAATTTATATTACAGGAAGTGGATATATGAATATAAACATAGAAGAAAGAAAAAAGAATCAATTTAATAGTTTGAAAGGTTTAAAAGTAGGATTTTTAGAAGTTTTATATGATTATATGGATTATACAAAATCTCAACATAGGCATATTTGTGTATGTAAATGTCATGGTTGTGGTAAAATTGTTAAAGTTCATATGAGTAATCTTAAAGCAGAAGGACATACAACGTCTTGTGGTTGTCAAAAAGGAAAGAAAATTATAGAAAGTAAAATTAAACATGGAGACACAAAAACTAAATTTTATAGACTATATATGAATATTAAAAACAGATGTAATAATAGTAAAGATAAAAGATATAAAGATTATGGTGGTAGAGGAATAAAATGTTTATGGGAAACCTATGAAGATTTTAAGAATGATATGTATGAAAGTTATTTAGAGCATATTGATAAATATGGTAAAGATACTTCTATTGACCGTATAGATGTTAATGGAGACTATTGTAAAGAAAATTGTCGTTGGGCAACAAGAAAAGAACAATGTAATAATAAAAGAAACAATAAATTATTAACTTATAATGGAGAAACACATAATTTAAAACAGTGGTCGGAAAAATTAGGAATAAATTATAATACGTTAAAATCAAGATTATTTTTATATAGGTGGAGTATTGAAAAAACGCTATCAACACTTGTAAAAAATTAGATTGGAACGCCATAAGAAAGACAATTTTAACAGAAAAAGATTGACACATAACTTTTTGTGTGCTATACTTAAAAGAAAAAGGAGAAAAAGCTATGAACTTTATTTTTATTATTAAAGAAGCCATTATGTATACAAAGAATTATAGTATTGATACAAGTTTGTATAAGATTAATTAAAGGAGATATAACAATGAATGTACATACTCATATGACACCTACATATACATTAGAACTAACACAAGATGAATATGTTTCTCTTATTGCGGCATTATTTACGTCTACAAAAGAACATTTGATTAAACAATACGGTAAAGAATTTCCACAACATATAATTGATTCTATAGATAAAGCACAAGAAGAATTAGCACAAAAATTTAGTGATGTATATCATAGAGAACAATCAGTAGATATTATTAAGAAAATAAGATTAGATGGTTTTGAAGGAGATACAATATGAGATACCTTTATGTTTTGTGCGGATTAAGTGGAGCAGGAAAAAGCTATTTTATAGAACAATATAAATATCTTAATGCTTATACATTATCTTCTGATAAGTATAGGCTTATTTGTGGTTCTATTATTTATGATACAGAGGGGCATTTATCTATTCCACAAGATGTTTCGGGCAGAGCATGGAAACGGCTAAAAGAAGATTTAGAATATCGTATGGAACGTGGAGAATTTACTATTGTAGATGCTACACATATGCATAAAGACCATATTCTTGAATATAGAAAACTATGCAAAAAGTATTTCTATAAATTTTGTGTGGTTAATTTTAATGCAGATATTCCTACTTGTTTAGAAAATAATAAAAAGCGCATAAATACATATTCTTATGTTTCTCCCGAAGTAATAAAAGAAATGGCACATAAGAAAGAAGAATTGCCTAATAGTATTCGACAAATAAATTCTGATGAATTTATAAATGATGTGTATTCTAAATATAATCCTATTGATTTTAATAAATATGAAAATATATGGATTATTGGTGACATTCATGGTTGCTATGAGCCATTAAAAAATATTATCAATCGTGTAAATATGAATACAGATGCAGTAATATTTGTTGGAGATTATTTTGACCGTGGAATACAAAATGTAGAAGTATTTAATAAAATATATAGTATTATGGATAATCCTAATGTATTTTGTTGTATTGGAAACCATGAACTTCGTATGTTTGATTATATTTGGGGAAAAGATGTATCAAGAAGCAGATTTGGTAATGAAACATTAAAACAATTTCATGATAATAATATTACTGATAAAGATATAGAATCATTTTGTAAGAAACTTATTCCTTGTGTAAGATTTTATTATAATGAAAATTATGTATTGGTGTCTCATGCAGGAGTATCTAACAGTAATATTAATATTATGACACCCGAAGTATATTTTACCAAAGGAATAGGTACTTATGAAGAAATGGATAAAGTATGTGGATTCTATAGAACACATAATAAACTTGCACATATAGATGAAATTCAAATCTTTGGGCATAGAAATAATAATGATGTACCTATTAAGATTAATGATATGTGTTATAATGTATGTGGTTTTCCCGAATATGGTGGTACATTAAAAGCATTAAAAATGTATAAATATGAAAATACTATTGCTATGGAAGAAATATATGAATATAATAAAGTTTTCAGTAAAGAAGGATTATATCATGCTATAGCAAAATATCCTCATAGATTTCCTATTGATAGTGTAGAAACTATGGTAGGTGCTATGCGACATAGTAAATATGTTAATGAGCATGAATTTGGACATATTAGTTCTTTTAATTTCACCAAAGAAGCATTTTATGATGATATTTGGGACGGTATTGACGTTCGTGCAAGAGGACTATTTATCAATACACATACAAATAAAATTGTAGCACGTTCATATAATAAATTTTTTAATTTAGGACAACATGAATGTTCTACAATAGATAAATTTGAAGCACCAATAAGTTTATACAAAAAATACGATGGATTTTTGGGTATTATAGGATATGATGAAGAAACAGATAATCTTGTTTTCTGTTCTAAATCTACTATTGCACCTTATGGAGATTATGCTAATCTTTTTGAGAGTAAAATTAGACCTTTAATTAAAGATGAACAAGAATTAAAAAGGCATCTTAAAGAATATAATTTTTCATTAGTATTTGAATGTATTGCACCAAAAGAAGATGAACATTTAATTAAATATAAAGAAGATATGTGTATTCTTCTTGAAGTTGTGCATAATACTATTGAATATAGTAATGAACGATATTCTGTATTAAATCATATTGCACAAACATTTTTTAATGGTGTACAAGTAAAAGAATATGTGTGCAAATATGAGACAATAGACTTTTTTACAGATGATATTGATACACTTAAATCTCATATTGGTTTTGAAGGTTTTGTCACTGTAGATAAAAATAATCATATGTTTAAGTTAAAAACCTATGAGTTTGAGAAATTAAAGTTCATTAGGACACAAAAAGATTATTATACTACAATTAAACAAAAAGCAGGAAACCATGAAATTAAAAAGCCCGATAAGTATAAGTTTGAAAAGAGATATGAACAAGTATATGACCGTGACACAATAGAAGAGGCATATATAGCTATATGTGAACATATTGACACGTTAAACTTGACATATCAAGAAAAATAGTGTATAATAAGGAGAAATACAAATGAAAACATAAGGTGTGATAAACAATGTTTGAATATATTTTAATGATATTAGCCGCGAATTATGCGGCTATATACTTTTATGTACAATATCTATGGACAATAAGGAGATGTTTTTGGTGACATTAGCACAGAAATATAGACCTAATACATTTGAAGATATAGTAGAGCAAGATGAAGTAAAGAATAAGCTACAGGAAGAAATAAAAGAAAACAAATTAAAAAATGCTTATTTATTTATAGGACAAGCTGGTATTTCCAAAACCACAATTTCCCGTATATTTGCACATTCATTAAATGCTTATGTATTAGAACTTGACATGGCAAGTCATGGTACAGCAGAAGATATGAGAAATCTTATTGATAATATTTCTAATAAACCTATTGGGTATGATTATTATGTAGTTATACTTGATGAAGTACAAGCCGCTATGTCAAGAAAAGATAGTATGGCGGCACAAGTATTATTAAAGACATTAGAAGAACCTCCTAAACATTGTATATTTATATTGTGTACTACAGAAGGAGATAAAATTATAGATACAATTAAGAGTAGATGTGAAACTTATATGTTTGCACCTATTTCTTATGAAGGAATCTATAATAGACTTAAATATATTTGTGAACAAGAGAATATTAAATATGAAGCAAATGCATTACATAGAATTGTAAAAGCCGCAAAGGGTGGTATGCGTCAAGCAATTACATATTTAGATGTAATCAACAATGGAAACCTAACAGAAGAAGCTACATATAAATACTTTGGTTGTGGGACATATGATAGTTATTTCAATTTATTGTATGCTATTTGCGACAAAGATACAAAAAGAATTATAGACAGTACAAAGACAATAGATGAATCATACATTCAAGACTTTTTTAGTTTTATTATTGATGTTTCTATATATTTCAATGTACAAAATTTAGATTTAATTGATATTCCTTCTGCTTGCGAAGGAGAATTAAAAGGATTTACAAAGGAAGATAAGGACATTATAACAACATTAAGAGATGAATTATTAAACTTGCAATATGAAGGTAAGAACAGCCCTATTATCAGACAGCTATTTATTGCAACTATATTAAAAATTATAGGAGCGTGATAGTATGTACTATGCAGAATACAATGATTATGTAACACAAAGATATAATACATTACAAGAAGCAGTAAATGATATGATACAATATATGATAGCAAATAACATTACAGATGAATTTAAGGTGTATCGTACCATACATATAGATGCAAAGAGTATTATAAATCCTTTATGCGAAGCAGATATATTAGAACTTATTAAAAAGCATACAAAAGAAACATATGGAGAAGAAGCAAAAGATTATCTTAAATATATTGATAGTGATGCTTATAATTATTTTTCTTATGCTTTGAGTGAATACAAGAAAGCATTAACATCTTGGCTTATAAATTATCATTTAGAACCAACATGGGAACGTATAGCCGCTATACTTATATATAAGTATGATGAAGAAAATAAAGTATGGAGATATATTAGAGAATATATAGAACCAAGTAATCCTGTAGAACCCGAAGAACCTATAGAACCAAGTGAGCCTGTAGAGCCATCAGAACCAATAGAAGAACCAATAGAAGAACCAACAGTGGGTGAATAATATATGCAATCAGAATTGTACATTACAGATGATTATGATACAATATATCAATATGCTAAAAATAAAGCTAAAGAATTACAAATAGATTTTTATAGTTTTAATGGAGATAGAAAAGGTGTAGATACACTTGTGGAATTAGCTAAAGAACATATACATGGTGTAGTATTTATGTGTGATGTTTCTAAAGTACCTATTTTTGACGCACTTTTGCCAATTTTGGAAAAAAGTGACCTCTGTATAATTCTTGTAAGCGACAAACACGACATAAAGCAAGCAATCATATCAAGGTGCAATACAAAACGTATTCTACCTATTTATTCGGAAGAAATAGCGGCATTTATGCAAAAAAAGATTGTTCCAAAAGAAATTACAATAGGATTTTTATGTGCTTTATGCGAGACATTGATGAAAGATACAAAACATTATAATGCTTTATTAAAAATAAATGACATTATAAAAGACATTCAATTAAGTACAAATAATATTCTTCAAGATGAATTAAAATATAGGTTAAAGGAAGTATTATAAATGGTACATTATATATGTGGAGATATTAAAGACATTCAAGCACAATATAATATAGGCACATATGTAGACATTATAGAATATATAAATAAACCTATTGGATTATTTGATACAAATAATAATGATATAGTATATTTTATTTATAATCCTAAAGAATTAAAAGACAAAGAAGATTGTATATTATTGGAGCATAAAGCACAAGATAAGGAAATATATTGTATTATAGAAAACATAGACAAAAAGACTTCCGTATATAAATATATAAAGTCAAAAATGATTGATATGTCAAGGAATATATTATCTATTAAAGATAAAGCAAATATATTCTATGATGATATTTCTATTATAAAAGAAATAGAAGATAATGAAATAGTTAGCTTTTTATATGCTTTGTATTACAATTATCAGAATAGAAAATATAAAAATATATCGGGAAAGCTGATAAATATGGTACTGACAGGAAAAATCACTTCACGGATTGCTAAAAAACTTCTATTATATTTTATTACAATTAAATAATTTGTGTGTTGACAAAAAAGAAATCATGTGGTATAATGCAGACAAATTAAAGGAGCGTTATACCACATTTTTATTTGAAGGAGATGTTTTATATGAACAATAGACTTATAGGAAAACGTCTTGACGAGATTTTATGTCATGAAATTACTACAGATGGAAACCACTTAACAACGGGCATGGGAGAAACCTATATGCTATTGTCAAGGGGTGGAATTAAAATCAATAATAAAAGAATAACAGATATAAATTATATTTTTAGCGAAAAAGATTATAGTTGTGGATTATCATGTATTCAAGTTGGAAGAAATAAAGTATTTATTATCAATAGATTTGGTGATATATTGTAAAAATAAATATATGGAGATGTTTTACATGAAAGATAAACTTTTAAGTGTATATGCAAACAATAAAGAAGTATATTATGTAAAACAAGTTATAAGTAAAAAAGAAAGCCTATATTATGGAGTATTTGATTTAAATAATAATGAAATTGCAGGTTTTTTATTGGATATAAATGCTTATATTTTAGCAATAGAAAAGGCTATGGATAAAGGAAATGGAAATTGTATTGCAGTTTATCCTAAAGAAAAGAGATATTTTGAAAACTATAATTTTATAAGAAGCGAAAATTTGTCTTGACAAATAATAAATTCTCTGTTATAATGTGTTTACAAAATTGAAAAGGAGAGATAAATATGAACACTTTGAAAGCTGAAATTTTGCAGGATATTTTGAGCAAACTTAATGACTATGTTTCTAGTGATACTGAAATTGAGGACAATCCTAGAGATGTTGCTTTTACCTTATGGGAAACAGAAAACATAAATGGTAGTATTACTTGTAATACATGGAAATCAAAAGAATGGATTAAAAACCATTTTGATGATTTGGATGAAGTAGTAGAAGAATATCAACGTGAAACAGGAGAAGCATTGAATCCTTTTTCTTCGCCCGAAGCGTTTCAAGTCATTGTTACTATTGAAGTTACTTGTGATTTGATTTGGAATGTTTGGGAAGATGGTATGACAACAAAAGATTTGATTGAAGCATTGGAAGAATTGCAGGAAAGTATGGGATGGCAGGATTATGACAGGGAAACATATTTTTCTTGACAAACTAAAAATTTCGTGATATAATAAGTGCATAAAAGGATAACGATACTTTCCCTTCTAAGGAAAGTAGGATGAATTTCGTTATATGTGTGTAGGGGAAAGCACATAATAATATTAAGGAGATGTTGTTATGAAGCGTATCATGTTCGGGAATTTTAGGTTAGGTTTTGAGAACAAAGGGAATAATAAAGCCTATTGCGAAATTCTCGATATTAAGGAAAACACAAAATTTACTATTGATATTGAAAACGGAAAAGCATATATCCATAATGCAGGACAAAAAGTGTCAAAGCAAGAAACATTTATGAAAGCATTGAAACGTCTTTATGATATGTATGATAAAGAATACAATCATAAGGAGGTAGCATAACATGGTTGCTTTGATTTTCCTTCTCTTTGTTTTGCCTGTAATATGTTTAATTGGTACTGTTATATACGCTTGTGTGATAGCAGTAGACGCAATATATGATGTTGGTGTATCGTTACATAATAATAAAAAACCTGTAAATAAATATAGACAATAAAATATAAAGGAGTGATATATATTGACAGAAGATAAACTCAATAAAGCTAATAGTTTACAGCAAAAGATTGATGCAGTAAACAATCTATTGGAAGGAATTTCAATGGATAATACTATCACTATTGGTGTAGGAATGTATGATGTTATTAGATGTTCAGCAGAAATATCTGACGCTAATGATAAAGTACAAGAAATTGAACAGCGTATGTATAATCGAATCAAAGAAATACTTGAAGCATATAAAGCTAAACTTGTGGAAGAATTTAATTCATTAGTATAATTATAAAACATTAAAAGGAGATATAATATTATGGCACAAGTAAAAGATATTCTTGGCAAAGTTTACAAAGGAAATGAAAACACAGGAGAAGTATATAGTTTTCCTTCAAAAGATGCAGGATTTTTTGTAGAACAAACTGCAAAAGAGCGTAAAATGTCTATGTTGCCTTATGTGAAGCTGAAAGCACATTATAAGCGAATTGACGAACAAGTACGCGCAAATGAAGCTAAAGCCTATGCAAGTGGTTATGATGTATATGATTTTGAGCATAATAAAGACAAGGGAAGTTTTGAATTTGCAAATACTTCTCATGGTATTGATTTGATTTTCAAGCCCAAAGAGAAAAAGAAAACTGCATAAAAATAAAAAGGACGTTTTTATACGTCCTTTTTTAAATTTTCTCTTGACAAACTTATAAAAATATGATATGCTGTATATATCAAATTGTAAAGGAGAATACAATATGAGTGTACATGAATTGAATCGGGAACAAATGATTTGCTTGAAACAATCTATTTTGTGCGATAGAGATACCACTACAGATTGGTTATCTTTAGCACAAGCAGACAACATTATTAGTGATGAAGAAGTATATAATGAATATAATGGAATTATTTTTACAGAGGATGATTTTTATTGAAACAAAAAGATATACCACAAATAAAACCTATTGAGCCTATTCTTCCTATAAAAGCTGAAATAGAATATAATAAACATAAGCAGGATTTTATGTTTCAGCATTATTATATAGAAGAAATAAAGAAAAGACAAAAACCATTAACACGATATGGTCATATTGAAGTAGATATATAAGATGTTTTATAGTCTATATTAGTATAATAAAAATACTGTCCATGTATATAGACTATATTACATATAAAGGGATGTTTGAAATATAACGTCCCTTTTTATTTTATGTATTGACAAACAGATTATTATATGATATAATGCAAGTACAAAATGAAAAAGGAGATGATTTAATGGATATTTCAATGAACATATTGAAAATGCTTGAAAAAGAACAGGAAAAACATGAAACAAAAATCCGTCGTGCTGTTATATCTTATTTAGAAGAAGAAATGATATTTATACAAGCAAATGAAAATGATAAAACATTTTATGTAGAACATTTATATTATGTTTCAATTCCTAATTATGTATGGTTTTGGATTCATAAATGGATGAATAAACACGGATATAAAAATTTCTTTTATAATAAAGATTATAAAGTTTATACAGTATAAGGAGATGGTTTAATATGTTTGATAAAATCGTAAAGATGTATAAAAGGGAATTGATAACATTACAGGAAATGGTTTTCAAACTTCTTTCCCTTCCCGAAATTAATTGTAAATTATTGGATATAGAAGGAAACAATATTTATATTAAACTTTCTATCAATAAAGAAATAGAAGAAATTATGGAGAAACAAAGAAATAATTAAAAAGTGTATTGACAAGTATAAAACATTATGATATAATGCAGACATAATATGAAAGGAGAGATAAATATGAAGTATACGGAAGAAAAGATTTACAGTATTATTGATTCCCTTCCTCATGGTAGTGGATTCAATGGCAAATGGGAACATAAAATTGATACAAGAGGAAAACTTCACTTCTATAATACATATGATTATATGGATGAAAATGGATTTTATGATACTTATATTGATTTTGAAGTAGTGATATATAAAGATGATATTAAGATTCATTTTCTCCATGTAACGAATCACCAAAAATATATTATTTATACTCATATGTTGCGGGAATACTTTGGAGATGTTTTTGGGATGTGGTTTTGGGATAACAAAAATCTTTTGTAAAAATATTAAAATATGTATTGACAAACAAAACATAATATGATATAATACAGACAATGAAACAAGAAAGAAGTGATTTATGGAAATAAAAAACTTCAAAAAAAATAAAAAAAAGTATTGACAAATAGAAATGTTTGTGATATACTAAAGACAATCAAAGGAAACAATAAAATATTAAAAGGAGATGTTGTTATGGAGAAACGAAAATGGGACAAAGATTTGCAAATGGGATTGACAATCTATTTTGACAGAAAAACAAACAAGCCTGTATTGTTTATCGGCGGTGGAAGTGAAATCGAAACACAAGAAGGAATTATTTCCCCTTTGTCTTGCGAAAATCCTTTCGATTTGCCACAACATTATGGTGCGATGGTTGAAGCAATGGTTGAAACAATCGTTATGAATACTGCAAAAGGTGTGTTGCATAACTTGGAAAATCTGATGAGATAATAACAATGTATATATTATAGGGAAGTGATGTGTATTGAAATAAAAAATAAAAAAAGTATTGACAAACAGAAAAACATATGCTATAATGTAAACAGTAAAAATCAATCAACAAAATATTAAAAGGAGATGTATTAATTATGAAGCGTTTTTGTGCAATGTGCGGTAAGGAGTTTGAGGCTACGTCGGCGGCTGTAAGGTATTGTGATGATTGCAAGGTTGAAGTTAAGAAGAATTGGCAGGAAAAACAGAAGCAATACGCGAAAAATCGAGCCGCGAAGCTGGGTCTTGTGAACATTACGGTATATAAGGATAGCCGCGACGCCATCAAGGCAATGGCAATCAACGGTAAGACTGTAGCAGATGTTGTGAAGGAGCTTTTGGAAAACAAGCAGGAAGTCAAGGAAAGTAAGCAGGAAGTCAAAGCAGAAAAGAAAGCTGATACCAAGAAAGCAAAGAAGTAAAACACACAAAAGGAGTAGGATATATTTCCTACTCCTTTTTAATTTGCATACATATTTTAATTACATATATACATTTAGGAATATCGTCCTATTGTAAAAACATTAAAAGTATGATATAGTATAAACAGATAAACAAAGAACCATTATATAAAGGAGATGTAAATATGAAACACAAAACTAAAGCAACAATTATTATCAGATGTGACAATCCCGAAAAGAATAAAATAGGAGTATATAAATATATTGAACGTATTGTCTATCATGGAGAATATAGCCATTATATTCATTATAAAGGTTATACTTGGTATGTTCATTTTAACGGATGGAATAATGGCAAAGCTATTTATCAATTAGGAGGAATAAAAGAATTATAAAAATAAGTATTGACAAAATAATTTTCCTGTGATATAATACAATCAGAATAAAGAAAAGGAGATGTTTATATATGTTTGCAAGAATCAAAGAAAATGGTTATGACATTAATGGAAATCATTTGTATCGTGTTTATATCTATACACTTATGCAGGATAATCAATATAAAGTTATTTCAAGGGAAGGAGCGAAAAATATAGGTATTGGCAGGATAAATAACGATAACTCCATTACAACACAGTGGAACAAGGAAGAAATTATTGCTAAACTTAAAGAAAAAGCAAATATTTCTTTTCCTTCCGAAAAAGTTTTGTATGTTTTTGAATAAAATATATTGACAGATAAAACATTATATGATATAATGTGTTTACAATAAGAAAAGGAGATGTATAAAATGAAGGAAATCATGGTAAAGCTGTATAGGTTTGATGAATTGTCAAAAGATAAGCAGGATAAAATTATAGAAAAAGCGCAAAGTGATAATATGTTTTATTGGGATGAGGTACGCCCCGAAATTGATGCATTGTCTGACATTGCTTATACTATGGGAGCAGATAAAAAGGTAGACTATGAATTTTCTACTTGTTCGCCGTCTCATATTGAATTTTCCTTTGATGACATTGCAGATGATTTGAAAGATATTAGAGCATTGAAATATATTTACAATAACTTTATTTCCCCGTTTGTCAAAGGAAAATATTATAGTACAAATGGAAAATATATTAATGGCAAATATACATATAAAAAACGCTATAGCAAGGCAATTAAAGAGTTTTCTTCCATCAGTGGTTTGTATATTGATTTCGTGGTACATGATATATATTTAGAATACATTAATAACATTAAAAAGCACGTTTCTTTTTCTGTAGCGGATTTTATTGAGGATGTAGAAGATAAACTATGCAAAACTATCCTTGAAGCGGCGGAAGAATATGATTCAGAAGAAAATTGGCGCGAAAGATTGCTTGAAGATGATAGAGAAATATATAATAGTGATGGTACAATCTATAGAGGATAATATATAAACTATATATAAACTGTAGATATAATGTTTTACAATGGGACAAAAGATATTATATAATTTATGTCTTTTGTCCTATTGTATAAATTCCTTTCTTGTGCTACAATGCAAGCATACAAAGGAAAGGGGAGTTTATACAATGAGAATTGAAGAATTGAAAAACCTTGTCTTGCAGATAAGGAAAGATATGAAAGAAGTAAAAATTCCTTGTGGCGTTATTGGTGAAATAAAGATTGCAAGGAAAAACGCCAAGTATTTTGCTATAACAGAAATAAATAATGATGGAAAATATACAATCACTTTTTCGGGAATTGCGTTATATGCAGGAAAACAAAGTTTAATTAATACTATAATGCATGAATTATGCCATACTTGTCGAGGATGTATGAATCACGGCTCGAAATTTAAGAAATATGGTGATATGGTATATAAAAATTTTGGTTATAAAATAGAAACATATAGCACGAAAGAAGAAAAACAAGCAGTAAAATCTTATAAAACATGGATGAAAGATATATTATTTATGATATAAATATATTATATTTGTTTACCCTTCTATTTATATATATTCCTTTCCTTTCTTTTTAGTACGTCTATATAGACGTACTATTTTTTTTGATTAAAAATTATATGTACTATAAATATATAATAGGACAAAAAGACTATTGAAACATTATGTGTATATGATATAATGATAGCATAAAGAAAGGAGATGTTTATATGAAACAATCATTTTTTAGAAATCCGAAGGAGTACGAAGAAATTGATTTTATTGCTTTAGATATGATTCTTTTTTGTAGCTTTATTGTTTTTCTTGCAGTTTATATTTTTAATGTAACAATATAAATGTAACAATATAAAAAGGAGATGTTTTATAATGACGTTCAAACAGTATACAGTTATTTATGAAGTATTGTCGAAGATTGTCGAAGAAATGAAGCAGGAAGAAAAGACAATAAAAGAATTATATAATGATGATATAAATAAATATGAAAAAGATGAAGTATATAAAAAGTTATGGCAACAAAGAATTGAAATAGAAAGTATTTGTGATTCTATAGAAAACATGGAAATATAAAGAACAAAGGGACAAGAAAAAATTCTTGTCCTTTTCTTATATTTTTTTTATTTTTAATGCTTGACAAATATATAATATTGTGCTAGTATATAATCAGTAAATGGAAATAACCTATATATTAAAAAGGAGATGTTTTTAATGAAGTACAAGGCAAAGAAAAGCGAAATTATGCGGTATTATGATTGTTTTTCTGTTGGTTATTGTGAATTGCAAAATCTACTCCATTTTGAACTGCCAGAAAGCTATACTTGCGGCGCATATGGCTGGAACGCTGATATTTACAGCATAAACGGATACGCCATTGTGACAGGTTATCGACCTTTCGGACAAAGTGTTAACTATGAAATCGTGCGGAAATATGACAGAAAAGCAGAAAAAATCATGTATAAGGATAAACGCTATAAAACATGGGAAGGAAAAGAAAAGGCTGTAAAGAAACTTTTGAAGGAGTTTATGAAAGCAATCACGACGAAATAAAGAAACAATAAAAATAAAAGAAGGGAAGTGCATATATAATGACAGCAAGGGAAAAATTAAAAGCATTTATCGAGAAAAAGCGCAAAGAAGAAAGAGAAGAAAACAAAAAGCAATATATAGAAAGAAAAATAGATGAAGAAATAGACTATAAAGAAACTATACAATCACTGACAAATATATATAAAGTAAATATGGCATACTGAAACAATAAAGGCAGGGAAATATATATTCCCTGCTTTTTTATTTATATTTTTCTATTGACAAATATCTATAGATATGATAATATAAGATAAAAGGAGATGATTATATGTTAAAAATTAAAATGGTTAAATTAAAAGGAAAAGCATATTTATTAAGTATTGCAGAAAACAACAAAACTATATATTTTAATGATGGATATATTAGTACAAGGGAAGAATTAAATAATATATATAAAGAATATAAAAATACTTCTTATTATCAACAATTTAAAGAAAAAGTCAAAGATTTAATTACAATAAAAGAATATATTTTGGCAAAAAAGAATATATTCAAAAACTAAAAAATTATAAATATCCTTATCCACAATATAGTGATGATTATAGGCAATATAAACTTGAAACGGAATACAATGAAAAAATAGATAATATTATAAAAGGAATAAAAAACTTATAATATATATAAGCAGGGAATATAATTTTCCTGCTTTTTTATTTGTCTATATATGAATATATGTTCATATAAGAATATAATATATATGAATGATTGTTCATATATTTATATGTTCATATATTTATATAATAGAAAGTATGTTTGATTTATTTATGAATATATGAGTATACTTTCATATATAAAATAAAGTATATTTCAAGGATATTTTGGCGGCAAAAATAAAAAGAAAAGAGGATACATAATATAATGTTTTATATATAACTATAATATATATTTGGCGCGGAAAACAAAGAAAAAGATGGGAGTATATATAAAGTCTAATATATATAAATATAATACTATAATATATAAAACTATCCTGGGCGCAAAAAACAAAAAAGAAAGAGGGATAGTATATAAATATATGGATATATAGAAAGAAAGAATATATAGAATTATATTTTAGAGTATTAATAATAAATAGAAAATTTATAGTATTAAGAAAATAGTTTTTATTCATATTAAATTTTGAAAATTTGAAGTATTGACAAAAAGTGAAAAATATTCCCTGTTTCGCTCGCTTACTTTACTATACTAAAGAAAAGAAGAATAAATACGTTAATAGCATACTAATTTAGTGCTTTAATACACTAAAGAACCATAAATATAGAAATTTTCAGAAAACTATGAAAAATAGCAATATTGTCTATATATATAGCTATAATCATTATCATATAATAATAATTATTTTCATTTGATATATATTCTCTCTATATATAATGATTCTCTTTCTCTTTTTTGTTTTTTGCCGCGCCCTAATTTTCTGACAATTCATATTATTATGTCTATTTATATTATATATAGACATATAACTTTATTGGACAAAAAGTCAAAGAATGATAAAATTTTAGGTTTTTGTCAATACTTAAAATCCATTTTAACCTATCTGGCAGCCTTGCCAGTCGTTTTTTATATGGTACGCATATATTTATATTCGGTAGTCTTTTTTCGTCGAATACAGACGATTTTCCTTTAATTTCAAGGCTTCCCAGCCCGTACATACATTCTATTTTATTGGTACTATTTGCCTATATTTGTATTTGTCAAGTAAAAAGTTTATTTTAAATTGTCAGAATATTAAATTTCAGATTATTCGTGGACAAAATCATAATTTTCTGATAATTATACTTCCTTAGTGCCGCAAGGAAAGTTTTCAGAAAAGTATAAATTTTCCCTATAGGAAAATACAAAACTTTCTGACAAATGTATATTGGTAGAATACATATAATATTCTATATTGTCTGATTATTATATTATATATAGAAATATAATATTATATAGAAATATATGATTATATATAATTGTCTGAATATTTATCCCTTTTTGTTTTGCGCGAAATATAAGAATAATAAGATATATAAGAATTATCTGAAAATTCATATTCCTTTATGTTGCGCCTATATTCTGACATATTATATTATTCTTATATTTTATAATTTTCTGACTAATTTGTATTTCTCTATATAGGAAAAAATTGCCTAATTTTCTGAATATTATGTTTCCTTTTTGTTTGCGCCGAAATATTCCTAATTGTCAGTATTTATGCACATTTCAGATATATTTGACGTATTATATTATTTAGATTTTTCTGAAAATTTTGATATGCCGTGGACAAATTTGAAATTTTCTGAAAATTTAATCTCTTACTCTAGCAAGGCAAATATTCAGAATAGTATGATTTTTACCATATATAGAATACAAAATGTTCCAACAAATGTGCATTGTCAAAAGACACTAAATATTCTGACAATTCCTTATAATAGAAAGAAAAATATTTTAGGATTTTTTATAAAAAACACTTGCATTATATCCTGTAATGTGTATAATATAGTTAGGTTGAATTTATTATATGAAAAGGAGATGTTCTTATGACGTATCAAGTGCAAGTAGACGTTGTTTTTACGGGGGAGATTTACGTTGATGCAAAGAACGAAAAAGAAGCGGCTAAAATTGCAAGCAAAAAGTGGTTTACTCCTTCTGACTTGCATAATTTCCGTTTCTTGGGTGTAAAAGAAGTCGTAGACGTACAAAAGGAGGAAGAATAAATATATATACATATTCCCCTGCTTTTTGCGGGGGAATTTTTTATTGTATATATATATCTTGACATTTTTATACTTTAATCTATTAAAGGAACACATAATTTTTTGAAATCTTTATTTGCGCCATAAAATTATCAGAATATTATATCTGTCAGAATATTATACTATATATAAGAATCCATACATTAAATATTTAGTATAATATTCAGAATATTTACATTTATGTTTATAATTGTCATAATAGCCTGAAAAGTCAGTATTTTCAATACTTTAAGAAATTAGTTTTAAGACACGAAAAATTCTTATTAGTATAAATATATGGAATAGTCTGAAAAAATCGCTTAAAACAATTATATGGAAGTCAAATTTTTATAAATTTTCAGAAAATTTTGTGTTCCTCTATTCGCCTGAAATTTTCAGAATATTATTATATCTTCCTATGGAATTGTCAGAAAATTATAAAATCCTCGATGGGCAAATAAAAATTATTCTCAATTTCAATAGATATGTAAATTATAAAAATTTTTCCCTTATAATAGGAAGGAAAATTTTTTTATGATTTTTATAAAAAAAATGCTTGCAATAATTATTTGTTTGTGGTTTAATATGTATAGGTTAATCATCTATTTTAAAAAAGGAGTGTTGAAAATGTTGAAAATGATGAATCGTGTAGAGCCTTGGAAGTATGGACAGGATATTTCGGGCGCGGTGGATGTGGAAAGCGCAATTTCCCTTGCTGATATGAACTGGGAAGTCGTACAAACTCCCGCATTGATTCGCCTTGCAGACGGTAATATCCTCGAAACACCCATGAAGGTAAACGTCCGTTCTGACAATAACGCTTTTCTTGGTGTGGTATCAGACCGTTATCAGACCGTACAAAACAAAGATGCTTTTTCCTTCTTAACGTATTTGACAGATTTCAAATTCGTTTCGGCGGGAATTGTCAGTGGTGGCAAAACAATATGGATGTGCGTAGAAGTCCCCGAATTTATGACCCTTGGCGAATCAATGAAAATGTATGTTGTTTTCTCAAGTACGCATGATGGGAAAGGCGCAATTCGCGCCGCCATCACTCCCGTCCGTCCTGCTTGTTCTAACACTTTGAACCTTGCCTTCAAGAAAGCCGTTCGGTCGTTTTCCCTTCTCCACAAAGGAGACGTAGCAGGGAAGTTGGAAATGGTCGGGAATATCATGGAACATGAAAATTCCTATCGTACCATTTTTCAGCAAGAAACAGAACGCCTTGCAAGTATTCACGTTTCAAACACTATGTTTAATGCGCTCGTTGGGAATTTGCTCCCGCTCCCTGCTGACGCTACGCCGCGCAAACGGGACATCGTGGAAAATCAACGTAGCGGCTTAATTTCAGCCTATAACGCTGATGATTTAGGCAATTTGCGCGGCACAGCTTATGGATTTTTGCAGGCTGTATCGGATTTTGCCTATCATTCTGAACCTGCCCGCATGACCAAGACCTACAGGGAAAATCAAATGAAAAGCGTTATTCGCGGAAATGCTTTGCTTGACAATGCTTTAGAATTGCTTTCAACATTGGTAGGCTGATAAAATAATCTTCCCTATATTTCCCCTGCTAATTACGGCAGGGGAATTGTCTTTTTATATACACAATTCAATATAACAAGCATAAAGGGCTATTTAAGCCCTTTTTATTTTATCCTTATATAGATATACCAATAGCATATAAAAATTGATTGTAGCCCTATTTATGCACGAATAAAAGCCATATACATTTTTCTATATCCCTATGTGACGCGAAAATATAATAAATATAAAAATAAGTCTTATGGTCTATTGACAAATAAAAATAAGACATATTTCCCATTGACACATATATTGCAAAATATTCTGACAACTTTATGTATCTATTGAATTTTCAAAATATTATAGATATATAAATTGACAGAAAATTATGTTAATTTACAAATGTATAGCATCAAATAATTAGTATAATATTAATAATACTATAAATATTATGTGTATTTATAATATTCTGACAACTTGCATATAAGTCAAAAAGTCAAAGACAAAAATATTTTTAGGGAAAATATGGGTATATATGAATATATAGAAATACCCTTTATTCGCCCGTAAATGCCCCTAGAATCGTTTTTTATGTTGTCTGCATATATTTATATAGGCACATAGATTTTCGTCCGTCTATGACGATTTTTCAATAATTGCAAGGCTTAGAAGTGTTCGATTTTTGTTCTAAAATAATAGGACTATTTGCCCTTGTTTTTATGTGTCAATAGACTTTACTCCTATTTTTTATATAGAACATACATTTTGGACTTTTTTCCTATTGACATATTAAATTGTATTCGTTCTATGTACAATTCATTCAAATACATATAATGTTTTTAATATTCTGACAATTCATGCACATCTAGTTTTCAGAATATTATGATACATACAATATTCTGACAATTTCAGATGATTAACATAATATTATGACACATCTTAATTTTCTGATAATTCTATGGCATTGGCAAAATATTGTGATATATTATAATGTTTATAATATTCTGATAATTATGTATCAAGAAATAGTAAAAATATTCAGAATATTATGTACTGTTTTATAGGCAATAAAAAAGCCCCAAATGGGGCTTAATATTTCATGCACTCCGAAAGCGGTACAGGATTCTTTTGCCGAAAATAGGCGTTTCCTGCCTTATCATATCTAATTTTCGCCTTAAATTTCCTGCTTTCCTTCGATGGTGTTTTATATGTATATATTATATAATCATTAATCCCGTACTCAATATCATATATCATAATGAGGAAATCAACGAATAAAGCATAATAAGCAATCGGCTTCATATTATTATACCTCCTAAAAATTCATACATGCGCGAAACATTGACAGAAACGACATAAAACCCATTAAAACAAGCAATAATAAATTCATTATATCATTTATTTTCATAATAGACACGCTCCCCTGTTTGTATGTTTTCAATATATTCCACAATAGCGCACGCATAAAGAGCATTGACAGAAATAATCATTTCAACGTGTTGCCCTGTATAGGTTCGCCCTACCACTTTATACATAAAAAGCCCTCCTATCCCAAATAACTAATTTTATCTGTTATCGGCTTAATATTAATCTCATAGACTAATATTTCATGGATAACATATGGGGAAAAATCCTCTACATCGTGAGACAAAATAATCATTTCTTCAAGCGTTTTCTGCTCTCCGTTGGGAAGATAAGTTTTTTTCAAGTATTCGACAATATCCTCGATATTATCAGCAAGAAAAACTGCCTCGTTGCTTTCCTCATACATATCGCCATATTCGCCCGTTTTATTGAATGTTACATTAAACATTTTCATTTTTAAATCCTCCCTTTGAATTTATAGGGCAGGGAACATTCGCCCCGCCCTTGTGCTATTGTCTCATGCGTTAAGGTCTGCCCGTGCAATTCGCCCATCTTTTACTGCTTGCAAAAGGCTTTTTCTGTCAGTATTCAAGAATTGATATAGATATTTGCTGGTCGTTTTAGAATAATTTTCGGCGTTAGTATCAATAATTATTTTCCCTGCTTGTTTCATTGCAATAATGGTGTTGTAGCTTTGGAAATAAACCTTTCCTTCATGCTCGATAATAAACTGATTTGCCACTTTGCGCCCTGTGCTATTACTTGTCATGTTATAAACCTTCATTTTGTAAACCTCCTCTATCCTACATATACGAAGCAATAATCTGGATTAGCATTACAATAACGTTCTGCTTCTTCCCTGCTCTTAACACTCCATCCACATTCCCAAGAATCTTCCTTAAAAAATACGTACCACATAATATATATCTCCTCTTTTATTATCGGGAAGGGCTTATTAGCCCTTCCCTTTGCCCTTTTTTACTTCTTCGCCTTGTCTGCTTTTTTCGCCGTCCGTCCTGCTTTTGCTGGTACGCTTGCGAAGTGTACAAGAGTTTTCTTTGTTACCATGTCAGGCTTGTTTTGCCTTGCCATAAATCCAACGCTGAAAGAATGTCTGAACGCCATTATTTTCGCCTCCCTTCGCTGTTTTGTTGTGTGATTTTCTGATCATGTTAAGTATATCAGAGGGACAATATATTTGCAATATCTTTTTCTCATTTTTGCCCGAAAGTCCTATGAAATTTTTTTGTAGAGTATAAAGTCCTATATAAATATCTAAATTCCTTCTAAACTCGCTGGGATCACCTCTAAGCCATTAAAGCATTTTTTAAGTATAAACTATAGGGCAAGATGTTTTAGTCGTTTCTAGGGGCTTTTCTGCGCGTTTTATGGCTATATATGAAAATATCCTTCCGCTATGTGCGAAAAAAGAAAACGCCGAAAAAATGCAGGAAAACGAAAAAAGCATAAAATGAAAGAATCTATGCAAAAAAAGCATACTTTTATGTGATGAATTTTTATTCATACACCATAAATTTTTATGCACGTTCTAATTGAGAATCCATTCTCATTTGAGAACGTATTATCAATTACGAATCATTCCCAAATGAAAACCATTCTCAAATGAGAATCCATTATCAATTAAGAATCGTTCTCAACTGATCATCATTCTCAACTACCTCCGCGGGGTTCAAGTGAGAATCGTTCTCAATACGTTATTCCAGTCGTTCAAATTTTTTCAGACTTCAAGTTACCCCTATGTAACGCTATATGTCAAAATGTAATTATAGCATATTATATTATTTTTTATCTATATACTTATCTTCTTTTCTTTATTTATTTTTTCGCCCAAATAGATTTTTAATTAAATTCTGCACCTTTATGTTTTTGCCGAAATTTATTTAAATATATGTATTTATATCTTTATGTTGCGCCATATAAATTTTATTGCGCTATAAATTATAATGTCTATTATATTGAACATTATTTATCCCAAAAACATATAATAATACACCCCAAAAATACTAAATGAAATGCCTCAAAAACACTAAATAATATTTCACTTCTTATATGTATATCCTCTTTGTGTCGAAAAATTTTTGGAGAATTTTGAATTACCTTTTGTATATACATATAAAAATATAAAACTATAAAAATATAAAAAAAAATAGACGGATAAAAATATATCCGTCCAATGTGCTGTTTAATGTACTGTTATATATATTATTCAATCATCATATCCAAGTCTACCATATAAATCATCTATTTCTTCATTTAGATTATCTATTTCATCTTCTAATCTATTTATTTCATTCTTTTGTATGCGCTTTTCTTTTTCATAGTGATACATTAATTCTTCTTGTAGCGCACTATCTTTTATAGATTCTATTACGTCTAATAAAGATAAATATACTTTATTCTGTAGCATGGCTATAGTCTCCTATTAAATATGATTCCCATTGTAGTCCTTCTGCATATCGTTCTATATTATAATTTATATCTGTTATTGTAGCAGTACGTATTTCATTTTTATATTGTCTTATACGTGTTACTCCATATGTTTTTTCTTCTGTATTATGCTGTAAATCTAATATTTTGCCTAAGAAATAATAGATAAAATCATAATTATGCGCTGAACATATAATTTGTACATCATTCGGCACGTTTTCAAATATATCTATGGCATTATTATGTATGTCATAGAATAAATCAATATCATCTACTAAAAATATATCATTTGAATGTAAACATTCTATTAGCTTTTTTATTTCTTTTGGTCGATTACTATTTAATGAAGAATTAAACATAAAATTATCAAACACAATAAAATTAGTCATCTTATCATATGGGTCATGTTGCTTTTGTAAGGAATTTATAATAGATGTTTTATACTGCCCTGTTAGTAACGTAATAGGAAACAATGGTAAATCAAAACAATATGAATCATGTGTATAAGGATTTTTAATATTTAATGGAATATTAGTTATCATTTTGTAATTCCTCCATTTGTTCTTTATTAAAATATAAATCATCTACCATATTATCGGGAACAATAAAATTATAAGTTTCTTGTGTATTATTGTCTTGTTTTGTGATACACATAACTACTTCTTTTCTTTTATTTAGTCCCGCAACAAGACGAAAAGAAAATGAAGATTGATATCCTAATTTATTAGCATTTTCTTTAGAAATACGCCCACTTAAAATCATAATTATCAGTCCTTATATATTTCTATTATGAATTTCCTTTTAATGCGCCTATTAAGTCTTTAAGGTTAAAATTTTTCATAAAATCCCCTTGTGTTAATTGTTGAGCCGCCGCAATTTGCTGTTCTTTTAATTGAAGTTCTTTTATTGGGCTTAAAATATCAATTCTTAATTTAATTTTTTCTAAAAGTTCTTTTTTAGTAGTTGACGGCATACCACTATCATATAATTTCATAAGTTCTAATGTTTCATTATTAAGTTTCTCTGCAAATTCAAAGAATTTTTGATTATCATTAATATTATTTTCACTCATTGTTATAATCTCCTTTGTTTTTACGTTTATTTTTATTATGTGCATGGCGTTTTTTAGAGAATTTATCTCTTTCTTCATTCTCTGTTTCTTTATATTTTTGCCATTCTACACGTTCACGACGATTTTCTGCGTGAGCCAAACTATATCATTCCTTTATAAAGTTATTTACCTTCTATTGTGCTAAAAATTGTACCATTGTAGGATTCATAGGCGGTATATTATCAATATGATAGCCTTTATCTGTAGTTTTTATAAATTCAAAAGTAGTAAAATTTTCATCTAATTCTACATTAAATCCTCTACGTTTTATATATTCTTGTACTTCTTTATATGTTACATCATGTTTTCTATTATGTATCATCGTACCTATAATAATAATTTCATGTGGTATAAACATAATATATCACCAACTATTATAGACAATTAGGACAATCTGCATTTCTGTTTGCTGAAATAAAGTCTTTTACGGAATCATCTAAATCTACAGTTTTAGTTAAGGGCATTTCTGTATCATATTTCATCTTAAATTCTAATTCTGTTTCTTTAGACCTTTTAGAATCCATAGCACGTAGCATAGCGTCATTAAGTGTCATAGACTTCAAATCTTCTTCATCAAGAATAGCAGAATCTTCATAAGTATTTTCTGGCATATTATAAGTAAAATGAAGTTTCCATATTCCATTATCTTTATTTTCATATCCAAGTGCTTCAATAAAAGTACGAAGCATAAATAATTCTTTTTCTGTCAAAGTATATTCCCCCATTTTATATTTTATTGCTCTTAATTTAGCTTGATTTATATAATCTATTACTTGTTCTTTAGTATATATAATATTTTTATCTATATAACAAAAAGTAGGTTTATTTATACCTTTAATGTTTATTTGTAATCTACAATAATCATTAAATTCTTCAAAACCAATAGACTTTAACCAATTTATAAATTCTTCCATTTATATCACCATTTATTCCTATGAAAAATGTGAAAAATTTTGCATTTTTCCTATGAAAAAGTGTATTAAGTAAATTTTTCTAATTGTTCTATATAATATTTTCTATTATTCTTTAATTGTTCAATAAGACTATTAGCAAATTTATCCCCTTGTGCTTTTCTTGTTGCGTCAATAGGGGATTTAAGTTTTAAAAGAGTTGTATTGATTGTTTTAATTGCTTCTATATATTCTTCTTTAGTTTTAAGTTTAAGCATTTAAGTATCTTCCTCATCAAGAATAAATTTATAATCTTCTACCGAAATATAAATAGGTCTTTTTAATCCAACAAACCAATCAAGCATAGCTTTAATTCGTTGTTTTTTATTATATAAAGTTCCCATTTCATGTTCGTTCCATAGATAAGCATGGTAAGAATCAAAATTCTTAAAAGAAAATGTTTCCCAAAGTTGTTTTAAGAAGTTTTTATGTTTTTCTGCTTCTTTATAATTATCTACTAAAATTTTATACTTGATAAATTTAGTATTTACATTCATCATTTTTGCGTCTAAAAGTTGAATACAAAAATCAAAATCGTCGGGATGAAGTTTTATAAATGCTTGTGAATTGAACATCTTAATTCTCCTTTTTATATTACCACAAAATTAATCAGAGTGCAACCATTTTCTAAAATTTTTATAATTTAATCCTAAATACTCACGAATATTTGCGTTTAAGGTTTGTAAAAGTCTATAATAAGTATCTCGTTCTTTCATAAGTCTACGTTTTTCACGTTCATATGAATTTAATAATTCTTTATTTTCCGCATAAATAGATTTTTCATATTCGCGAAATAAAGAGCGAATCATATATAATTCCATTTTATATAAAGGTTCTTTTAATTGTACTTTTTTAGCACTTTTAACTATATATAACTGCCCATTTTTAGGACACATAACACCAATATCATTTGGTATTTCATTTTGTACTTCTTTATATAGTTTATGTGGTATAACATAATAATTAAGATTACCAACAAAATTATGTCCGTGTTTAGAGTGAAAATCGGATTTAGTGACCTTAATTTCAAACGCTCTGATACAACTCCTTGTGTCAATAGAAATACAATCTACTCTACCGCCACCACCAAATCCGATTGTACACTCAAATATACAGAAAAACCCGTTAAATTTATTATACTCAAATAACAGGTTTTCTAATTCTATGGTTTCTTTACTTTTCGCCATGTAAACCTAATACACGCCTAAATAATTCATCAAAATCTACTTCGGACTTTTGTTTTTCTGTTGGTTTTAATTTATTTTGTTCATCTTTTTTAGGTTCTTCAAAATTAGATGGATGATATTCACACTCGATTTCATTACAATCATCACATTCTTCTTCATCTACAGGTTCAAGAAAATCAAGTTTATTCATATGTTCTTTATCTACTACACAATCAATTTCATCTACATTGATAGAACAAATAAGATTATCGTTTTCATCATAAAATGACATAAAATGTTGATGTACGTCATAAAAATCTGCTTTAATTTTATACTTTGGTTCTCCCATTGAAAAAATAATATAAGTTGACATTATTATAATTCCTCCTTAAATTCTTCTGCAAGTTGACTGAATTTACCTCTATAATTTTTAGTTAAATAACATTTATTACCTACACTACTATTTGCAAGATAATCACCATATTCTACAAAGTCTTGATTATGATTACCTTTATTGTCTTTTTGTAGTCTATCTCCTAAAAGAACTACATGACAATCATCATGGCATCTAGTAAATATAAGTTTTAATGTTTCTGTGTCAAGATTTTCTGCTTCATCAATTATAATACCACACTTTTCAAAATTAATACCACGTAAATTAAAATCAGTAGTAAGTATAATTGATTCTTGTTCAATAAATTTATCTACTTTTTGTGGTTGATAACCTAATGTAGCCATAGCTTCATAAAATGGTGTCCATAGTGCATCAGTTTTTTCTTCAATAGTCCCAGGGAGGAACCCAGTATTTAAATATCTTTGAGAACATTTCTGTAAATATATTATATGATTTATTTCACCTAAAAATAATAGATGTAATAAAGAATTTACAGATATTAAGGTCTTACCTGTTCCGGCTTTAGCTTCACAAAAAGTAAATATATTGTCTTGAATAGAATTGAATAAAGCTAATTGGTCTTTATCCATTTTCTTATAAAATCGTTCTCTGTCTTTATTTGTTTCTAATGAAAATTCATCCTTTTTTGTTCGTTTTGCCAAACAAATCAGTCCTTTAACTCATAAAATAATTATAGTCAAGATTATATTTTGCCATGAGTAAAGATTTAGAAAGTTGTTCAATATGAATATGATTTTGTAATTCCAAAGATGATGCTTCATAAGAAGCATGTTCTTCATCTACTTCTAATGGAAATAGTTTACAATGTAATAATTCATGTATTAAAGTTAATTCTTCAATACCTTTAGTTACTATACCATTTGTTCCTTTAACATGAGAAATACGTATAACTGCTTCGTGATTTTCCCATATTCTTTGACAATATCCATATAGTTTTGATTCTTTATCATCAGCATATATTTCTTGTTCTATAAGTTCAAATTTAATAAACCAATCATCTAAGAAAAGTTTATGTTGCCATTCTTTTGCACATTTTTGAAATTCTTTATCATTCTGAAAATACTCAATAGGTTTATTTTTCATACCTTATATCCACCTTTTATCGCCATATAAAGTTTATTATCTTCCCAAATAGAAATATTACGGTCTTTACCACTTAATTCAATAAAATATGTACCCATGAATTGAGGTCTATATCCTGCTTTCATTCCATAATCGGGAAGATTTAAGAAAGAACCATTATAAATTTCATATGTTGGCACAAGAGAAATTGTTTTAGCTGTTTTATTAAAATCAAATACAGCTTTACATTCATATTTTAAATCATGCCAATGTTCTTTAATTAATAAATCTACTCTTTGATATTCATAATAATTATTTGTCTTTCTATTCTTATGTATAATACTTAAAGTATAACAACACTTATTTACATTTATCATACCAATACACATATTACCTGTATATTTTTCACGAATACCTAATAGTATTGCAATCATTTTATTTACAGAAATATAAGCATCATTATAAATTCTATCATTATGATTACCATCTTCACCTATTGCTATAATTCTATTATCATCTACTAATGGTTTTAAGTCATCTACAAGGTCATATATTTGTTTATCACCACTAGACCATTCTTCTGTAGTATTTCCTTTAGAACCTCTAATAGAAGCATTTATAGAATCTCCACCTATAATGACATAACAATTAGGAATTGTTAAAATAAAATCAATAATAGATTTAAAATAGGCTCTATGATTTATTCCTTCATGTATATCAGATAGAACAACAATAAATGCTTTATCTGCACTAATACGATGTGTAAATAAGTGACTGTTAAGTTTTTCAGAAGCTATTTGCTCTTTATTTAACATGAAATCACCCTTTATTTACTTATAATTATTTACCAATATGTTTAAATATTTCTAGTTTTCCATTTGCTCTTACATATTCTGCTACCATTGTACGCAAAACAACAGAATGTGTTAAACCATTATTGTTTGCTACTTCTACAAATCTCTCCCTAAGTTTAAGAGGAATACGAATATTTAAGTTTGCATTTTGTACTTCCATAATTCTCACCTTTCTTCAATAATTTGATTGTCTGATAATCTTGTATCATAGTATAAATTATTTTTAACATATAATAATAATGTATTATAATAACCATTAGCAAAAGAAACATATTCTTTATTAAGATAAATTCTTTTATATGTACCACTAATAGTTATTGTAGTTAAATATCTATCTCCTGTAATATTCCATTCTTGTTTATTAGTTTTATAATAATTTTGTTTATCATGTATTTTACCAAATATATCGTGATTATATTTAATATTTACATTATGTATTTCTATTAATCCATGTTCCTGTAGTGTTCTTAAACAATAATCAATTTTTCTTGTTTCTGTTTTAACTAAATGTGCTAATGTTTTATTGTCTGTAATTAATGAACCATTGTCATCAGCATAAGAACATAAAGCTAAAAATAAAGCTAAACTTCTTGGAGATACAGAAGCTATATTTGCTATACTATGAACCATAGATTTTGTAAAATTTACCATTCCTTTTGTATTTTTGCTTGATATAACAGGTTTCAAGAAGGATTCCTCCTTTCTTCAAAATCTATATATTTTCTCCATATAATGCATTAAAACTGTAATTTTTGGAGAGAATATCTATAATTGTTTGTATTATACCACAAAATTTTATATTTGTCAACATATTTTTTATTACTTTTTGAAAATAATTAAAAATAAGACTTTTGGTTTATTAAAAATAGGACTTTTTTCCTATTGACAAATTAAATTTTGTGTGCTACCCTATATAACATATTTATACATAAGTAATAATAAATAATAATAATAATATTCTATAATATTAAGAAAGATATATTAAATACTCTTTATTATAATATAACTGACAAGCATATAAATATGCTTGTGTTATATATTGTTTTTATATTTTATTATCTTATATTTATCTAAGTATTTAATAAGTATTTAATAAGTATTTAAAATATAAATATGTATAAATATGTATAAATATGTAGGAAATCGAAAAGGTGTTTGGAAAATAAATAGGACTTTTTTGCTATTTCAAAAAAGATAAAAATGTAATATAATATATACAAAAATTATTTAGGAGTAATGAATATGAAAAATATTTATTTACATTTTGAAAGTGATATAAAAAGAGGTTCTAGATTTATTTTTACATACTTTCTGGAATTGAAATATAATGAAAGTGTTTGTAAAAGAATTATATCTTCACAAGCAAAATTTAAATATAATAAAACAATATTTGTTTTAAATGAATTGTATAGGTTTTTTAAACTTTGTGAGTTGAATAAATATACAGGAGATATAAATATTATTCATAATGCAACAATGTTACAAGAATTATTAAATACAAGACAATCAACAGCATTTGGATATTTAAAAACAATTTTGAGAAAAATATTATATTTGAATACACAAGGATATAATTTTAAATTTATATTTAATCCAAATTTATCTTATGAGAAAACACATGAAATATGTTATGATAATGCTTTTTGATTAGGAGAGATAAAAATGAAATATACAGGTAAATGTGCAGGAGTAAATACAAGTTCTATGTTTTATAGTAAACGTGCAAGAGAGCGTAAAAAGAAAGAAATTAAAAAATTTTATAGAGAATATAATCAAAAATGTGGAGAATGTATAACATATTTGGCAAGTTCAGAGGAAATTGAAAAAATGTTTAAACAGAATTAATTTTTCCTATTGACAAACGTAAAATTTTGTGATATAATATGCTTGTCAATGAAAAAGATTGACATTCAACATCTCCTTTCTTTTGACTAAAGGCACATACAGCAATTATTTTTAATGTAATAGACTTTTAATCTATCCAAGCAAACGTGCCTTGTATGATATGCGGGAATTGGTGTAATGTTTAGCATATATGTCATGGGATATAAGGTTATGGTTAAATTCCATAATTTCCGCACAGATGGGACTATAGTATAATTGTTAAGTACAGCGAACTTTTAATTCGCAAGATATAAGTTAGAATCCTATTAGTCCCACCAAAAATTAAAAGACCAATCTTCTATATAAAGGTGCGCGAAAACAACTATCATGTGGATATTTGTTTGGGTTTGTCGGTTGTCGCGCAAACAGTTTTGATTTTGTCCTGTGGTGTGGGGTAAGCACCTAAATACATTTTCACAATATTGGAGTGATAGGGCTTCAAGATATATATCTTGGTCGGGTAGGTGAGAAACATTTATGTTTCTTTTAATGGGTCGGTCTATCACAAGCTATGTGGCGGCATTAGACAGGAGGGGTCTATAAAGGCGCATAAATGGGAGTTTCGTATAATGGTAATACGGTAGTCTCCAGAACTACCTATGGGGGTTCGATTCCTTCAACTCCTGCCATAAAATTTAATATGGGCTAGTTTATGTTTCGACGGAGTTATGAAATTTCAAAGTTCACACGGAATGTACAGCGTTAAAGTCTAAACAGTATAATAACTGACAACTTTTCTTTTGAATATGAAGCTGTAGCGGCATAAGTTGCTATCAGTTTCTTTTTCTGTAATACTATGTTGTAGGTCAATGCAGAAAAATATTAAATAAATACAACAAAGTTTTTCATAATAAAATCTCCTTTTCTACTACTGTTGCTATCAGTTAATATAGCTATTGTGATAGTTCTTTGAAATGTAGTAATTTCGGACACGGATTCGCCTCCGTCTAGTCCACCAGAAATATAATTGGCTTATAGTGTAACGGACAGCACAGAAATCTTCTAAATTTCTAGTTCAGATTCAACTTCTGATAAGCCCACCAATAATATATATAAAACATTATAGGTGGTGAAAATACATGAAATACGATATAAAGAAAATGACAATAGTACAATTTTTAGAATTTCTACTTCTTAGTATTGTAGGAGTACCTATTCATCTATTTCTTTCTGTTTTTGTTTTTGTTGGGGCAAAGATGGGAGAATTAGATGAAATTGTCAAGAATTATGTCTTTGAACTTGCAGAAAAATGGAATTTTCCTGTAAAAGAAGATGGTGAACAAAAAGATGAAAATAGTATATGATATTTATGAAATGACAATAACACAATTTTTACAGTTTTGTTTATTGTTTATAATTTTTGTTCCAATTCAACTTATTTTGCAAGTATTTATTTTAATTGGTAATATTGCAAATGAATTTAATTTAGATATTCTTGTATTTGCAAATAGTTTGGCAAAAAGATTAGGATTACCAAGAAAAAATTAAAAAAAAGTATTGACAAATTAAATTTTATATGTTATAATACAGAAAAAGATGCGAACAGCAATTATTTTCAAGTATATAAAGCGCATATTTTATTTTACTTATCATTTAGCATCTTGTATAATATGACGAATTAGTCTAGCGGTTAGGACGAGGGGCTTTCAATCCCTAGAGCGTGGGTTCGATTCCCCGATTCGTCACCAAAATATGTAAATAATTTAAAAAAGACACAAACAGCAATTATTTTTCTTAATTATTTCTGCAAAAAATAAGGATTGGGTTAAACTCCCAACACAGTTGTATGCTGTTCGGTGTGCGGTCGCATTAAAAAGAGATGTGTCTTGTATAAAATAGTATTTTCAATGTGAGAGTCCTCCTTTCGCAGTATAAAGTCACTAACAGCAATAAAGAAGATAATTGTCGGATTTACAGATGTGTATTAAGACAGGTTAGAATCCTGTATCTGACCCGACGTCTTGTGGCGGCTTGTAAATTTATATGTGGTTATAGTGTAATGGTAGCATGACTTCCTTCCAAGTAGTCGGTAGGAGTTCAAATCTCCTTAATCGCTCCAAAAATATTAAAAATTTATATTGACAAAATATAAAAAATATGATATAATATAAAATATAAAGTTGCATACAGCAAAATAGTTTTTATTTAATTTGGATTACATCGCGTTAATCGTACCCTTATAGGGTTAAAAAATAAAAGGCAACTTGAAAGGATGATTAAAAATGAGTTTTATCAAAGCAATGGAGAAGAATGAGAAGAAGCTAACAGAAAATGGTGCAGTAGGTTTTGCTACAGAAGGTCATAAGATTGTAGACCTTAATTTTGCAATTCCTTCTTTCCGTACAGAAGTAGATACTGCATTATTTGAAGAAGCACTTAATGAAGATAAAGTGCTTACTTTAAAATGGCTTCTATTTTTGCGTGATGTTCGTGGTGGTGTAGGTGAACGTAAATCATTTAGAGAATTTATGGTTTATCTTGCAAAGGCACACGAAGATATTGCAGTAAAGCTAATTAATGAAGTGGATATTGCAGAATATGGTCGTTGGGATGATATTCTTGATATTTATTTTAATACAAAGAGCAAGAAAGTACAACTTGCAATTCGTAGTCGTGTAATCGGACAATTTATTGACGATATGAAGAACTATAAAGAAGGTAAACCTATTTCACTTTTGGCTAAGTGGATGCCATCTGTTAATGCGTCAAGTGCAGAAACAGTTAAGCGCGGTCATATCATTAAGAAATGGTTTGAATTTAGTTCAAAGGAATATCGTAAAGTTCTTAGCAAGTTACGTAAGCATATTGATATTGTAGAACGTAAAATGTCTGCAAATGAGTGGAACGATATTGAATATAGTGCTGTTCCATCAAAGGCAAATCTTAATTATGGTTTTGCTTTTATGAAACACGATGAAAAGCGTCGTATAGAATATCTTGAATCACTTAAAAATGGTGAAACAAAGATTAATGCACAAGCTATGTTTTTACATGATATTGTGCATAAGTATGGTGCATTTAACTATGGTCGGTTTAATGGTGTCGATGAAACACTAGAAGCATTATGGAACGCACAAGACAAGGTAGAAGGTTTCAAAAATACACTTGTTGTACGTGATGGTAGTGGTTCTATGACAGTTACTATTGGTAATAGTAATGTTTCTGCATTAGATGTAGCAAGTGCAATTTCATTATATTGCGCTCAAAATAATAGTGGAGAATTTAAGAATAAGTTTATTACATTTAGCAGTAAGCCACAAATGGTAACTGTAAATAGTGATACCTTATTTGGTAATCTTAATATTATGCATAAATATAATGATTGCTCTAATACAAATATCGAAGCAACATTTGATTTGATTCTTGATACAGCAGTAAAGAATCATATGTCGCAGGACGAAATGCCTAATACAGTGCTTATCATCACGGATTGTGAATTTGACGGAGTGGCTAATGGTAATTCTTTTTGGGGAGAAAGAACACCAACAGTAAATGAAGCATTGTTTGAAACAATACGTAATAGGTTTGCGGCAAAAGGTTATAAACTTCCAAAGTTAGTATTTTGGAATGTAAATAGTCGTACAGGTACGATTCCGCTGACAGAGAATGAAATGGGAGTTGTTCTTCTTAGCGGGTTTAGTAAGAACCTTATGAGTATGGTAATGAGTTCACAATTAGACCCATATAAGGCTCTTGTAGAACAGCTTAATGTACCTCGATATGCAGTAATAGACAAAGTTTTTGGATAATATGTAGATGAGGATAGGCATATAGAAATATATGTCTATCTTTTCATTGATATATAAGGCACTTACAGCAATCATATCTTTATTAAAGATGATACTGAAAGTTGGGTTGATTACCACCACTTATGTTATGTTATATGATAGAAACATTTTGTGCCGAGATACTATAATTGTAATAGTCAATTATGGAGTATTGAAATATAACATAGCAATTTAATAAGAATAATATTAGGGCATACTATATGTATGTCCTATTTGTGCATATATAAAAGAAAGGAATGATATTGATGGCAAAGTATAATGTAAAAGCAGGAACTTGGGTTTCACCAGAAGAAACTACAGGGTCTATTCAAAACACAAGTAAAGTACCTATTGAAATATCTGCAACTAATGAAGATAATACAGGTATAAAATTAATTGAGAATCAGATAGTAGCATTTGATGGTACAGTATATGTAAGAAGTGCGGGTAATAAAGACGCAGTATTCACAACAGTCCCTTTTAAGGTAAACGGGAAAGGGGGTGGTGGCGGCGGTGGCGGCGGTACGCCATATACACTTCCAACAATGTCAGCAAACATAAAAGGTGGCGCAAAAGTAGGTAGCGGTCTTAAAATGCAAGGCGATAAATTAAACGTAGATGTTCAAGCAGTTCCTACAGCAAAAATTACACAAACAGCTAGTGGAGCAACTATAACATTAGTAGATATAAATGGAACAACTACAGCAAATATATATAATGGTACAAATGGAGCAAAAGGCTCAGATGGTTATAGTCCTACAGTAGCAATAACTAATATAACTAATGGTCATAAAGTTTCAATTACAGATAAATCGGGAACAAAAGATTTTAATGTAATGAACGGAACAAATGGAGCAAGCGGTGTAAGCCCTTCTGCAAGTGTATCTAAAACAGGAGATACAGCTACAATAACAATTCAAGATGTTAATGGCACAACAAGTGCAAAAATAAGAGATGGCGCAAAAGGTGATAAAGGCGATAAGGGTGAAGATGGTAAATCCTTTACAATAAGAGCGCAATATGAAACATTAGAAGATTTAGAAGCCGCACACCCAACTGGTACTGTAGGTGATGCTTATTTAGTTGGAGACCCATTAGATGAAGAAGTGCCATATTTATATATGTGGTTAGAAAATACAAGTACACAACAATATGAATGGCAAAATTGCGGTAAGATAATTGGTATGAAGGGCGATAAAGGTGATAAAGGTGATAAAGGAGAAAATGGAGTAAGCCCTTCAATAACAGTAGTAGATAATCCAAATGGTACACATACAGTTACTATTGTTTCGGCGGCAGGAACTTCTACAACAGTTATATCTAATGGTGCAGATGGTTATAGTCCTACTGTAAATTTAACAAAATCCGCAGGAGCAAAATATTCTACATTAAGTATTACAGATAAGAATGGAACACAAACTGTAACAATAAATGATGGTGTAGATGGTAAATCCCCAACAACTACTATAGATGAAACAGTAGTAGGTCAACATAAAATAACATTTACAGACCCCGATGGGACAAAGCACGTAACTACAATATATGATGGAAATAAAATGGCACATTGGGCGGCAAATACTCAATATGAAGTATATCAAATAGTAATATATGATGATTGCTTATATGAGTGTAAAACAGCACATACAAGCGGGGTAAATTTTGATATATCTAAATGGAATGAATTAGGTTCTGAATCTGTATTAGTATTAGAAGATTGGGCTATAAATACAGAATATAAAACCAATCAAGTAGTAAATTATGCAAATAGTTTATATAGGTGCAATAATTCACACACAAGTTCTAATATTAGTTTTGAAACAGATATAGGAAATTGGGATTTAGTATTTAGTGACTTAAAGAATTGGCAAGCAAGTACATATTATCAATTAGATACAGTAGTTGTGCATGATAAATTTATATATAAATGTAAATTAGCACATACATCAGAATCAACTTTTACAGATACAGAAAAAGAAAAATGGGATATAATAGGCGGTTCAATTATTGCAACAAAAGCACAAATTGACGCATTATTTATTTGACAAATTATAAAAATTGTGGTATAATACAAAATAGAGTGTTGATTGCAGACATAACTTGTCTAAATCAAGAAAGAAAGCGGGTTGGTGGTTCTTCCCGCTTTTCTTTTTGAAAAATATTTAAAAAGTAGTTGACAAAATTAGAATTGTGTGCTATATTATAAATATCCTAAACCGTAGCCACACGGATAACCTCAAAGGGAGCATAGCAAAGTTTAATGGGGCTGTGTATTATGTGCGTGGATGGGGCGCATATAGAAAAAGAAAAAAGTATTGACAAATTAAAATTCGTGTGGTATAATACAAATGTAAATAAGATATGTCGGAGTGGCGAAATTGGCATACGCACAGAGTTTAAGCCTCTGCGGTCTTTACCATGAGGGTTCGATTCCCTCCTTCGACACCAAAAAAATAAAAAAATGGTTGACAAATTAAAAATTATATGATATAATACAGACAATGAAAGACACGAACAGCAAATGAATTGATATAATTTATTTGATAACAGAAAAATTAAATCTAAGAAGTCCAAAAGTATTTTTAGACAGTTTTTATAATGTGTCTTGTAGATAAGTTTAGGCATCTAATAGAGTTCTATAGTATAATAACTATAAAAATTGGCGTGAATACCTTGTTTTAAAATTGTAGATTTATTATACTATAGAACCCAATTTAAAAATATTTATAGTAATTTTATTTAGCTACCCCCTAAATTATAAAGATGCTAACAGCAATTATTTTACAAATTCTTGGGTGAAGATGAATGTAAAAGCATCTTGTAGTAATGTATAAAACATTTAATATGTATATAATATTGGGACGTAATACAATGGTGAGTATAATGGTCTTATAAACCATCAACATGAGTTCGATTCTCATCGTCCCTACCAAAGAAACATCTTAACTTAAAATAAATATTTCACACGAAATGCTATATAGTAGTTAGGCAATTATATTAGCATAATCAGTAAAACTTTGCTTAGTATGGGTGTATAAAGCCTAAATATATTCAGAAAGGCAGAAAGACAGAAGTTTGTGTGTTATACGTCTTAAAATATTAATTGGGGTATATATTTGCGGATATATACTTGGGAGAATTGCGAAAGTGGTTCTCTCCATGACTATTAATCAGCGCGATAATAGGAACAAGGCAATATCGGTAAGACGCGCTCTTATTCAAAATAAAACTTTAGGCGTAAGAAGTTTACAATTATGATTTATAATACGCCCACTAATCGCGGTGAGGTTAAGAACCCGTCTAGTTTCATGGGCTAGATTAAGCTGGAGCGTTACCAGCCGCCGCATCCAATGTATATAACGGGAAATTAGTTCAGTGGTTAGAATATTAGATTGTCAATCTAAAGACAAGATTTCGATTATCTTATTTCCCGCCAATATAATATGGTGGCGATAAGGTAATTGCCTTAAAGCTATCCTTCATTTTTAACATCTCCTTTACAGCTAAAAGCCCCCGTCCGTTGGGGGCTTTTAGTATGTCTATTTTTAAGGCTTGACAAATGTGTAAAAATATGATATAATATAAGATAATTTTTAAGTAAATTATAATATTTTTATATAAGAAAGGAGTGTCTAATAAATGGCAGAAACATATCTAACAGATAATTTAAAAGAAAATATAGATGAAAAGTTAGAAGAAAAGAATATAGAAATAAAGCCTAAACGTGGCAGACCACGAAAAGAAGATGTGGACGTAGAAGATATATACGATGATTTTAGAAGGTCAGAAAATATAAGAAAAGATCAAGTAAATGATAAAATAGTAGATGAATTAGTTGGATTAGGTCTTACACCAAAACAACAAGATTTTGTACTATACTATTTAGAATCTACAAATGCTACGCAAGCATACTTAAAATCTTTTGGTGGGGATAAGAAGTTAGCATCATTATATGGTTATAGATTATTAAATAAATCAAATATACAAAATGCTATAAAGAAATTAAAGAAAATATTAACAATAGGATATGAAATAGACCCATCAAAATATATAGAAACACAATTAAAAATAGCAAATGCAGATATAGGTGATTATATCAAATTTAGTGAAGAAGAAATACCAGAATATAATGTAGATGGTACATTAAGATTTGACCCAGATACAGGAGAACAAAAATTTAAGAAAGTAAATCGTATGCATTTAGTAGATAGCGATACAGTAGATACAAGTATAATTGTTTCAATTAAACAAGGAAAAGATGGTATCACTATTCAATTACCCGATAAGATGAAAGCGTGGGAAAATATAAGGAATTTCTTTGAGTGGAAAGCACAAAAGAAAGTTGAAGAAAATATTGATAGTAATATACTTTCTGCATTAGGTGAAAGTTCTAAGAGTTCGTGGGGAAATGAAGATATAAATGCAGACTTAAATGAAACATTAAAAGAAGATGATTAATTAGGTGTGATATATCGTGGCAAATAGTAAAAAAAGGAAGGTAAAAGGTTTTCAATTTCAACCTTTTTCGGAAAAACAGAAAAAGATATTAAATTGGTGGCACAAAGATAGTCCTGTAAAAGATAAGTTTATGGTTATTGCTGACGGTGCAATAAGGTCTGGTAAGACAATTTGCATGGCATTATCTTTTGTAATGTTTGTAATGAATAATTTTAATCAACAAGACGCATTAATGGCAGGAAAATCAGTAGGAACATTTAGAAGAAATGTATTAAATCCATTAAAGCAAATGTTATTAACATTAGGATATAATTGTTTAGAACATCGTAGCGAAAATTATATAGAAGTTTCTAAAGGTGATATAACTAATTATATATACATCGCAGGTGCTAAAGATGAATCTTCACAAGATTATATACAGGGCATGACACTCTGCTCGGTTCTAATGGACGAAATCGCTCTATTACCAGAATCATTTTTTAATCAAGCAACTGCAAGATTATCGGTAGAGGGTGCAAAATGTTTTTGTAATTGTAATCCTGCTGGGCCTTATCATTGGTTTTATAAAAATGTATTGCAACAATTAGATAATAAAAATGGTTTATATGTTCATTTTACTATGGATGATAATTTATCATTATCTGATAAAGTAAAAGAGCGATATAAGAAAATGTATGGTGGTGTATTCTATTCAAGATATATTTTAGGGAAATGGGTATCAGCAGAGGGTAGAATATATGATATGTTTACAAATGAGAAGAATGTAGTAAGACCCGATGAAGTTCCTTATGATGAAGCAATAAAATGGTGCGTTGGTGTAGACTATGGTACAGGAAATGCTACAGTTTTTACGTTGTGGATGAAAACATTTAATGGAATATTATATTGTGTTAGAGAATATTATTTTGAAGGTCGTGCAGAAGCGAATGAACACGGTAATTATGATACACAAAAAACTGATTTAGAATTTGCAGATGATATGGTAGAGTTTTTAGGTCAAACATATGAATATACGCAAATACCATTTAATAAAATGGATATTGTTGTAGACCCTGCGGCGGCAAGTTTCAAAGTTCAATTACATAGAAGTGGTATGAGAACAAAAGATGCAAGAAACTCTGTTATAGATGGTATAAGAGATGTAGCTACATATATAGCAGAAGGAAAATTAAAAGTATCTACAGAATGTAAAAATTTATTAAGAGAAATAAATACATATGTATGGGACGATAAAGCACAAGAAAGAGGTATTGACCGTCCTCTCAAACGTAATGACCATTGTGTGGACAGCATGAGGTATGCAGTAGAGAAATTAAAAGATAAGAATAAGATAAAAGATGCCGCAAAGAATATAGGTATATAATAAGGTAGGTGATAAAGGAAATGGCAGAAATAGCAAGAAGATTAAAATTAGGAAATACAATAAGAGAGCAAACATTTATAGGTACAGAGCAATTTATGAGTAATGAATTAAAGAAAATATATGAAGCCGCAAGCTATAATGGTGTTCTTGTAAATAAATATGAACTATTAGATAATTCTTATAGGGCTAGTGGTGGATTTGAAGATGGAAGTTATTTAATTCCACACCCAAGAGAATTAGCAGAAAAATATGTAAGGCGTAAAAATATGTCTTATTATATTAACTATGTAAAACCTGTAGTAGATAGTCATGTAAATCCTATTTTTAAGAATAAACCTATCCGTCAAGGATTATCATCTACATATGAACAGTTTATAAAAGATGTAGATGGTAATGGAACTACTCTTACACGATTTATGAAGAAAGCGGCAATAAGAGCAAAACTTCACGGTGTAGAATTTATAGTAGTAGACATGGAACAGTTAGAAGAAGGACAAATAGTAACAGAAAAAGATATAATAGAACAAAGACTATATCCATATTTGTATCTCGTTTCTCCTTCACAGGTAAATAATTGGGCGTTAGATAAATTTGGTAATCTTATTTATTTTTCATATACTATTACAAGTAATTTTGTAGATGATGAAGGAAATATAAAATCTTTAGGAGAAACTTATATATGGACAAATAATTATTGTATAAGACAAATTCAAGGTGAAGAAAAAAGAAAGATTGTAAATCCATTAGGTATTATTCCTATTGTACCTTTATATGGAGCAATAAATGATAGTGATACTTTAATACCGCAATCAGATGTATATGCGATAGCAAGAACAAATTATGCTATGTTTAATGTGTGCTCAGAATTAAGAGAATTAGGGCGTAACCAAGCGTTCAGCCTTCTTATATATCCTGTTGCAGAAGATGATGATTATAATAGTGGAGATGAACCATTACAATATGGTACAGCAGATATGATATTATATAAAGCAAATGGGTCTGCACACCCACAATTTATAACTCCACCTACAGATGCAAGTGATGTTTTATTAAATGAGATTAATTTTATGATTAAAGAAATATATCGTATGGCTAATTTACAATTAGTTACAGGTGTAAATCAATATAATGTTAGTGGATTAGCTAAAGAGTGGGATTCACAAAATTTATTTCAAACTATAGCAGAATTGGCGCAGGGATTACAAGAAGCTGAATATAAAATTGCTAGAGTATTTTCTCGTTATATGGGTGAAAGTATGGATAATATATCAATTACATATAACAATCAGTATGGTATTGTAGATTCCACAGCAGTTCTTACAAATGCTACACAAGCACTTGCATTAAATATTTGTGGTAGTTATAATGTTGCTCTAAAAGAACAAGTAATACGTGCTACATTAAAAGATATAGATTCTGATGCTGTAGATAAAATTATACAGGATTTACAAAATACACCAACGGCAGAAGATGGTTTAGAATCAGAAGCAAAATTGGTTCAACCTTCTTCTACAGGTACACAAGTTTAAGTTGTATTGACATATAAATATTGACAAATATAAACATTTATGGTATAATACATCATAATGTTATATAGAAGGTAAATATATCAGACAAATATATAGGAGGTAATTTAATATGACATTAGAAGAACTATCTAAAGCATTAGGTCTTGATACCGAAGAAAATAAGGAAAAGTTTGGTATCTTGAAGAAAGAGTATAATGCTATGAGTAAGGCGCAGAAAGATTCTGCAAAGAAGATTGAAACATTAGAAGCACAGATAGAGGAAAATAAGCCTATTCTTGAAAAGTTTGATATTGTTTCAAAGGCATTTAATTTTAATGCAGAAGCAGAAGATTTTGACGCTATGCTTGATGATGTAAAAGACGCTATGATTAAAGAAGCGGGTGGCGGTGCAACTCCCGAAGAACTTAAAAATCTTCGTAGGGAAGTTACAAAGTTTCAGCGTGACGTAGCTACAAAGGATAAGCAACTTGCAGAACTTACAGAACAGCTTACTACAGAAAAGACACATCGTATAAATGGTGTAAAGCGTGACGCAATAAATAAAGCATTACAGGCACATAATGTAATTAAGCCCGAACAGTTTATGGATTATTTTATGAATAAGGCAACTATTGATAAAGATGAAGTAACTGTAACCCTAAAAGACGATGCAGGAAATGAACTTTCAGTAGCAGATGCAGTAGCAGATTGGGCGAAAGCAAATCCCGAATTTGTAAAGAAAGACGTACTAGGTGGTATGGGTACAGGTGTTGGTGGTAAAGGTGGTTCTAAAGATAATAGCGGAGTATCTTCTATTATGCAAGCAGTATTAGAAGCACAAGCACAAACTAAAGGTGAAGGTTCTACATCATTAAGTGAAATGTTTGGTTAATGTTTTCAGTATGAAATATCTGAAAATGAAATAAAAAATCTTTAGAAAGGTGGAATGAAAATGATAAATTTTCAAATGAAAGCCGTTGATGGTTTTGATAAGGAACTGCTGTTAATCTATGATGGTTATGTTGCCCGTCCTGTCACTGTAGATCAGTCAACGATTGCAGGACTTGTCCCCGACGATAAGGGTCATTATATTATTCCTGCGGGTACTTATTTATATGGTGAAAATGGGGAAAGCCTACTCCTAAATCCAAATCAGAAAGCAGTAGCAGTAATTCCTACAGAAGTTCTTGCTAGTGCAAAGTTAGGTACAGGAGTTACAGGTGCTTCTTCAACAGGTACAGTTGTTGTAACAGCAAAGAAGTCTGGAGACCTTGCTTATAAGTTTGATATTAGTAAGGGTACTACAGCAGTTGCTTCTATTGCATATGCAAGTGCAACTACTACAGTTACAATTAAACTTGCAGTCGACGATGATGACGATGTTTTAACTACATATGGTCAGCTTGTACAGCTTATTAATGATGATATGGTTGTTAATAGCCTTGTAAAAGCAGAACTTGTTGATGGTTATGAAGATGAAGTTGTTGTTGAAGAAACAGGCGCAAGTGCAGTAGAAACCGCTGGTGGCGGTACTGAAACAGTTTCAAGTGATATTGATGGTATTCTTTATCATTCTGTTGATGTTACAATGGGTGAAGCTACAGGTGCTATGATTATTAAGGGTGTTATCAATGTTGATAATCTTGCAACTGAACCAGGTGCGGCACTTAAAGCTAAGTTACCACATATTATATTTGGTCGTAGGGACTAATTAGACGAAAGGAAGGGACGATACTAATGAATATTATGGAATTAGTTACCCCTGCTAATATTTCAGCATATTGGGACGCTCGTAAGGCTAATCAGTCTTTATATATGGGCGAAATGCTTTTCCCTGCTGAAAAGGTACAGGGTCTTGAACTTAATAAAGTTAGTGGACGCGCAGGATTACCAGTTCAGTTAGTTCCTAGTGCGTTTGACACAGAAGCAACTTATCGCGACAGACTAAGCATTTCAGTTGAAAAGACTAATATGCCTCTGTTCCGTGAAAGAATGAAAATCGACGAAACTACTCGTCAGCAGATTATGATGATTAGCCAAGATTCAATTCTAAAGGCTTATATTCCCCGTATTTTTGATGACACGAATAATCTTATTCGTGGTGCAAGAGCCGCCCGTGAACGTATGGCAATGGAACTTATCTCTACAGGTAAGATTTCTGTCAAGGGTAATGGCGTAAATATGGAATATGATTATCATCTTAATAAAGACCAGAAGGTTAAACCTTCTACAAAGTGGACAGATAGTGCAAATGCAACTCCAATTCAAGATATGATTGATTGGATTGATAACTTCCGTACTAAGTATGGTGTAGTTATGGAATATGCAGTAATGAATACAAAGACATTTAATCTTATTAAGGCAACAGATGAAATTCGTAAGATTCTATATCCAACAGCTACATCAGTTGCTATGCAGATTGTTACACCACAGCAGATTAAAGATGCTATTGAGCGTTATGTTGGTATTCGTATTCTGCTTAATGATAATACTTATGCAGTTAAGGTTGGTGGTAAGGGAGTTAAGTTCTTCCCAGATGGTGTTGTAACATTCCTGCCACGTGGCGGTGTTGTTGGTAAGATGACTTTTGGTACTACACCAGAAGAAGTTGACTTACAGACCAATCCTAAGTTTGCAAGCAATACTTCTATTGTTGATTTAGGTGTTGCGGTTTATACCCGTACAATCGACCACCCTGTAAATGTAGAAGTTATTGTTTCACAGATTTGCTTACCTTCCTTTGGTGCTGATATAGAAGATGGAGCAGGTGACATCCTCATTGCGAATGTTGACTAATGGCAACAGGAACAATTAAGTTATCTGTAAAACCTTATATAGACAGAGCCAAGTTGTCTGATATAACTCTAACAAGTGAAGAAATAGGGCGGTATTTGAAAGCCGCCCTACGTTCTTCATGTAAATTATTAAGAGATTATGCAAGAACACATCATAATTATAAAGATGTAACAGGCAAATTGACAAGTGGAATAAGGTATAATGTATATAGCGGTACAAGGTCTAAAGATATGGAAACATGGTATGGTAGTGTTGGTTATATTTATGATGACGCACGACCCGATTATGCTAAATGGCAATTATATGGAACGGGACTATATGGCGCGTATGGTAAGGAGATAGTTCCGAAACCAGCGTCTTTTTTTCGTTATAGAGGTATACATGGTGATTATAGAGATAAATGGATTACTGTAAGTAGCAATTCTAAAAATGGTCAAGGGTATATAAGAGGTATACAAGGTGAAGATTATATAAGAAATGCTTATATAAAAAATAAAGTTAAAATAGATAATATATTTGAAGATAAGTTACAGCTTCTCATAAGAACTAAAATGAAACAGTTAAATTAAGGAGATGATTGAATGGCAAGTACATATACAATAATAGTAGATGGAGAAGAATATAGAGCATATTTTGACCCATTATTATTAAAAACGCCAACAGGAGATTCATTATTAAAAACATATGTAACTCCTGCAATAATAAAAGAATCATCTGAATATGTAGAAGCATTGGCATTAAGTTTTGGAGTAAAAGCAAGTCAAATAGCAATACCAACTCCGTATAAAATATCTAAAATAGCTTTATTTTATGCTTATATACTTACTGCTTTATATAAAGCGCAAATGAGTGTTGGTAAAGATGCAAACTTAGATTCATTTGCTTTAAAATATAAATACTATAAACAACTTTTAGACCAATTTGAACAAGGACTTACCGCAGAAACATTTACAGATGGAATACAAGCTAAAAAGAGAACTTTCCCAATGGTAGTTCCTATAGCAAGAAATTAAAATGTTAGAGGATGATTCCATGCTAAAGAAATTAAGATGGTATGATATAGCAATCAGACTTAGGGATTTTATAAAAAACTATCACACTAAATACGGAGAAAGACCTTTTAATTATTTAGTAGATAGAGATGACCTAAAAATAAAGGTAGGTAGCGGTAATGTAGGTGAATTTCCTGCAATATGGATATTATTTGGTAGCGAAGAAGATACAAATCATCAATCGCAACGAATAGGTGCAATGGTACAATTTTGGATAGATTTATACGTCAAGGGCGGTCAAACAGACGAAATAGATTTTGATGATATATGTTATAGACAAATGTATCAATTAACACAAGATGTTATGAATATGTTATATGAGTTCCAAAAAGTATTACAGAAAGATTATGGATTAGGAGTACATATTACAACACCAGCCATATTTAGTGATGGTGATGAAAATGCCCCTGTAAATACTATGAATAGAATTATTTGTAATATAGAGTGGTATGAAAATAGATAAGAACTTGACAAAATATCCAAAATATGTTATAATATATAGAAATATAAAAAGAAAATTTTAACAGTAAAATGTTTTGTTCGTGTATAAAATATTTTACAAGTATATAAAGGAGTGATAGTACAATGGCTAACCAAGCTCAAAGTATCGCTAATGATTTAATGGTTGGTGCTGGTGCATTATACTTTTTAAGAGATGATGATAACAACAAAAGTCTCCACCATTTAGGAAATTGCGACGAATTTAATATTACTACAGATGTAACAACTGTAGAAAAGAACTCTAGTATGAATAAGCGTAGAGAATTAATGGCTTCTGTAGTAACAGCAGTAAGTCCATCTGCAACTCTTACACTTACAGAATATAATCCTTACAATATGGCACTTGGTCTATTTGGTACAGAAAATGTACATAATCAAGCATCAAGTAATCTTGTAAAGGGTTATAAAGTTAATTCTGTACCAGGCGTATTAGAAATTACAGATGATAATGGTGAAAGATACTACAATGTAGAAAATCTTACAATCAGTCTTACTACACCTGTTCCTGCTGAATTTGCATGGACTAATGTAAGTGCTGATTATGCAAAGAGTACAACTACAGCAACAAATGATACTCTTACAGATAATCATGCTGTAGCTGTTCCTGCATCATTTAAGTTTGATGCAAGTGCAATTAGTTCAACAGATTACACTGTAACAGATACAATGCTTACAGATGTTGCTGGTGGCGGTAAGGTACTACTCGATGTAAGTGGTATGACAGGTACAGCACCAATGAATGTAGAAGTAGAAGTTACAACTGCTCCAACTGCGGCAGGAGACCTTGACGGTATGGAAATTTCTGTAACAGAAGATGGTGGTTCAGCTACTACATATACAGTATCAAGTACAGCTACTTCTTATGATGTAACACTTTCAAACGGTTGCAAGATGACATTTACAGTAGGTGCAACTGATACATTTACAGTAGTTTCTACAGGCTTTGAAGCAAATGCTGTTCCTGCGGGTACAGGTAGTGCAGGCGGTACAATTCAATTAAAAACAGGTACATTTAGTGGCACTGATGATGAAAATGTATATGTAAATATTACAAGTGGTACAACAGCCGCAGGAGACCTTGCAGGATTACAATTTACAGTAATCGAAGGTGGTCTTGGCGCACCACAGGCATTTACAGCTACAGGTGGTTCAATGTCAGAAGTATTTACACTAGCAAGTGGAGCAACAATGACATTTACTGTAACTGCAACTACTTCTATTGCCGCAAGCGGTGGAATGATAGAAGCAGAACTAAAAGCCGCAAAATCAGAATTTGTAGCAGGAAAAGATTATATTATAGATGAACAAATGCTACGTGGTGGTATAGTACAAATTCCTGCGAATAGTACAATAAAAGCAGGAGATATGGTTATGGTAACTGCTACTATCCCCGAAGGTGCTTTTGTTACTGTTAGTGGTTCTAGTGCGGGTGAAATCGGAGGCAAACTTCTGTTCGTAGGTGACCCAAATATCGGCGGTCAATACATTATCGAGGCTTGGAAGGTTCGCGTCCAACCCGACGGGGACTTTGCGGGATTGATTTCCAGTGACTTCGGAACATTTAACCTTACTATAAGGTTCTTAGCAGATTATGAGAACCATCCTGCATACCCCTATTACAAGGCAACAATGGTTGGTCGTGCAGATGGTAGTACCAAGACAAGCGGAGTATATGACCCAAATTATTAATAGAAAAAATAAAGGGAGACTTCTTTACGAAGTCTCTTTTTTTTTATTGTAAATTTTTGTATACATAATTGTATTGAAATAAAACACTTGACAAATTATAAAAAGTATGTTATAATCCTTTTATAAAATGATTATGAAAGGATTGATAAACATGAAAAAATCAAATTTAGTAGGTCAGCATTTTGGGAAATTGGAGGTTTTAGAGTATGTTGGGACAAATAGGGGAAGTTCTATGTGGAAGTGTAGGTGTGAGTGCGGAAATGAAACTATTGTACCAACTAATAATCTTACAAGTGGTAATACTAAATCTTGTGGAAAATGTGTTAGAAAGAATAAATATGAAGATTTAACAGGACAAACTTTTGGATATTGGAAAGTATTAGGATTACATGAAGATAAAGGATATACAAGAATGTGGATGTGTCATTGTACTGCTTGTGATAAAGTAGATAGACCTGTATCTGCTAAAAATCTTAAAAGTGGTGCTTCACAATCTTGTGGGTGTACTCATAGTAATAAAGATATTATTAAGAAAAATGTAGAGGATAGGCTTATTGGACAAAAATTTAATCATTTAACTGTATTAGAATATGCAGGAAATGGAAAGTGGAAGTGTGAGTGTGACTGTAAAGAAACGGATAAAAATATTGTATATACTACTTCTGAAAAATTAAAAAGAGGCGGTATAAAATCTTGTGGTTGTATTGTTAAAGAACCTCATCATAATTCTGCTTTTAAAGATTTAACAGGACAAAAATTTGGACATTTAACTGTTATTAAGGAAGTACCAAGAGAAGCAGGAGAAGATAATAAATATTTATGTAGGTGTGATTGTAAGGATAAGACAGAAGTTGTAGTATTTGCTTATAATTTAGTTGCGGGGTTTACTACTTCTTGTGGTTGTTTAGATATTTCTCATAAAGGTTCTACAGCAGAAAATGAAATTAAAGATTATGTTAAATCATTAGGAATTAGTGTTGAAAAGGGTAAAAGAATTTTGAATGGAAAAGAGATTGATATTTTATCTAAAGAGCATAATATTGGTATTGAATACAATGGCTCTTTTTCCCATGCTTCTTTATTGCCAAAAATGTATTTAGGATATTTTGATGAAAAGGAATACACATATCATAGAGATAAATTCTTGTGTGCAAAAGAAAAGGGAATACATCTTATTAATATTTTTGATGTTGATTGGAATAATAATCAAGAGAAAATAAAGATGTATTTACGTTCCCTATTTTTGCCACAGGAATCTATTATGGCACGTAAATGTGAGGTAAAAAAGGTATCAAATGATATTGCTTGTGAGTTTGTTGAAAAGTATCATTTGCAAGGCGCAAATAAAGCTACAATGAAAATAAATTATGGATTATATTATGAAGGTGAGTTATATGCTGTAATGTCTTTTGGTAAGTTAAGATTAAAGAATACAGAAGAAGGACAATACGAACTTCATAGATATTGCGTAAAAGATGGTTATACTATTGTAGGTGGTGCTAAAAAGTTATTAAGTGCATTTGAGAAAGAATATACACCAAAATATGTATTGTCTTATAGTGATAATGATTATTTCACGGGTAATATTTATAAGCTATTAGGATTTTATGAAAAAGGACAAACTAATCCCCGTTATTATTGGAATTTAAGTGGAAAGGAGATAAAACGTGAACAGTGTCAAATTAAATATTTGAAAGAAAAATATCCTAATCTTATAGAAGAAGCCTATAAAGAAAATGCGTCTAATAAAGAAGATTATGTAATGTTGTCTTTAGGTGCTTGCAAGGTATATCGAAGTGGGAATACTAAGTGGGAAAAATTTTATAATTAAAGGAGTGTATATTATGAAAGCAGATGAATTTAGAAATACAATTTCTACAGAAAAATATTTATTAAATAAAGGCGTAAGAAATGCCGCTTATATTTATCCTGTTACAAAGAAAAACATGGAAGAATTAGATAAAATGATTGAATCTGATACAAAATATTTAGAGCGTAGAAGAAAAGCGAAAGACCCTGCCGATGTTGAGTGGAATGAAAAGACACTTAAATATTATAATGACCCTAATAATAAAGATAATCTTTGGCTATATATACATGATAGTATAGGTAGGGTGATTAAAGCATTATATGGACTTCCATATATTGAACATCAGATTGTTATGGGTCTTTTATTGGGATATACGGCTGAACAAGAAGATTTATTTATTAAAAATTTGTTTCGTAATGGTGGTGAGTATGTAGAAAGTATGATTGCTCCTTATAATGATTATTGTTATAAGCCTATACATCCAGAATATAGCGATTATGATTATGTTAAATTTGTGCCTAAAAATAGAAAACAGAAACAACATATTCCTACATGGGAATGGGATAAGTAATATTTTATTAAGCCGTCTTTTTAGGCGGCTTATATTTATATTAGGTCTTGACAAAAGTAAAAATTTATGGTATAATATACTATCAAAATATAAAAATATTGGAGGTATATAAATATGGCAACTAAGGAAGATAAGAAAGAAAAAGAGTTAGATATTTTATTGGCGAATAAAGAAGTTAAAGTAGGAGATAAAACAGTAGTAGTAAAAAGATTCTCTTTACTTGATACTATTCGTATTGCGTCACATTTAAGTGGAATTGCGGGAATGGTACTTAATGCTACAGATGCAACAGCAACAGCATTAAATAAACTTATGTATAGTCCTTCCGAAGAAGGAGTATCAGAGCAAACAGTAAATTCAATAAGGTTTATGGGTCTATTAGAACTAATAGGAATATTAGGTGATGAAGGTGCTGACCTTATGGCAGATATTATCAAGAAAGGAACAAATCTTGATAGTACAGAAGTAGAAGAACTAGATGCATTAGATGGTGTAGAAATACTATTTACACTTTATGAGGTAAATAAAGGTTTTTTTACGAAATTATTGAACAAGCTAGAAAAGAAGATACCAAAAGCAAAAAGAGAGAAGAAGGAATCAGCCAAGCAAGAGAGCGAGAAGTAAGTGTATATGATATATTAGAAACACTTATAGAACACGGACACGATAAAGAAAAAGTGCTGACAGAATATAGTAAAGAAGAAGCACTATTGTTTTATGAAAAATGTGTAAAACAAGATATGAGAAAGCAAGCTGATTTTATTGAAGCTGTAATGGTAGGTGCAGGAGCATTGTTCGGCGGCGGTAAGAAAATAAGCAAGACATTAGAAAAAATGAGAGAATAGAATATAAAGAATTATATAGCCTTGCATTAACACGCAGGGCTATTTTGCAATATATACGGTGTTTCAAAAGGAAGTGAGAAAGTTGGCAAAAGATGATAAGAATGTAAATCTTACATTTAAAGTAACAGCAGATACAACAAATTTAGACGATATTGCAAGTAAGGTTAAACAAGTTATGGAGCAAGCTGTTAAGAAAACACAGCTTGTTAAAATTGACGCAGATACATCAGAAGCAGAAGGTAAAATTGCGGGTATCTCAAAACGTATTGATTTAGCAAATAGATATGATAAGGCTACAATAAATATTAAAGCTGACGGTACAGAAGCAGAAAAAACAATAAATGAATTGCAAGATAAAATAAAAGGACTTACTGTAAAATTAGATACATCTAAACTTAAATCACAGCTTAATGAAAAATTACAAGAATTGAATAATGATGAATCACTTAAAAAAGTAAAGTTAGGTGTAAATACTAAGAGTTTGCTAACAGAAGTAAATAAAGCTATTACTTCTATAAATAATGATGAATCATTAAAGAAATTAAAATTAGGTGTAGATAGCAAGTATTTACAGACACAATTAAATAAAGCTGTTAAAGAATTAGATGCAACAGTAAAATTAAAGACTAAATTAGATACTTCAAGTAGAAGGTCAGATACTAAAGGTACTGTAACTACTACAAAAACATCTAAAGAAGAATCAGACGCATATCAGTCTCTATTTAGTAAACGTGCTTCTGCTATACAGAATATGGATAAAGCCTATCAAGAATTTGGTAGAGATAGTAAAGAATTACGTGGAGCATTTAAGGAGTTTTTATCTGCTTCAAGAGAAATGCGTAAATTTGGTAGAGATACAGGTGTACTTAGTTTAAATAAAATAAATTCTGATTTAGAGCGTTTAATTGATGCAAATTTATCTAATAATTTTGTAAAAAATGCTTTATTAAAAGAGCGAGATAAAATATTAAGAGATAGAGATGCACTAGATAGAACTTTAAACCCCGATAAATATGCTAGATTAGAAGCTAAAGAAAGAGTTAATCAATTAAAAGCGGAACATGGAGATAGTGCCGCTACAAGAAGTCAAATGCGACAAGAAGCGAAAGCAATTTTTGATTCTCTTAGTGCTTCATTAAAAGACTTTTCGGCAACTGTTAAGCAGATTACAGGAGAAGTTAAAAAGTCTTATGCAGACCAAGTAAATTCTAAATATAATCCTAATGCTATTAAAAATAATATGTTTTCTAAGAGTACATACGACCAAGTATTTAATGACCCAAGTTTAATGAATAAAGATATGGCAACGGGTTATGTTAGATATAAAATGGCGAATTTAGCGGCGCAAAATAGAGAACAGAAATGGGAACAGCAATGGAAAAAAGATATGGCAAGAGAAGATTTATTAGCTATGTCTCATAGTTCAAAAGCGTCGGGTATATTTAGTGAAGAACAGTTTTCTAATTTTAAGAGTAGATTAGAAGAATATAGAAGTTTAATTGATAATTTTAATACTAACTTTTATAAAAAAATTGGTAAAGAATTAGGTATAACTGATGAATCACATCCTTTTTATAAAGAATTACAGAAAATGTATCAAAAGGAAAAAGCAACGGATAAAAAATGGGATGAACAACCTGTTGAATTAGCTAATAAAGAAGCAGACGCACAAGCTAAAGTAACAGGGGAATTAAAGTCACAATCTGCATTATTAAAAGACAAGATATTGGCACAAAAACAACTATTAGCAGATTTAGCTAAAAGTGCAAAAGAAGATAAAGTTTTTGATAAAGATAAAGCAGGAAAATTCTTTGAGGAATTACAAGCATATAGAGATTTAACACAAAATTATAGTTCGTCCTTTTTGTTAAGGACAGGAAAGCAGTTAGGAATAACAAATGAACATCCTTATTTTGCAGGAATGAAAACTGCTTTTGAATCTGCTAGAAAGCAAGAACAAGAATGGTATAAAAAGCCTATTACAGCAGAAGTAGATGTAAAAGGTGGAGAAAAACTTGAAGAAGTAAAACAAAAGACTTTAACAGTTACACAACAATTTATGCGTTTACGTGGAGAAGCATTAAAAGCAGGAAACGCATTAAATCAAGCTACAGACCCTAAAGAAGTTGCTAGATTAACAGAAGAATTTAAGAAAGCAATACAATCATTAGTAAATTATCAAAGAGCAACAAGAGGACTTACTAAAGGTGGAGAAGCACAATTAGTAGAAAAACTTGCTATAGGTAATATAAAAGAACAAACAGAAGCATGGAAAGTTCTTTATGAGTGGGTAAAGAAAACAGTACAGGCACAAAGGGATTATGATATTGGTGTTGGTAGAAAATTACCACGAAGGTCTAAAGATACAGATTTTATGTCTTATTTAAATAATATGGATTGGGGTCATGCTGTATCGGGTATGGCATATGCCGCCCGCGGTGAGTTAAATACAGTACAGGCATTAGGTAATTTTATATCTTCTATGTCACAGTTAAGCGGTGTGGTAGGAACATTTGCTAAATTTTTAGGTGGTATTGGGGTTGCATTACTTACTTTTACAGGAATAATAAATGCGGCTTCTTCTGCTTTTAATAGTTTAGTAAATATGTTATCACAGGTAGGAAGGGCTATTTATGATGCATTAAGACCTGGTATTGAGTTATATAAATTAAGAGAAACAGCACAGCTTAGTATGGCGGCTACTCTTTCTAATATGGCAAAAGAAGGTGGAGAGCCTATTTCTTATGAGCGCGGTTTAGAAATGTCAAAAGATATGATAAATCGTATGTTTATGGACGCTGTAAGAAGCGCATTTAATCCAGAAGAATTAATACGTGCTATGCAGGGTACGTTAGGTATAGCATTAAGTAAAGGATTTTCATTAGAACAGGCATATAATGTTGTAAAATCTACGGCGGCTGTTGGTAAGGCTATTCAATTACCACAAAACCAATTATTACAAGAAGTGCGTGATATTTTACAGGGTACATTAACAGCACGTAGTTCACAAGTAGCTTATGCAGTAGGTATGACACCTGACCAATTAAAAGAAGCACAAAGCGTATCGGCAAAGGTTGGTATGACAGAAGAAGGTATCAAAGCAGCAGAAGAACAAGGTAAGTTATATGAATATATAATGAGTAAAATGCAAACATATAATGTTGCTTTGGAAAAATATGCAGATACATTTAGTGGTGCTATGGATAGGCTTACAGAATCTTGGGCTGTTGCAGGTATGCAGATATTTGAACAAATAGCTCCTGGATTAAATGGTGTAATTGATAATTTTATAAAAACATTTATTGGTGATATTGATGCTAATGATAATTTTCAATCTGTAAAAACATTACAAGAAGTCGGTAAGGCATTGGATGAAATAATATTTAAATTATTAGCGGATGTAGATGCTTTATTAGATTTAATAAAAGAAGTTACAGGTGAAGAAGATAATATTGGAGCAATAAAAGTTTTAATTAAAGACGCTATTGATTTAGTTGCGCTTGGGCTTGGTGCTTTAATAGTAATTGTTGACGGATTTAAAGATGCGGCTATATTATCATATAATACTTTTGTTGTTCTTAAAAATGCAGTAAAAGTAGCTACTGGGTATATTTATGGATTTATAGATGCTTTAAGGGCATTAACAGTATTAGATTTTGAAGGAATGAAAAATAGGTTAGATGCTCTTAATAAACAATATGAGGGATATAGAAATAAATCTTGGGAAGAAATAGTGTCAGAGGGCATGATAAATCCAAAAGATATAGAAGGTGGTCTTGGTTTAGGTCATTATGGTAAATTTTATCAGTCTTATGGTGAAGGTCATGCAAAATATGATAAAGGACAGCCAAAACCTTATGACCCAAATAATGTTGTTGGCGATATGGTTAATGCGGGAAAACAAAATCTTGCAGATTTAAGAAAAGCTATGCAAGAAGCCATAGAAAAAATAAAGCAAGAATTAAAAGAAGCATTAGCAAAGTTAAAAGATATTGCAGAACAAAATGAATTAGCATATAGACAAGGATATAAAAGTATAGAAGATTATTTTAGTCAAAAAGCACAATTAGAATATCAAGAAGCACAATTAAAAGTAGCGGCATTACAAAGAGAAATAGAGGAAGTACAGAAATTAGATACAGGTGGAGATGCAGGAGCGCAATATCAAAAAGAACGTGATTTAGTTAGATTAAATGGTGAGTTGGTAATTCAACAAAGAGAATCCGTAAAGAAAGAAGAACAGCAAACAGAATTATTACAACATATTTATAATCATTTAGCTAACCAAACATATAAACAAGGTATTACAGCAGGAACACAAATTGGTAGCGGTAGGAGTGTAGCTTCATTAAGTCAAATACCTGATGATGTATATTATGATGTTGCTGACGCTGATATTGAAGGATTAACTGATTTAACATTACAAAAACTAAATGCTGTAGCATATGAATATTTTAAAGAATTTGGTGAGCGTATAGTGGTTACAAGTGCTAAACGCTATGGTGATGGTAGTAGTTGGCATGATAGTGGACAAGCATTTGATATAGCTATGGATTCTTTATATGATAAATCAAGGCGTGTGTGGTTGGAAGAAATAGCTGAAAAATATGCATTAGTACCATTAGACGAGTATCCTGGAGAGCCTGGTGCTATTTATGCACATGGAGATAATTTCCATTTTTCAGATAGGGGAGACCCATTAGAAGAAGTTATGGAAACTGTAGAGCAAGAATCTGAAAAAGCACAAAATATGCTTCATGGACGTATGCCACAAGCAGTTAGTACATTAGCAGAAGCATTTGAAAAGGCAGTAGAAGAGGGACAAAATCAAATGATTGCCGCACAAAAGCAATATGCAAGTTATATGAATAAACCATATTTATATGAAACTATATCTTCGGCAGAAGTTAGTGTAAAATATAGAAAACAAATTGATACTGCTAGAGCAAGATTTGGTGAAATGATGCCAGCTATTGCTAATTATCTTGAATTAGCATTTCCTGTTGAACAATTAAAAGTAGAATCCAAAGCATTAGAGCAATTTGTTGATAATAGGTTAAAGATGATAGAAGATGATTCTTTAGCTATGAATAAAAGGTTAAGAGAAAAGACAATGTTGTTCCCACAAGCTATAGATACTTATTTGAGTTATTTTAGTGAAAAGATAAATGATTGGGCTATTACTGATTTATTAGATAAAATGGCGCAAAAAGCAGATGAATTAGCTAAATTAGGTGCAGTATCAGAAGCTAGAGATATTACAAAAAAGATAATTGAAGTACGTTCTAAATTTATATCAATGATTCAGTCATGGATAGATGAAATGAATAACTATTTTAATTATCGTAGGGAATTAATAAATGCAGATAGTGGATTAACTTCGTTTGTAAAAGAAGAACGTATTAAACAATTAGATAAGGGAGAAGCAAGAGTAAAAGCAGTAGCTTATGCACAAGAAGCAGTTAAATTAGATGAATTACAGACTAAATATCAAGAACAATTAACTAAAGTTATTGAAGGTCGTAATGATGAACTAGATAAAACTATGCAAACAGACACAAAATTATTAGAAATGTCTATTGCACAGTTAGAAACAGAAAAACAACGTGCTTTGCGTCAAGCTGAAATAAATGCTAAATTAGGAGAACAAAAAACATTATGGCAAGAAACTATGGATGCCGCAAATCAAGCATTAGAAAATGGATTATATAATTTTATGACAGATTATATAAATACAGCAGAATCCATAGGAGAAGCATTTAGAAATATGGCTATAGATATATTAAAAGACCTTCAAAAGTTCTTTGCAAAGAAAGCCATAACAGATTTAATGCACGTAATAACAGGAACGCCAAATGTTGAATATCAAGCACCTAGTATTGCAGATACACAAACTGCAAGCAATACTTCTATGATGCTTAATCAAATGATAACAGCTAACACATATTTAGCACAAATAGCAGGACAAAATATGGTGGGTAGTTCTCCAATGTTAGGTACATCTTCATATGGAAATTATAATTATGCTACTTCTGCATTACCTCCTGTAAATAGTGGTTTAGGTATGTTTGGGTATCAAGATTATAATACTTATAAGGCATTAACTGTTTCTGCTCCTGGAGTAGAATCATCTGTAGCTACGTCTACTACACAAACAGTAGCGGCAACTACAGGATTCCAAAATCAGATGGTTAGTATGTTACCAAGTTTATTTGGTTCATTAGGAGGTACTTTAGTTGGTATTATAAATGCTTTAGGAAGTATAGCTGGAAGTTTGGGCTTATTATATTTAACTTATGTTGCAATTAAGTATATACTAGATGCTGTGGTAGAAATAGGTCATGCTATACTAGATGCTGTGGTAGAAATAGGTCATGCTATACTAGATGCTGTGGTAGAAATAGGTAAAGAATTTGTAAAATTATTTGCTTATGTTGCGGGTCTTATATTAGATTGGAATACAAGTGCAGTTGGGTTAGCGAGGGCTATTTTCGGTAATAGTGATGATGATGCAGTTGAACAAACAGACGCAGTAACATTATTATCTAGTATATTAAGTACATTATCTGCTATATATGGCGTTAATTCTGCTATAGCTAGTAAGTTAGGAGTAGACACTAAAGATAAGACAAAAGAATCGTCAGAAGGTTCAGAAGGAGATTCTACTATTACAACTACTACAGATACAGATATTTCTGATTCAGATACATTGTTGGAAGAAAATAAGATGTTGGTAGATTCTATATATCAACGTCGTGTATTGGATAAATTAGAATCTATTGTATCTGCATTAAATACAATGCTTAGATTAAATATAGTAGGATTAATAATGCAATTAATTTCTATTATAACAATGGCAAGTGCCACTAAATCATTTGGTTCTTTCAAGAGTACATTTAAGAATAATTTTGGATTTGCAACAGGTGGATATATAAGTGGTAAAGGAACATCTACATCAGATAGTATTCCTGCTATGTTATCTAATGGAGAATATGTAATAAAAGCAGATTCAGTAAGAAGATATGGATTAAATTTCTTAGATGCAGTAAATAATGGACACTTTACAAGAATGAGAACAGTAATTCCAAGATTTGCAGATGGTGGATATGTAGGAGATGCATTACAAGATACTGCAAGAGGAATGACAGACTTCGCAAAGAATATAGGAACAAGTGTTGGAGTAGATAATACTATTAGTATTGCACTGGTTCGTGACGAACAAGAAGCCATTAGAGAATGGGCAAAAAGTCCTAGTGGGGGTCAGAAATTCTTGGTTGACTTCGCTAAAGGAAATGGCAGAGTGTTCAGTAGATTTAATCGGTAATATTTTTAAGGGGAAGAATAAAATTTCTTCCTCTTTTTTTTGTTGACATTTAAGAAAAAATATGATAAAATTTAGGCAGAAAATAAAAGAGAGTTTAATGCACAATTTAGTCTTAAAGGTGATGTAAAAAGTGAGTAAAGTTAAAATTGAATATCAAGAATATATAGAGTTAAAAGAAAAAGTTAAATATTTACAAAGAGAGGTTCAAAGATTAAATAGTCGTAATAATAATTTAGAGGGTGCTTTGTTAGTAGCAGAAGATTTAATTCCAAAGAAAAATATCCCTGTTGGTGTCGGTGCTAATTTAAGTGGATGGTTAATTAATCAAGGTAAAAATAGAACTTGGATTTGTAAGGAAGATTAAAAATGAAAGTAACTATTGATATTTCTTATGAATTTATATCTATTTATAAAAAAAAGAAGGAGATGTGTCTTATGTCAAATGTTTTAGGTTTGCCTAGTTTGTGGGTATTTATAGAATATGAAGATGGACATAGAGAAAATATAGGTAGTGCAGATACTTTAGATAGTGATAAAGCGCATTGGTTTTGGAAAATATATAATAAATCAAAAGAAAATCAAAATATAAAATATATATCTTTAGAAGATAATAGTTATATAAAAGAAAAATATGAGTTTAATTATAATGGAGATATTATTGCAAATAAATATATTCGTATAAGATTACAAGGAGAGTGGTAAACATGAAGAAAACATTTATATGTCCATGTTGTAGGAATAAGTTTAAGGCAAAATTACAAAGCATTATGATGTGTAATAAATGTAAATTCTTTTTTAGTCATAATGTAGTACCAAATGATAATGAAAATAATGTTACAAATAATATAAAAGAACAGGAAGAATTAAAGTAAGCCCCTATGTGGGCTTATTTTTAGTCTTGACAAAAATATAAAAATGTGGTATAATATACTGATTAAAGGAGTGAAATATAATGGGATTAGCAATAGAATATAAAGATATGTGTAATATAAAACAATTAGGCATAGAGGAAACGATAAAGGAAGATATTAAAACAGATGAAGAATTAATAGATGAGTGTATAAAGAATTGTGATGTACTAATTGAAAGTATTGAAAAATTTAAAAATCATATAGAAAAATATAAAAAGTAAGGAATACAAAAGGTAAGGAGTGGAAATATGAAAAATATTATAACAATATTATGTATGTTTATAATGACAATATCTATGTTAGCAGTAGATGTAGATAAATATGGAAATATACAAGATATAGAAATAAAAGAATATAATATTATAACAGAAAAAGATGATATAATTGTAACACAATTAAAATATGAAGCGCAAATAAAGGCATTATTAGAGTTTTTAGACGCTTCTATATAAGGTGGTGGAAGTAAATGTCTTATGTAAGCGGAATGGCATCAAGTATATATGATGTAATAGAAGAAGTAGATACATTATTACAAAGCGTAGGTTGGACAAGAGAAGAACGTAAAACATCTATGTGGAATGGTCAAACGAGAACTTCGTATTGTTTATGGCGTGGAATAGGTGATGGTAATGATAGAATATATCTTCAAGCACGTATACCAGAAAATCAAGCACAAAAGATGTTTTTAGATAGTATGACAGGTTTAGACCCGTATCTTGAATATTTTGAACAGCCTGGGTCTATACAGCAATGGAATAAATCTTATGGATATACTGATTCTGATGTTCCTGTTGAAGTAACACAACCAATGTTCACAGTAACAGCAGATGAAAGATTTGCATATTGGTTTTTTGCAGATTCTTATAGAGTTATTGGTATATGTCGTATGTCTATTGTATATGAAAGTTTTTATATGGGATTTTTAAATCCAATAGCTTCTGAAAGACAATATCCATATCCTATGTATGTGTGCGGAAATGGTGTTTCTACACAAGGCGCATGGCCCAGTAATAATAATGGTAGTTTTGTATTTCCTCAAAATGGTCAAGGTATGTTAAGGAGAGCAGATGGTACATGGCGTATATTTAATGCAAGTAGACCAAATCCAAGTCCTACGTCAGAAGGTACATTATTTCCATATAATGCACATAATTTATATTTAGTACCTAATTATCATAGTGATGATGTAGTAGACCAAGATAATTTTTTATTGATACCTATTATGTTACAAACTACAAATCCTACAGATGTAAATGGTTTATTAAGAGATGTATATTGGATTAGTGGTACACGTGACGTTGCGGCTGAACAAATATTAACTTATCAGAATGAACAGTATATAGTGTTCGACACGAAACAGGATAGATTAGCAAATAGTTATTTTGCAGTAAAGATGGCGTGATAGATATGGCAACAAATAAAAAAGACGGTTTTAATGTATATTATTTATTGGATAAATTAACTAATAAAATAATTTATATCGGGAGTACAACACTAGAATTAAAACGTAGATTTCAGTTTCATTGTAATGATAAAACATCTAGGAAGGTAACTTTATATATTAATGAAGTTGGTAAAGATAATGTTTCTATTTCTTTAATTGAAAAATGTGAGAATAAGGAAAAAATGTTAGAGAGAGAAGAATATTGGACACATTATTATAAAGATAAATATAATTTATTAAATATTGATTTTGCACATAAACATAGTGAAGAATCAAAGAAACATATTGGAAACAGCAGAATTTATCCTAGAGGTAAAGATGTATGGAATTATGGAGTTCCTCGTTCTAATTATACCAAACAAAAAATAAGTTTAGCATTAAAGGGAAAATTTATAGGAGAAAAAAATCCTATGTTTGGTGTTCATTTAACTGGAAAATTAAATGTTAATTCTAAACCTGTTAAACTAATAAATACAGGAGAAATTTTTGATTGTATAAATGAGGCTTCAAAAGTTTATGGTGTTCATCCTAGCGGTATTTCTGCAAACTGTCGTGGAGAACGAAATTTTGCAGGTAAATTAAATGGTGAAAAATTAGTGTGGGAATTTGTTAAAAAAGAGAAGGAGTGTGATTTACTATGATGTTTCAATCGGGTAAAGCTACTTCTTTATTAGACCTTGCAGAGCAGTTTATAGAGTTTGCACAATTATACAATGCAAATACACAAGCATGGATATTAGAAGATGATAGATTACAAACTTTTTATGGGGCAACTTTTAAGATTCCAATGAAAAAGTGGAAAGATGAAAATGATAATGTGCCTTATTTTTATATAAGTATGAATCATACAAATGTTACACAAAATACATATAGTACATATATAAATCATTTAGGAACTCCACCAAAACGTGTTTTATTATATGGTGATGGTGGCAGTTGGGAAAAGTATAATAATTCATTAAATAGAATGTATGATACAGGGGATTATGTTGCAAGTTCTAGGGATAGTATACCATCTCAAAGTACATATATATATACAAAATATGGAAGTTCTAATCAAGAAAATATATTTAGAAATACAGGAGAATTTATTGCAATAAGTCCTCATACATTATTTGATGAACATTTATGGATGGATGAACAGGGTGGAACAGCTTGTAGGGCAGATGGAACATTAAATCTTATGGGTGGTCATATGACTGTTTCTCCTAGAACTGGTAGTAGTTATACTGCTTCTTGGTCTGCAAGAGAATATCCAATGAGTAGAGTTCCGTGGCTTACAATTAGTAATGAAAATAAGTCTATATATAAAGTTTCGACATATGGTATAGATTATTGGTTTTTAAAAACAGATTATATGGCTATTATAACATTTAGAATATCAAATCATGGAGAAGATGTTGACTTATATCAATCAATAGCTTTTGGTATGATGGAAAATATGATAGAAACGTCTTATATGTTTCCGTTATTTGTAGCAGGAGGAAATATAGGTATTTCTCCAGATTTTTTTATTTATCATCCGATTCATGCAACCTGTGATGCATATAAAACAGGAAATTCTTATGATTTAGATATGAGAAATTTAGCATTATCAAATAGTAATTTATTACATCCAACACAAGAATATGGTGCAACAGTTACTAATTTTATGATATTAAGTCCACAAGGGCGGTGGAAATATATTACAGCGCATACACAGACAGCAACAGTTAGGAGTTATTTTGCTTGTCCTCCACGTACTTGTGTTCCAAGTTGGGGTCTAACTCTTGAAGAACCTAATGATGATTTAAGTTTTTCAAATTATAACATGATGTTTCCAAGATTAGGTAGAAATGCTAGGTATACTATAGATACTTATACTGTTAATAGACCGCATAATACACATGAATATAGTTCTCCATTACAAAAAATAATAGTTTTTATAGCTGATAATTTAAACTATAAAGAAAATGGTTGTATGGGTATTATACCAAACGTGTATAGTAGTTGGTTTAAGAGTTTGCCATGTGGAGAAGTAACATTAAGTGGAAAACGATATTTAAGTATTCCTAATGGTTGGGAAAGTAGATTTTGGTTTTATCCTTATCATATAGGTGAAATTGTTAATGATGAATGGGAATCAGATGTTATACGTGCTAGGTATGAAGATAGAGCTAATGTTTTGAAAAATTATCAAATTTGTGATAGGTTATTAATTCCATTGGAAGAAGGTGCATGAGGTTGAGAATAGAATACGATATAGATACTTCAAATTTCACGACTTCATGTTTCAATGCAATGCGTGATTTTTTAAGTAAAACTAATGATTACACTTTAGTTACAGATATAAAAGATTATATATACGGTACTACAACTTTTGCAAATCAATTTGAGGGTACTCCGAGAATCTATTTTAGGACTAACTATAGTTATTTTGTTGCACATAGTACATTAAATGATTTATATTTAATTTTTATGTCATTTGATGGTAGAATAGGGTTATTTGTTTCTACAGAATGGGATAGTGAAGTAGAAATTTTTTATCAAAAAGATGTAATTTATAATGGGGTATCTAGCAATAATTCTGATAAAACTTTTGATACATCTCCATATTCTATTGCTTGGATTAACAATATTGCTTATTATATACCAATGCCAACAATAGGTACTTGTAATAAATTAGTTGCAAATTATAATACAGAAAATGAAACAGTAATGTTTAGTGGATTAGAGCCTATAACATATAATTTTGGAACATTTAGTACGTCACAAAATTTAACTAATAATATATGTTTTGGTAATATTACTAAATATGGTTATTGGGAAGTTGCCGGTGGTTTTTGGTATGGTGGAGATGCAGTTTGTTCATTAGAATTATATTTTAGGTCATGGTATATGAATGGAAACCCAGAGACAGGTGAACGTAATGGGACTAGATTTATGGTGGCAAGGTTGTATTGGCAATATGAATCTAATTGTAAAAATGGGTTGGATTTTCATATTAAAAGTTATTGGGATTGGGAGTATGATGATGGTAGAAAAACATGGTATGATGACCCATTTACATTAGTTAGTAATTCTAAAGTATCAAGATTGCCCGATACAGTAAATCATTTTAATAGATTTGAGTGTTTTTTAAGAATAGATATGGATAAATTTCCTTTGCGTCCTCCTGTAGAAAAATTTGATGATGAATATAATATAGACCAAAAAACGGATAGAAGGTTGCCTTCTTTTGGAAATCGTCGTTATTTTAATCCAATTACAGAAAAATTGTCAGATACAGAATTTTTTAATGTGGCTACATTTGACCAAGGGGTTTATACTAGATTTTTACCAGTAGTTATGAGAAAACAAATTTGGGCAACTACACTTTCAATAGGTTATTATATTCCTATGGTAGTGTCTATTGATAATACATCTAAGGGATTACCTTCATATTGGAGTTTATTTCCAACTGATAGGACAGATAGCGGTCATACTGTAAATGATTTGAATAATATTTCTATTATAAGTAGATTATATTTTATGGTACAACGTGACCCACAAGTATTAAATGATTATTCTTGTGTTGGTTATAATGATGTTATAAATTATGTAAATATGAAAAATATGTCTACTAATAGATATATAAATGGTACATATCCAGTAAAAACAGGATATTATAATTGTTTTCAGTCAGGAATTAGGAGAAGTGATTTAGGATTTAAAGGATATGCAGGATTAGCTTTTAAGATGGAAGAACAGGATAATGAAGATAATGAAACTAACGAAAACGAAACTAATGTAGAAGAATAATTATAAAGGAGTGATATAAATGGCTTATGTAAGTTATACGAATTTAACAACAGCGAATGAGGTATTAGAAGCAATGGTTGATTATATTACTTCTTTAAGTTATGTTATTATACAACCATTAGTGGATGACCTTAATATATATGATAGGGCTTCTAGTGACGGCAAGAAATTTGTATTTCAAAATAAAGATGGTGGATATTTTATACTTTTAAGGTCTGTGAACGGAACACAGGTATTCGGTACAACAAATGATTCTGCTATGGATATAGCTACACCGGAAACTAATGTGCATTATACAGGTGTAGCAATGACAGTATCGGAGGGTTATAGTAGAACTGCAAGATGGTATAATCAATTTAGAGTACCAAAGGCTAAAGGTGGAATTAAAGTATATGGTGTATTTATGCCAGTAGATGAATCAAGAAATTTTACATATACATTATATTGTAATAATATTTCAGAACCTTCTGATACAATTACATTTTCATTGGTAAAAGATAATGATACATATATGCAACATTCTCATTTATGTTATGCTGATGTGCATAAATATGATTTATGGGAAGGTGGGGCATTTTTTACAGGGTCTTGTCCTATAAGTATGATGGCAAATGCTTATAGATGTTATGACCATACACAAACAGCAGACCAATATATTTTACCTGTATTTAGTAGTGGTACAGTATCTAATTCATTTTTGCGTATAGATATTGATGAAGCACCATTAGTTTCGCGTGGTGAAATTCATTGGGCTTCTAGCGGTACGGCTAATGAAACAGGAAAGAAATTAGCTTTACCTGTAAGAACAGGGGACAATATGAATGGTAAGATACCACATTATTATTATTTACAATCTACAGGTAGACTTGATTGGGGTAAAAATATATGTACACTAAATGCAATTACAATAAATATGCCAATATTTTTAGCAGTAATGGTTGACCCAGATATATTAGATAATTATGCGGCAGTAGGTCATATCACAGGTGCTTATTTTGTATCTAATTTAAATATGCAGACAGGTCATGTTTATGAAATAAGTTATCCAGAGAGTAATAAATTATGTCAAGTATTTTCTATAAGAGGAAAGCGTCGCGGTGCGAATGGATTTGATGGGCTTTCTATTCAACAATTTCTTGATGATGAAGAATAATATAAAAAGGGGGTATAAAGAAAATGTCAACTACAGGTTATGCAACTTTATTAGGTTTAACATCTTTATATCCTAGAGTACAAGCATTAGAATTTTCTGTACCATTTGATAATGGTATTAGAGTTATTGGTTGGGATGATATAATCTTACATGAATCTATCTATTATGGAGATGAAATAGATTTACATTTTTGGAGTTTGTTGAAATTACCTTTTGGTATATCTAATGACCCAGAAAATCCATTAACATTACAAGAAGGTTATCTATATAAATATAATCATAAATTAAGAACTTTTGATGTATATGATGACGGTGGCATAAGGATTATACATAAAACAAATATACATAATATAGCACAAATGAATATAGATTTTACTATAGCTAATAGTCATCAATTTGAAATTCTTACAGATGGAGCATTAGATGGATATGTATTTATGTTTCCTGCTATTTGTAGGAAAAAGGTATATCCATCTGATATTAATAATATTGTCGAGTGTGGAGTACAAAATATTTATTTACCCGACAGGGTACGACCATATTTACCGACAGATTTAGATAATCCATCGTGGTATATTCAACATTTAGCAACTTATGATGAATCACAGAAATGGGTAAATACTATTTTATCTGTTAATTATTCAGCATTTTATGTTCCTATATCTGGATTGGATAAGTATAATGGAATAGATTGGAATAAAAATTGTCCAACTAATTATTTTTATATGAAAGAATTATATGAAATAGCTAGAACTAATTTACCAGATAATATTGCAAATGTTCCTATATTTGACCCCACAGAATGTTATGACGTTGGTGATTTTATAAGAGGTAATACACAAGAAACAGAATATACTTTATATATGATATTAAGTAGTTCTTGTCAATTAAAAACAATTATAGGATATGATGAACATGGTAATCCAATTTATGATTGTAATGTAGACCCAAGTTCATTTGTTTATGTTGTTAAAGATATGAGATATGTCTTTGATTTAGAAATAGGAAAGAGATATTTTGTAAATAATATTATTCGTGTATTGGGTACTGATGGAAATTATGTTTATTATTTGGTTAAAACAGAGTTTGTATTGACTGATTGGGAAGTAGATATAGTAAATACACAAAAGATATGTACGCTGTTAGAAGAAATAAAGAAATTTAAGAGATTTACATTCTTCAAAGAATATATTAATTTCTTATATATGCAGTTAGGTATAGGTTTATATCCTGCATTAATGCCAATACAAAGATATGATGAAACACAAAATAATAGACCTGTGTACGAGCCTTGGCTCATTTGGGGTTTCTATAAATTCTTATGGAATAAGAAAACTACAGATTGGGATGACGATATAGATATACCGTTATTTGATTTGAGTCCATTGTGGGGTTAATAGGTCTATTGACAAAAATACAATAGTATGGTATAATAAAAGGACTGCAAAAGAGTGTAGTCCTTTTATTTATTAGGTGGTGAAATAGATATGTCAGGTGCGGCAATAACAGAAAAATATGAATATAAAACTGATATTATTACTTCATATGATGGACACGAACAGAGAATAAAGACAAGACAAGAACCAAGACATTTTTTATCTTATGATTATCCTGCTATGACTTGTTTTGATGCACAATGGCTTAGAGGATTGGGTCGTATGCGTCAGACAGATACATATTATGTTCCTATGTGGCAATCTGTAGTTTATTTACGTGAAGATTTTTTAGAAGGAAAGGCATTATATGTACAAGAAGAAGATATGTATAATTTAAGAGATTGTGAATATATAGAGATTTTTTCACATGATGATTTTTCTCAAGGTGGGGTAAATTTAGTAAGAAAAGTTAGTGTTTATGGTGATGGTTTAATAGGTGTTAAAAAGACAATACCGAGGAAATTAAGTAAAAGAAATACGTGGATATTTCCATTAAAAAAATGTAGCGTACAGCCGATGGGAAATTTACAATATCTATTTGCAAATGGTACACAGGTTACACATAATTTTGAAGATTTGTTACAAAAACCTATTAGTGCTGTAATTCCCGATAAATATTTATCAGATTATGAGACATATAAAGGGAAAAATAGGTGGAAATTAATAGATTCTATAGATGGTTATGAAATATTACAAATAGAACCAACTTGGGCTGATGATAGTGCTGTTACTTTATCTGTAGATAAAGCAACAAATAGATTAGATAACGAGACAGGTATATTTTGGTATGATTTAAAAAATGTTAATTCTTATGATGTACATACGTATCAATATACATTATTGAATCAAGCAATGATACATAATATGATAAGATTTTTTCATAGAGTTTGTGGTATGTGGAAGGGTTTTTATTATCCAACATGGGTAAATGATATAGAAATTTTAAATGATGTTAGAAGTGATGAAAATTTTATATATACTAAATGGAATAAAATTTCTCAATATTATCTTAATAATAAAAGAAAGAAAAAATTAGTTATATTTACTAAAGATTGGAAAACATATATATTTGATATATTAACTTATGTAGAAGAATATGATACTCCTACAAGTACAGTAGGTAAGATAATTTTTATGACAAATGCAGGAGTAAGTATTTCAAAATCAAATATACTTATGGCTTCTTATATGAATTTAGTTAGATTAGATAGTGATGAATTACAATTAAATTATGAAACAAATGTAACAGCAAATACTACATTAGTTATGCGGGAAATTGATGATATGCAGTAAAGCGTGGTGATAATATGTCTTATAATAATGATGAAATTTCTATTAGTGATGGTCAACCAATAGAGTGTTATTTATTTACATATAATGGTCAGCATTATTCTTATACATCTAGTCAGTATTCACAATTTATAAGTGGTATAACTTATAGTCCAGAATTTATAAAACGTGGTGATAGTTTAAAATTGGGGGATAGTGGAGGTACAGTAGAGACTTGTATTATTACTGTTCCAAGAACAAATAGTGTGGCATTATTATATCAAGGTGCGCCACCAGAATTATCTAGCGTAAGGGTAGAAGTATTTAGATTACATGGGTTAGCTATAACTGATAGAATAAAAATAATAGATGGTGTAGTATCACAGGTAAGATTTACAAATTCAGAAGCAGAATTGACAATAACAATAGAAAATGTACTTAATAGATATATTCCGAGAGGAACATTATCTTATAATTGTCAAAATTGTATTTATGATGAAAAGTGTAATTTAAATGCGGCAAATTACGTATGGAAATGTTGGGTATCAGATTGGCAAGGATTAGTAATATATTCAAGTAATTTAAGAGAAAAACCATCAGGGTATTTTACAGATGGGTATATAAAAATGGGAAATAGTGTTAGGGCAATAGTTAAACATGAAGATAATATGATACAAATAAAATATCCAATAAATGCAGTTGATAAAGTTGGAAGTTTTTATGCTTATCCAGGTTGTTCACAAGTATTTATAAATTGTGCAACAAGATTTCACAATACAAATAATTTTAATGGAATACCATATATTCCATCATTTAATGTTTATAAACATAATAGTTATAGTGGTAGACTTCCTTATTGGATAGATGGTAATATAGTTGTTAGAGATTCAAAAGGTGCTGTATATAGTATGTCATTATAAGAAGGTGATTAAATGGGAGCAACATCATGGAGTGGTAGTGGAAGTGAAGGATATACGACAAGTAGTGGTGGAGGTTTAAGTCCGTGGATAGGTTGGGGTATATCTACATTATTATTATTTTTTTTGAATAGAAAATCAGATAATGGTTCAAGTACATCTAGTCAACAGCCTTCTAAATTTACAGAAGATAATGTAAATTGTATAGGTCAGCCCGTTCCTGTAGTATTAGGAAGGTGTGTGGTAAAGAATCCACTTATATCTTATTATGGAGATTTTAATAGTGAGCCATATACAGAAGAATATGGTATGCATAGTGAATTTGATGCTGCTAGTGTTCTATGGCCATTTTTATTAGCAATAATAGCGGCTTTGTTAATGCCATCCACACATAAAGTAGAGGTAGTAACTTCTTCTGGTGCTGGAACGGGATATGCTCTTGATGTACAAAATGGTACTAAATTTGAACTGTTGACAATGGCAGTATTAAATTTACTTATTGCTTTATTATTAAATTTATTTAATGACCATGCAGGAAGAACAACGATACAAAAAGGATTTTTATATTATTTAGGGTGGCAACATATTATATGTTGGACAGGAAGAAATATAGGAATAAAGAAATTGTGGATGAATGTATATGATAGTAAAATAGAAACAAGTACAGAACAAGGTGTGTGGGATAATAATGGACATATAGCATGGGAAAAAGATAATATAAATGGAATAACAGCATATATAGACGATAAAGATATGTTTGGAGGATATGATGAAGGCGGAGGATTTACAGGTCAAGTACGGTTTTATTTCGGTAATAGACAGCAACCTAAAGACCCGTGGATGATTAAATCTATGAATGTAAGTACAATACCCGATGAGTTAAAAGGATTAACACCACAATATCCAATGTATTTAACTTGTGTGGTATCAAATAGTGCAAAAAATGGTGGGGCATATATAGGAAAACAAGCTACAATACCCGAAATGTGGTTTGAAGTAGTAAATTATCCTGCAAGGATAGGAAAATATTGGATAACAATATTATTAGAAAAATTTATAACAAAACTAGGAGAAGAATTTACTAAAATTAATAATTTTATTAGTGCACAAGACCCATCTGTTCAATCATATATGGATGAAAAAATGAGTGATTTACAAGTATCATATGATAATTATATAGATAAGGCTAATGAATTTTTAATAATTCCTTCTTGGGATGAATATATAAGTGAGGTTAATGATTGGGCTTCTAATGTTGTTTATTCTGTTGGGGATATTGTTATGTATGATTCTAGTAGATTTGCGTGTATTGTTAGTCATACATCGTCTGATTCTTTTTTAGATGATATTGATAATTGGAATAAATTGGAACAAGCAACTTATGTTGGGTGGCAAGAAAATACAAATTATGTGTGTGGTAATGTTGTATTACATATTGGACAAGTATATACGTGTAAAAAAGACCACACAAGTCCATATTCATTTAGCGATAAAAATTGGATATTATATGAAAGAGATTTTCCACCACAATCCTTATTAGATGATTTATATAATAAAGCTGTTGCCGCATATGATTATTATCCACCAACAAATAGAGAAAATTTTGGTATGGTTTTATCTACATTAGAATCTATGTGTCAATACGGGGTTTGGCATTTAGGTAGATTAGATGATGATTTAAACCCATCAGAAGCAATCTATGAAATATTAACAAATACCTATTGGGGCTGTGGTTATCTAGAAAGCAAGATAGATGTTAATAGTTTAGTTGATTTAGGTGTAGTATGTGAACAAGAAAAGTTAGGAGTATCATGTTTAATAAATAGAACAGCGCAATCAAATGATTATATAACTAAAATATTAAATCATGTTAATGGTGTTAAGTATGATGACCCGAAAACAGGTAAATTAACATTTAAACTTATTAGAAATGATTATGATGTAAATAATATTAAGAAATTTGATGTATCTAATACAGAAAGTTGTGAGTTCAGTAGACTTGATTGGAGTGAAACAACAAGTGCGGTAGAAGTATCATTTACAGATGCTTCAAATAAATATGATACAGGACAGTTTACTTTTACAGATATATCTAATAGATTGATAACCGGATTTTATACTTCTAAATCTGTAGATGGTGATTATTTTACAACAACAGCAAATGCTAAATGGTTAGCACAAATGAATCAGTTAGCGAATGGTTATCCATTAAGTGCAATAAATTTAGTTACAAATAGATATGCGTATGATGTAACAATAGGAGACCCAATAAAAGTAAGCTGGGAACCATATGGTTTAAAACAAGTGGTATATAGAGTAACAGATATAGATTATGCTAATTTAACAGATGGTAAAATAAGTATAACTGGTATAGAAGATGTATTTGGATTTGATAAATTAGATTTTGATACACCAGAAAGCCCTCAATGGACAGACCCAGAGGAACAACCTACTAATATAGGCAGATATATATATGAGGAAGAACCTTATGAAATTTCTAGAAGTTTGAATACTTATATTTATGCATATGCGGCACAACCTAATGGGCATGATGTTTATTGGGATGTTTGGAGACAGGTACATGGTAATTATATGAAAACATCTCAATCAATGGCGTGGAGTACAGTAGGAAGATTAACTTATGGGTATCTTAAAGGTTTTGATGTGGATGCAGAAGGTTTTGAATTTAGTATATTAGGTAATAATGGTGAGGATTTAATTGAACAAAAAATAGAAAAAATAATAAATTATCCAACTACTTATACATCAACAAGCGGATTGAATTTATTATTTATTGATAATGAATATATGAGTTATGAGACAATAGAAAAATTACCAAATGGACATTATAGGGTAAAAGGTGTAATAAGGGGAATTTTTGATACATTACCAGAGCAACATACAGCAGAATCAATAATATTTTTTGTAGAAAATAGACAAAATATAGCGGGAACAGGAAATGCTGTAGCTATGGAAAATGATTCTCCTGTAACAGAGAAGTTGGAATTAAGAACAGAAACAAGAACTTTGTCACAGCCATTTGATTTATCTTTAGTAGAAGAATATACTACGTCAAGACGTTCAGAGCGTTTAAGTGTAATGGCAAATTTACAATATGGAGTAGATATTGGAGAAGATACAATTTATCAATATGATTATACAACATCTACTATTTTTAGTGGAGATTTGTTATTTAAGTTTATTGGTAGAAATAAATTTAATAATTATGGAATAATAAGTCAAGTTGATAGAGATACTGATGTTAAAGTTGCCGAATCTACATATAATGTAATAAAAACTTCTTCTAGTGGTATAGATGGAGAATTTAGAACATTAGCTACTTATACAGAAATTATTGATGATATTGAAGTACGAAAAAATGTTGAAGAAGATTCCTTAACTTGGTCTAGTTTTTGCGAATTAATGGGGGATAAAATAAAATATCAAAATACAGTAACTATTGAAGTAATGACATATGATAGTATGAAAGAATTATATTCTTATTCTAGTTATATGAAAACAATAGATTGGAGAACTCCAAGATTTGTAGGTGTAGTAGCAGACCAAGCAGAAGCGCAAACATTAGCAGATAGTTATGTATTATCAACAAGCAGTACAATAGTAGTTTCAGCAACAACTGTAAGTCCACAAATAGCTTTATTGTATACAGAGTGTCCAATATTAATAGAAGGAATACAGGTAACAGGTACTTCTTCTGTAAATGATATTTTATGTCAAGACGGTAATATATATAGGTTGTCAAATATGGCTTATAGAATCATTGGAAAAGATGAAGATAATAATGCTATACTTTATCCGTTTACAATCAATCCATATTATATATTTAGAACTGATTTTACACAATTAGTGGATAATTATAGTGAATATTGGCAGTATAATGGAACAAATTGGCAGAAATATATGATGGTATAATTAAAGGAAGTCAAGGTATTTATATGCCTTGACTTTTTCTATATTTTGTGGTATAATATACTAATATTGAAATGGTAAAAAGGAAGTGAATAATGATGCCAAGTGGAGTAAGTACACCTAAATTAGATTTATTACGAATACAACAAACGTGGCAGTTCGGAGATGCCGCATTTAATAGGTTTATAGATGATGCAGATAATAAATTAGTTGGGGTAGCACATTTACAAAGTCCTATGCATTGGACAGAATGGAAAGAGACAACAGTATATTATAAGGATGACGTAGTAAGATACCCAAATCTAAAATCACATCAATATGCAAGATGTTTGCAAGATGGTATAAGTGACGTAGAAGCAAATATGCCAGAAAATAATGTAACAGGTAGTATATTTACTGATGGTACAACAAAGTGGGAAGTATGTTCATTAACACAGGTGGACGCAGATAATGGTACTATAAGAATTTGGCTTGGTGGCGGTGTATATTATCATCGTGGAGATGCTGTAAGGTATGGTGATGCATTATATAGAGCAAAGATAGACCATGAATCAAGCACAACATTTGATTTAGATGAAAATAAATGGCAAGAAATATATGCTTCTATTAGATTTTGGAAACCAAATATATATTATTATTTAGATGATACAGCTATATATGATGATATAATATATAAATGTATTGAAGAACATAAAAGTGTTGCTAATTTTGAAAGTGATTCAAGTGCCATTCCTCCTGTAGTTGGTGATGAAGATAAATGGGAAATCATAGGTGGTGCAGGGGGAGCAAAAGATTGGCAAGCAGATACTAAATATCAATATGGACAATTAGTATTAGTACATGGAATATTATATAGATGTAATACTAAACATCGAAGTTCCAATAGTTTTAGTACAGATATAGCAAATTGGGATTTAGTAGATGCACACATACATGATTGGCAAACAGCACAATATTATGTATCAGGAACATTAGTTGCATATAATAATATTATATATAAATGTTTAACAAGTCATAGTTCAAGTGCAAATTTTGAAACAGATATATCTAATTGGATATTATATCATAATCATATAGTAATATGGGATAGAAATAAATCCTATTATCAAGGACAAATAATATTATATGAAAATAGATTATATAAATGTAACACAACTCACGTATCTCCAAATGAAATAACAGAAAGTGGAATAACAAGAAATGCAACATTTTTAGATGATATATCTAATTTTGATGTAATATATGCAAGTTTAACAGTATGGGCTAAAAATATTGTATATAAAGTTGGAGATACAATATTATATAATAATGAACCATTTAGATGTATAAAAAATCATACAAGCGGAAGTACAAGTAGTTCAACTATATTTGATAATATAACAAATGATAGTAATAATTGTTGGGAACGTATAGGACAACGTAACCCTTATATAACTAATTGGGTTTCTAATACTAAATATGATGTAAACCAAGTAGTAGAATATTGTGGTACATTATATAGATGTAATACATTTCATACAAGTATAAGTACATTTGATGCTACAAAATGGGATTTAGTATATGCAAATATACAACCGTGGGTAACAGGTGTAGTATATAAGCAAAATTCAGTTGTATTAAATGATGGCCATTTATATATTTGTTTAATTACACATACTTCTACTACCTTTAATTTCGACATTTCAAATTGGTTAGAAATAAGTGGAGAAGCAGGAATAAAAGATTGGGTAACAGGAAAATCTTATGCTAAAGATACAGTAGTATTAGTAAATGGAATATTATACAGAACAAATACTACACATACAGCAGGAGCTACATTTGCAAGTGATATAGTTAAATGGGATATAGTATATAGTAATATACCTATTTGGACAACAGGAAATTATTATCCATTAAATACACTTGTATCATATAATAATTTAGTATATAGATGTGTAACAGCACATACAGCAAGTGCAGATTTTACTTCTGATTCTGCAAATTGGATATTATATAATAATAGTATAACAACTTGGGCGGCAAATATAACGTATAAAGTAGGACAAGTTGTTATACATAATGGAATATTATATAAATGTAATGCGAATCATGTAAGTAGTGCGGTAATTGATTTTACTAAGTTTGATGGTTTTGGTGTGGATATAAACCATGAAGTTGAAGGTTATGATATAGAACAAGGTATGAATGTAAAAGTAACTACAGACAAGAAACTTATTGCAAATGACCTTACTAAATGGCTTCGTGCGGCAGGAAAAATAGAAGAAATAAATAAACTTGGTGTACGTGACTTAAAGAATAAAGAAATATTTGGGGATTGGAAAACATATACTTGTAATGATAATGGTACAGATTGGAACGATGAAACTAATGCGGAACAAGTAGCGGCTAAAAATTCATATAGTTTTGATGTGACTAATGATGCAATTATATGTAGTAGAAATAATAATGCTTTTTCAGCATTTATATCACAAGAATTGTATGAACCTGATTATACAGTAGATTATACAATAGATAATAGAATATTAGCAACAATAGACCCGTCTTTATGCGGTGATGATGATGCTTTGTTTTTTATAGCAGGATTTATGCAAGATGCCAATGGAGATTATCATACACTTTCTGTAATAAGAGTAGGAGATACAGACGGTGGACATGGTATGAGATTTGCAATAGCATATGATGTATATACATCTTGGTTAAGTGGTGTAGGCTCAACAGCAAAAGTATTAGCAAATAATACAACATTAACTGCACATGATTGGGACGAAAATTCTTATGCTAAATTACAAGTAGAAAAATCTACAACAGGAATAGTAGCAAAGACAAGTGAGATAAATTCAGACCCATATGCAGTAACATTAACATATACACTTCCTGCAACAAAGCCAAGTGATATGACACAGGAACAATATGATAATATTAAATTTATGTTAGAACACGATACAAGAATAGGTTTTGGTACACAATCAAATTGTTCGGCATTTAAGTTATTAGATTCTGCGGGTTCAATAAAACGTATATCAGTATATAATACAGATACCATACAGAAAATGGTATTTGAAAATGGTATTCAAATATCTGCTGTAGATGATACAAAAGTATTATTACCACAAGAATTAGTATATAGTGAACTTAATAAAAGACTTTATTATGTTAAAGGTCAAAAAGATGTAAAAGAAATACAATTAAATACATTCTGTACACAATGGGTGTCAGAAGGATTTTATGTAGAAAATGCAATAGTACAATATCAAGGAGCAGTATATAGGTGTAAGGAATGTAATTTTGATACAACATTTGACCCTACAAAGTGGGAGCAAATAGGTGGAAAGATAGCAACAAAGGCACAAATAGATGCTCTATTTATATAAGGAAAGGGGAAATACAGATGGCAGGAGAAGAAATGATAAACCTAACTAGGTTAGGAGATTATAATGATAATATGCTTCGTGACGCACATATATTAAAGCGTTTAACTGCATACGCAGTAGATGATAAAGTAAACAAAGGCTTAATATACTTAAAATGTACACAAGCAGGAACAACAGCAAGTACAGCATTATCATTAAGTGGTGTATCAGTAGGAGATACATTATCAGACGGTACAGTAACATGGAAGGTATTAAGTATTAAAGGTGTTCCCGAAGGTGGTGGCGGCACAGGAGCAGGATTAGAAGATTGGGAATCCAATCATAATTATGCAGTAGACGATATATATGTATATGAAGGAGAAATATATAAAACATTAATTGCCTTTACTTCGGGAGCAACAGAAGATTCAAGAACAAAAGTAAATAATATAGTTCCTTCTGTTTGGACAGCAAATACAGCATATACAGCAGGAGATATAATAGAACATACAGATGTTACTACACTAAAGAAAGTATATTATAATGTAACAGATGATTTTACAAGTGGCGCAACATTTGAAGTAACAGCAGAAATGCAAGAACTTCAAATAGTAGAAGAATATGTACCTAATCCATTAACAAAACAACAAGTAAAGAATCTAATAAGAAACTTTGCGCCAAGTGGAAGTGGTACAGACCCAATATTCTATAATGATAGTCCAATAGGAACAATTATAGCTTATATGGGTATAACTGCCCCAAAAGATTATCTAGCTTGTGATGGAACAATTTATAATATAGTAGATTATAAAGAATTAGCAGAGTACATTAAAGTACAGTTTGGTAGTTATAATTATTTTGGTGGAGATGGTACTACTACTTTTGCTGTCCCAGATTTGCGCGGCGAATTTTTAAGAGGTACAGGTACAAATAGTCACACGAATCAAGGTAGTGGTGATAGTGTTGGTGTGCATCAAGACGGTACTATAGTTCCAAGAATTTCAGTAGATTCTAATACGGCATATTTATTTACAAAATCATCATTAAGTGATTGGCAATATACATATGATAATATAGATTCTCGTTCAGTAAGTGAAAGTATAAAATATGGTTCTGTTGGTTCATTATCTTCAAATGATACAGAACCCTGTGGTGTTACTACAAGACCAACAAATACATCAGTATTATATTGTATAAAATATAATACATCAGTATTATCTACACCAGAAAATAATTATAGTACAGAAGAACAAATAATAGGAACATGGATAGATGGTAAGCCTTTGTATCAAAAAACATTCAATGTAATGACTCCAACATCTGCAAATACTGCTACATCAATATTAGATATATCATCATTAAATATAGATGCAAGAGTTAATTTATTTGGAATGGTTGATGAATATAAAGCTAGGGCTAATATTAATTTCTATTATAGCTCTACTGATTATGTTGCTACATATTTTGTTGGAGATTCAGAAGCTATAGCTATGAAAACAGCAAGTTGGTATGTTAATAAACAATGTTATATAACTATACAATACACTAAAACAACGGATTAAAATAGAAAGGAGATATGATAAAAATGTCAAAACATTATTCACAAAAAGATAATCTAATATCAATAATGAAAGAAATATCAAAGAAAACACCAAGAGGGATAATGAATGGAGACACACAAGTAGGTCATATAACATGGCAAATGTATCTAATGAGAGATTATTTAAAATTAGATGGTACTCCATTAGCAAATGCTTCTAATGATTATAGTGACCTCTTATCTTTCGCGCAAGATAATAATTTAATAACAAATGATACAACAGATAATAGTTTATTCAAATATGATAGTACAACAGATGTACTAACATTACCTAATTATATAGATTTAGTATTACAAGGTGGAAATACAGTAGAAGAAAAAGAAGCAGGATTGCCTAATATAAAAGGAGAAGGTGCTGGTGGCGCACAATGGTCATCTACTACTCCAAGCGGTGCTTCTGACCCAATGTCAAATGGTGTATTTTCAGATTGTAAATTTTCAGTAAATAATGATGCTTTTACATATCAGAAACAACAAAGTGGAGGACATTTGTACTTTGTGTCTCCATTAGATTTTAAGGCTTCTAATTCAAATTCAATCTATTCAGATTCAGTAAATACAGTACAACCACCAGCAATAACACTAATACCACAAATAAAATATAGAAAATCAACAACAATGTGGGAAACAGTAGAAATAGGAAAATTTGTAGCAACAGCACCTGCACATTATGAGCGTGAACAACTGTATACTACAAATAAAACTACTATAACAATATATCCAACATGGATAAATATAAATAACAGAGGATATGTATTAGAAGGAACAAAACTAATAGATATAGAAAATGCAGATAATTGGGACGATAGTACATATACAAGTGCGGCACAAAGAGCAGGAAAAGATTTCTATATATATGCTTGTGAACCAACATCAAATGATGCTCCCGATTTTATATTAAGTGCAAATTCAACTGTTCCAACAGGATATACAGCAGATAATTCGCGCAAAATGGGAGGATTCCATTGTCTATGTTTATCAGTAGGCACAATAAGTGGACATACATTAAGTGGTTATCTAACAGGAGATATACTTCCTCAAAGTCCGTGGGACTTAATACATAGAGCAACAAGTGAAAATGAAGGAATGGTATATATACCCGAAGTAAATAAATGGGTAGATATATACTTAGCAAGTTATGATGGCGCAAAATTAGTGTCAGAATATAATGGAATAATTGCAGATGGGGCAAGTACACCTAATTTCCACGGAGAAAAATTTGTAGAATACTTTGGATTAGTAAAGAAACAATTACCTTCAAGAGATGATTTTATGGTGTTTGCGAAAGGCTCGAACGAACGGACAAACATTTATGGTTCGGCAGACCCAAACACTACTGGCGGGCACAAAGACACAAACAATCTGCGAATGATCAGTAATTACGGCCTTGAAGATTGCTGTGGCGTGCTGTGGCAGTGGGCTGCTGATTGCCATGAATTTTACCCAGGAGCCACGTGGAATTCCACAACAAATCAGGATCTCGCAGGGTATTCGTGGCAAGAATCGTCTGTATACTATTCTGGGACTGATTCTCAAAAATACGGCAAGTGTAAGGGCTTGTTGCGGCGGGTGTTATTGGGCGGCGGTTGGGACGCTTCTTCTACTTGCGGCTCTCGTTGCACGCTTTGCAATATTTTCTCTGCGTCCAGCGGCAATGCGGATTTCGGTGCGCGGGGTGCGTCCGAGCCGAGGGCAATAGTATAAAGGAGGTATATAAAATGAAGGGTTTACCAAAAACATTAAATAGTAAACAAGATTATTTATATCTAAAAGAAAATACAAGTAAAGAATATTATGTACCCTTCTTTCAAGAACTATTAGATAATAGATTTGGTTGGTACTTTGTAGAAAATTTACCAACGGGCAAAGAAGGAATAAATGATAGTACACATAAAGTAGTAGTAAATGAAGGTATGGGAGAAAATGAAGAAATTGTATATGCACAATATGAACTAAAAGAAAATGAAAATGCAAAAATATTTAGAATAGGATTTACAGTAGAAGAAGTACAAGAAATAATAGAATAAGAAAGGGGGACACAAAATGAATTATGTTAATGAACAAAATATGCAAGAAATATTAGATGGCATAGCACGAAAAATAGGTACAGGCGGTGGTAGCGGCGCAGGACTAGAAGATTGGCAACCATCACATGAATATATAGAAAAAGATATATGTATCTATGAAGGACAAATATATCGCGCAAAAGTAGGGTTCACAAGTGATACTACTTTTAGTACAACACAAATATTAGAAGAATATACTCCTATAGGTGGAGAAACAATAATACCATATGAAAAAGATACTGAAATAAGTATAGATGACATAGTATCATATGATAATAATACATATAAGGCATTATATGATTTTGTGTGCGGAGAAGAATTTAGTTTATATGCTTTAGAAGAATATGTACCTATAGAACTTACAGAAGATGATATAAAAGAAATAGTAGGTGCATATAATCCTGTATTTGAAGAAGCAAAAGGAATAGAATATAGTACAGAAGAACGTAGGATTGGTACTTGGATAGATGGTAAACCTTTGTATCAAAAAACATATTATGGAAATATTCCAAGTGGTGCTTCTAGTAATAATACAAATATATTTATTGATGCAGACACTATTAGTAATGCTGACGTTTGTTTTATAGATAGTGGATTTATTGTTGTATCGGCATATAATATGGTTATACCGATAAACTTCTTTGACAAATCCGGTAATGTTTCAGTAGCTACTATATTCATTTCTCGCACATACAATTCAATCTGTGGTATGGTTGAATCTGATTATATAGGTCAAATAGTAGTAACAATTAAATATACGAAAACAACAGATGGGGGGGGGACTTAATTCCAATATCGTATAATACATTTGACAATATATTAACATCATCTATAAAAGGTGGTTTAGATTTTTCTAATAGTACTGCAACTTACGCACAGGGCAAAAACGGACAGTGTAT